CCACAGGCTCATTATAGAGCCTGCAAGATATTCATCTTTTCCTTTGTAGTATAGATATATGTATTCAATGTAACGTTTGAATTGATTGAGTGACCAAGCATATCTTTTACAATCGACATATCGTTAGTCTTAGCATATAATGTTGAAGCACAGTAGTGTCTTAACATATGCACTGTAATCTTGCCCTTGCTATGTGCTTTAATCATTCTCTGTACACCAGAAATCTGCAATCTTTCGCCTTTCTCATTCAAGAATAAAGCTTTGCTATCACTTGTCTCTTTCATTCTATATTCAAGATAATCTTCTAGGACTTTCTTGGCAGAACCAACAATATAGACATTCTCATATTCCTCTTTGTCATACTTGCCTTTTCTCAATGTAGAAAGATAAGGACGTTCACAATCTAAATGTAAATCTTCAATATCCAATCCCACAAGTTCATTTACTCTCAAACCTGTATAAGCAAGAGTCTTAGCAATTGCGATATTTCTCTGCTTTGTGGCTCTATTTGAATATTTCTGGATATGAGCAAGCATTTCCTTGACATCTTCATCAGTAGGAGTCTTTGATTCCTTATCGGAAGTAGCCTTGAACTTACCTTTAGGGATAAGTTTGATAATATTCTTTAAATCATATGCATTCTTTAGATATTCCCAGAAAGATGAAAGCATATGGATTGAAGTCTTCACAGAACTGTTCTTGTGAGTCTTCTTGTATTCGTTCAAATATGCAATTGCATTGGCAGTTGTAATACTCTTAAAATCCTCACTGCTTAAAGCCATGTTCTTAATCTTTCCCTTTTCAAGCATGAAGTTTAAGAAATTCTTGATTGTATTCAAATAGTTGATTTTTGAGTTGCTTGAATTGATAAAGTATTCTAGATATTCAACTACTGGGTCTGACTCAATCAAGCCACTTTTGATTAGGATTTCATTCACCTTTTCTTCATTCTTTTCTTTTAATTCGTCCTTGTAACACATACTTAAATCTCCTTCCTTTTCTTTTAAATAGTTCTCTCTGCTTTTAGGTAGTTCTCTTCTACCTGTACATATCTTACCATACAATTTAGCCCATGTCCACAATAAGTTTCTAGTTTTTTGTTTGAACAGGAAAATTCTCATTTTAACGGTTTTTCATTGAACCCATTCTTAAAACATATCCAATTATTCTAGTTTTTCTATGTCTCAAAATTCACGATTATAAGAGCTTTCCTGTTCAAACAAAGGGAATTTTCTAAGCCATTCGCATGGACTTCTTTAGAACACTTCTTCTTCTCTGGATATTTCCAACACTTCTCTTGATTAGTGATGATAGTTCCTTGTCTGGAATGTCATGAGCAAGAACCATATTATCTTCTCTGATTGACCATGTTCTTCTCTTATAAATCTGAGATTCTCTATAATATTTTTTGTTGTATTCTTTCTTTAGTTTCTTCTTTTCTTCCAATGTCTTTGTATTCATTTTAATCACCTTTTCTTTCTTTATTCTTTTGCTATATTTATTTTTTACTAATCTTTAACTCCATGTAATTCTTTCCAATATGCCTGTCTTTCCTTTACTTTCTTAGCTGTAAGTTCCAAGCCTTCATATCCTGTAATATCGTCAACTTCTTTTTTATACCAGTAATCATATGGCTGTTTTTTTACATAATCATAATGTCTTACAGGGATAGATGGAATTCCTACATCTGCAAGTAAGTCAATTACTTCTCTGTCAATTCTTCTTAACACCTCATCATCAAGGCTATTATAATGTTTACTAGCACCTCTAAGATAAGGAATTGCGAAAAACTGGAACTGAAAGTCTACAATATCATACCAATAACTATATTCTTTTGAGTTTATGTTATATGGATTCATTCCTTGAATATTATTATATACTTCAACACAGATTCTAGATTCCTCATCTTTAATCTTTTCTTTTTCCCTGTCAATAGATTTCTTGAATTCTACTCCTATCCAAACCAATACGAATAATACTAAGCTCATAATTTATAATTTCTCCTTTCTGTTCACCATTTTGTATAATGGTGTCATTTTCATGATTTTTGTTTTGTATAATCTGTTCTTTCCCTTTACTCCTAAATCACTTTTATCAACTGCTTCAATGAGACTGTCAACAAATTTACCCATTTCAGAGAACACTTCGTTAAGTCTAAGTCTATTTTCTTTTGAGTCCATTAATCTGTTTACAATGTAAGATGTCATTTCTTCAATTCTATCGAATTTATTTCCTTTATCTGTTGTGATTTTATTATCTTCAAAGTAGAAGTTTTCTACTTCATCCATACTCATCATTACTAGAATTTTCATTTTACTGTTCATTTTAAATTTCTCCTTTTAATTATTGTTTTACTATTTTCGTTATTTTCTCTATTCTTGAAATGTGTAGAACTGTTCTACACTAAATGCTATTTTCTTCTATATGTTTGGTAGACAAAGAACATTGCCATGCACACACCAAGTGCTAACGTCTGTAATAGAATCATTGTCTGAGTGTTTGCCTTCATAAGTGCGAATGTGCCAGCTCCTAATCCACCAATTAGGAAGAAGTTTTCTCCATTATGTGTTAATACTTTTTTATTTCTTTTCATCTTGTTGTTCTCCTTTTCTAAATCCATTATATATTATTTTAGTCTTTCTGTAAAGGAAGTTCTAGTCTTCATGTAAATAAACTTCTAAAGTTTTATTTCTTGCTGCAATCTGATTGTACTTCATTTCAATGAGATTATTTAATAGAGTGCTTTCCTTGAAACACTTATATCTCTTGATTTCATAAGCCATATCATTCCAATCTTCAATTACACCTCTATAGTCTGCTCCTCTTTCATCAAGGAATTTCTTTGCTTCGAAAACATCCATCTTTTCTTCTTTCATAAACTCTTCACATAACTTCTTAGAGGTTTCTCTATCATAAGTTAAGTTTGAGCAGTATTCACTGATATATTCTTCCAAATAGCCAAGATTATCTTCGCTATCTGTTTCATTGATTAATGTCAGTACTCCTACAAAATCCTTACCATAAACCAATTCGTTGTTATAGAAGTTGAATGTATTGCTAACACCCTTATCAATCTTGTGACAGATTTCATCATAATCTTTGTAGTTCTCTTTGATATAAGTTACTGCATAGACATTCATTAGGGCTTCAAAATCAGCCACCAGTTTATTTTCCTTGTTTTTATTATTGCATCCAATGATTTTAATAAATAAATCATCCATTGGCTCTGTCCATGAACCATTTTTTGCATCTGTATAGAATGTCTCTGGAATTTCAAATTCTCTAGCTGTTTTATTGATATAATTATTCAACCATGCATCAATATCATTAGCCTTTGCATTTAATTTTTCCTTGAATTCTTCAATATTTCTCATGTTCATTTCTCCTTTCATTTTCCTATCCGATACAGAAAATAACACCTTTATCACAGAATGTCGCATGAAATTCATAATTCATGATAACCCTACCATACTTCTTAAAGTCAAAGTACAATTCCATAATTGGATTAATATCACCATAATTCATTTCATAGAAATATCTTCCTACTGATTCATATGTACGCAAGTCATATTCAAGTTTATAGTCATCTAGACTTACTTCATATACATCATTTAAGTTAGAGATTTCTCCCCAATCAATAAGTGCCATGATTAAATCATATTCATATTCATCACACTCATTTAGATGTTTAACAAACTTATTCAATTCATTAATGTTATCGTATTTCATTACATCAAACCAGAAAAACTTGATTTCGTTAAATCCATCTGAAATAATATAATCATCTTTATCATTGTTGCTAACCATATCAATAAATTTTGTTAATTCTTCTTCACTAACAGGCAAAGTGATGGAATAATCCTTTTTATTTGTCAAATTTGTTAGTGTTAGTTTAGTTTCTACTCTTTTCATTTTTTTGTTCTCCCTTATTTTAAATATGTGTCAAAATATTCTGTCAATTCATCATTCAAATAATCATTGTATTTTAGTAAATTTTTCTTTGCTAGTCTTAATTGCTTTTGACATGTTTTAATAAACTCATACTCTGTTCTTACTGCTTGCAAGTTGTAAACGTCTACTCTGTCAGCTGAGATATTATCATTGCCTTCTTCAATGTCAAAGTAATACATATCGTAGGCTTGCATTTCATTATCAGCAATGATATAGTATTCTTTTACTTCATTATTTTCGCTATAATCAATTTCATACAGTTCTAACATATTATTCATTCTCCTTTAATCTTCATAAACTCTTTCAATCACAAGCCCAACGTTTGAATGGATTTTTGTTCTAAACTTGACACCGTTGTTTAGCTTGAACAAAATCCTGTTCAATACTTCATCTGTACTTGCTGTTAAGATTTTTTCCATTAGGTCTTCTCTGTCGTCAATACCATATCTTTCGCAACTTTCCCAGTCCACTTCAAGATTTTCATGGTTTGCGATTTTCTTTGCAACTGGTAGCCTTTTTAAAATCTCTGTCATGTTTATGTTCTCCTTTTGTGATAGTATTCTTCTAGTTCAGCCCCAAAGCATCCAAAAGTGATTGCCCAGTGTTTTGAATTTTCAATTTCATATTTCACAGGATTTTTTACTAAAGTTACATTAATAAATTTTTTATATGCGAGTTCCATTAAGTTGTCGTCATACCAAAAATTAGTCTTGAACATGTCTTCTGCTTCTTCTTCATTTTCGGCAAAAACGAATATTTCTTCATTTTCTCCTTTCATATTTTCAAACGCAATTTTGTAAATGTTAATTTCTTTCATTGTTTCTTCCTCTTTCTATTTAATATTTTTCTTTTAATCTGTCCATTAGCTTAAACTTGTAAACGGTAGTAGCAGTTTGATTATTTCCACATTTTTCCTTGATACTGTTCATAATATTTTCTGCCAACTTATCTATATCAATGGTATTGTTCTCAATAACATCAACAGCTTTCTTATATTCTTCTTCATATTTCTTTAATGCTCTAATTCTACTATCAATATGTTCTTTAATTGTTTCTACATTTTCTTCAGTAAGAAGAATAAAATCATCATGGTAGTAATGTCTATCTTTTGAGATTGATACACCGACATGCTGCAAGCCATATCTTTCAAAGAAAATACAATTCTTGAAATTTCTTTTCAATGTCTTAAATGGTGTACCATCTTTCTTTGTAACCACCTCTACATTTCTCCATGCCTCTGATAGCATCTGATACTCTTCTAATGCTCTTTTCATTTCTTCAATTTTCATGTTCTTGTTCTCCTTTGTTTATTTTTTATTTCTAAATCAATTATACTAAACCCTTACAATTATCGCAATGGTTTTTAGATATTTTTTTTGGCAACCACTTCAAGTTATTAGCTTGTTATGATTATGTGTAGAGTGGGCTTAGCCCACTCCTGTTCTAATCTTCTTCTAATTCTTCTTCTTGTTCTAAATATTCTAAATCTAAATTATCTACCTCTAGTTCTGATAGCTCATCATCTAAATCAGATAAATCTTCTTTCAAGCTATTATTTTCATCAATCAATTCCTTGATTGTGTTAAAGTCTTCCTCACAATCTCTATAGCAAGCATCTTCTAGAACATAGGCTGCTAATTGTGTATATCCATCTGGAATAATACCAAAATGCATATTGTATTCTTTAATTAAATCGAAAATGTCTCCATCATTATCCTCAAGATAAGCATCAACAATATCCTCGCAATCTGAATAATAGATACACTGATTATCTACATATTCATATACCATATCATCAAAATCTCTTTCAAAGTCTTCTTCTAATAATTCTGGAATGAAGTATGAACCATTGCACTGAATTTTATTAATTTCAGTTGTGTTCTCTTCAATCTGTTGTTCAATGTTTACGATTTCTTCTCTTAATTCTTCAATTGTGTTTTTCATGCTAATTATCTCCTTTTGTTTTGTCTTTTATTTGCTTTAATCTTTAACATAAGTTTTATTATTAATTACTACAACGCTACCTTCTTCTCTTAAGGCATCTTCATAGGCTGCCCACCAGTCAGAGAAAGTTTCTCCTTCCTCAAAGTCGATAGCTTCTCTGTTATCGTACATATACTTTCTTAATTCTTTTAAAGTCTTCATTTTTTTATTATCTCCTTTGCTTTTTACTTCTTGTATATACCTTACCATAGGTGTTAACCGTTCGTCAATAATTATTTTGAATATTTTTCATTTTCCTTTAAGATTTCATCAAACTTGATGTAATTATAACCGTTTTTTTCTAAAAGGTCATTCATTTCTTTTAGTGAGATACCTTTGCTGCTTTCGATAAGGCTATAAGCTTTATCTTTGCTTTCTTTATCAAAATATTCACTAATTACGACAGATAGAGTGTTATTTCTATGAACATTCTTTTCAAGGAATGGATTTACATCCATGGCAAACTCAGTTGCATCAAGAATAATATCTTCTTCAAGTTTACCGACTAGCGTATCAATTTCTTCATCAAGCTTATTCCATTGTTCAAAATTCTGCTTAATATGTTCAATCTCCTTGCAAGTTAAGTTTGCAAGTTTATCAATAATGATATTTCTGCAATAAGCATAGACGTTATCTTCATTGCCATACTTTTCTACCAGCTTATGGATTGTGAAAAGCAATGAGTCCAGATTATCATATCCAGAATTTTGCCATAAGAACTCTTCTGCTATTTTCTCAGAAAAATCAGATACATAGTCATATGCGTAATTTATGGTACATTCTGTAAATTTGTTCATGTTCCAATTATACTTGATTTCAAATTCATTAAAGAAGCCCATATAATCTTCTTCACCAATGTGAGCGTTGATATAGTCTTCTGTTTCATTGTAAATATCTGTCAATTTGTCTTCCTTGCTATTAATGTTCTCAATTCTTTTCTTTAATTCATTGACGTTCATTTTCATGGTTGTTTTACCTTTGCTACCCTTATAAAGTAGCCCTTTCTTTTTTATTTATGGTTTATATAACCTTGCAAGCCATCACTATTTATTTGGTAGCTTGCAAGATGATATAAATATCATCTTATTGTTGTGACTCAAATAAGTCATAATATAATTCTTTTAAATATCTATATTGTTCTCTAGTAAGAGATGAAGCAATCTCATGTATTTTCGTATCTACATCTTCTGTCGTTCCTTGCTCTTCGAAATACTCTTCCATTAATCCGTAAAGGTCTTCGTAGTCATCAAAATATTCTTCTTTGCTATCATTGTATAGTGTTTTAAAACAGTGTTCTAAACATTCTATACCAATGGTATCTAATGTTGTATAGAAATATGCCCCGTTGATTTTGTTGATTATGTCTCTATTAGTCATTTTTTTATCCTCATTTCTCTATCTAGTTATTTCATTATCTGTAAAGTGTACCTTGATAAGCATCTGCCTTATCTTTCGGTGTAGGCTCATAATCAAGAGCCATAAAACCAGCCTTGTTTAAGCCACAGAAAGCATTTATATGCTTTTGAGTGGTTGCACTCCATCCACCCCATAGTTTGATAAGAGTACCGTCTTTCAGACGCTTTACGATAGGTGTATTGTAGCTATATAGCGTTTCTACACCGTTGCTGTCAATTTGTACGATAGCTTTACCATAAAAGCTCTTTTGTGTTGTTGTTGGTTTTAATTCATAATATTTACTCATGTTCTTATTTTCTCCTTAATCTGATTTTATTATAGATACTTTATCTGTTTATTCTATTGAAATCTTGCACCGAAAAAGAAGTATGTATCTGTTTTCTTTACATTGATTTTTTCGAACCAGTCTAGACATACGTTGCCTAGTTTTTCAAGCTCTTTTTGTGTAATCAATTCATTGCCAACTAGAAAGCCATTGTATACCAATTGACCTTTATTGTTACGTTTATAGATACGTTTGTTGTCGTATTGTTCTTTTACTTTGTAATATAACATTGTTATTTTTCTCCTTTTATACCCTTATTTTCTAAAGTTTACTTCCATATTCTGAATAGTATAAGTAGCCCCAGTGAGTCATAATTCCGACTGGTTCACTTGTGTCGCTCATATTCCAACCATGAGCATAGCCTGAATAATCAATATGGCTTTCTAATTCCATAGGAATATCTAGTTCTTGCAAGTCTACCAATGTTCTACCTAATTCATCATAATCTCTTATTTCAGACTCTAGGTAAAAGCATTCTACATCCATATCTAGCAAGAATTCTTCCATAGATATGTTATAGGCTTGTTTAGTGTCAAGCGTATTGCATCTCATTGGTGCTAGTTTTGTACTAATGAATGCATTAAGAATACGTTTCCATCCATTACGTTCATCAAGCGTATTTTCTAGAGCACTGTTTAATTCCATAAATCTAGATACATTCATATCAATAGGTTCTTTAATTTCAGATACACCATCTGATACGATAATATTGCCTTTTACATTGCCATTTGTATTGTGTAATGTTGCTAATAAACCGTTAGTCACTGGACTAATTGGTGCAGTATATACGCTTGATACACCATTGCTATCTAGCTCAATCTTGATTGCATAGTCCTTGCAATCGTAAATTCTATCTAATTCTTTAATTGTGTTCATCATTTTATTAATCTCCTTTTCAGTTGCTTTTATGCTTATTTTTGCCATTAAATTTCCCATGGGCAGTCGTCCCAGTCATGATAATACTCATTTCTTAAAGGGTAGACTTCCTTTTTCTCAATATTAGTGATATAGTCTTCTCCATCCATAATTTCCATGAAGTAGACATAGTAATAATAGTAAGGGTCAGAATCGATACATTTACGTACCTTGATTGACAAATTTTTAGCCTTTTCCATTTCAGATATTTCATCATTAGATAGTTTATCTTTAAGGAAACTTGCTAACTCATAAATATTGTAAATGTTTAGATACATTAAACTACTATAATCTATTTTGGCATTGCTTAAAATTGTGTTTAATCTTCTTGCTTTTTTCATGGTTAATCTCCTTTTCTTTGATATGATTGTTTATAGTTCATCTACTAATTGTTCAAAACTAGTAAGTCCAGTTCTAGCATATAGAATATCTTCCAATGTATTTTCGTTATAACCGTTAATGCTAGTAACTAAATTAATTTCATCATTAGTCGCTACTCCATAATCCTCTAAAATTTGCCACATTGTTTCTTTAGTATAAAGTTTTTTCATAATATTTTACCATCCTTTTCGTTATTCTAGTTTTTTGTTAGGTGTTATAAACCCTTATAAGTCAATGAGATTGTTTAAAGATAGAGGTTGCAATATTTTCAGAAATTAGGAGACACCTCATTGACTTGTAAGGACTTATAAAGTCCTTGCTTTATTCATGTATCGGTAGTGATTTTGCTATCATTCTATCGGTAGCATATGTAAGACGGACTAGCTATCAAAGTTGTGGTATAGTCATAGACTCATCAACTGTATCGAGTGGACAAAGTCATTATTTACGTAACGGTGATATCTGTCTCGACATCAAGGTATAAAGTACCCTTGCTACATAAACACTCTTCCAGTGTTCTCTTTTGATAGGCTCAACAGAAGTTTTGATATTTCAGATAATACCATAACTTCATGGCTCATAGTCCATAGTGTCATCATTAACTTGTCAAAGGTCAACAGTATGTACTGTCACTACATACGCTTAATTAGGTATTAAGCACCATTACTAATTTTACTGGCTAGTAACCAACCGTTGCTACAATATGGTAGAGTTCTTTACTAATAGTCGTAACTATTGTGAGTATGTTTCACGTGAAACATTTACACTCTTTATTGAGGTGACTCTTAATCCTCATGGTAAGTACTTCTCTTACCTTACACCCTTATTATATCACCCTTATTATTTCTTGTCAAGCCTTTTTTTAACTTTTTTTCAAGAAACTTTTTAAGCGATTGTTAATGGATAAGACAAGTAAGGTACTTACCTTACACCCTTATTTTATCATGTTTAACAACCCTTGTCAAGTACTTTTTAAGAAAAAGTTTAAAGACTTAAGAGAAATAATAAAGGATAATATTGTTAAGGTTCAATCTAGAAAAGGTTACTTCCTTTTCCTTAACTATACTATATCACTTGTGGGCGATTGTGTCAACCCTTTTTTAGAAAAAAGTGATATTTTTTTGAGGTGGATAAGTAAAGGATAAGTCCTTTCCCCTTCCACAACTATAATATATCATATGTGTGATAATACGTCAATAGATTTTATGAAAAAAGTTGTGATTTTTTATGGTATGGTATCAGATTTTAGGGTTTAGGATTATTAGAAATAGATTTAGGATTAGGGGAAATATGGTGATATGGTAGGTTCTGATAAAGGGTGGTGGTTGATTTAGTAAATTTTTACTAAAAATAAGTAAATTAATAAAACAAGGTGACACGGTGTCAATTATCATTACATCTAGTTTTCAATACTAGATAACTAGTTTCCAATACTAGATATAACCTTATTAAGAACCATTCCTATTTAATCGTTCACACACTCATATTACTATAATAATGTGACCATCTCACAAACGATAAACCTTTAAAAATACTAATGGGGGGTACGTTTCAACCTATGCCACCATGTCAGACGACCCCAGAGGGTAACGTACTCAATCCCACCACACACCCAATTTTCCGATACCCATACCCTCACACTCACCCACCTTCTCCCACTATCACCCACCTCTGTACCACCTTCTAGAGCCTAACTACCGTTATCCTCTGTCACTTTCTACCGTTACTCACATTCCCCATATCCCCACTCTCACTCTCACATCACCATACTAACCACCAATAAGCCTTATCAATCTGTAGCTATATCTATCTCTAACACTCGTCTCTGTCACCACAATACCTATACATATCCTATACATAATCCCTATCCATACCCACTCTCTATAACCAATACCTATAACCAATATCAGTTAAAAACTATATTATTTTCACTAAAATTTTACTTATTTTTTTACCATATAATCCTACATACTATGGCTATCTTACAAGCTCGCCTTGTAAGGCTCACCTCGTAGTACCCTTATGTCTTATAAGCTCGCCTTATAAGGCTCATATAGTTGGATTTATCACAAATCCTCTACACACCATATCTCTCTGACATAGTTACTATACACCCTACACCCCCCCTAGGGTATCATAATGCAGACGCTCAATTCCTCACACTTAACAATCCATTACCAACACCCCATATGGGTGTCTTAACACTCATAAAATGGACATTACTTATACCCCATAGGGGTATTCCACAGATACCATTATTATCATATATCATATACTCTACATATAGACACCCCCTAGGGGTGGGGTATCGTTACAATACAAACACCATCTACACCCCCCAACTCTCCGACAGACTCCACGTTAACTCAAACTTTAATCGTTAACCTTACATACCTCTTTAAAAATAATATTCCAAATCATACCTCAGAAACCAGCATAACGGTATATCCACCATTTTCTAGAAATGCCTAGAAAATATCTAAATTAACCCCAGATAGGTAACGTCTTATAATAGGTGAAATTTAGGTCAAATAAATTAAAAAATATTCATATTATTCACATTTCTAGGGAAGTTTCATGCAAAATATAATCGCAAAAATCACCAGATTTACCCCACATATCTCAATCTCTAACCTACCTCTACTCCACTTAGGTTCTCAATTATCCTACCTTATCGTGACTTTTAGTCTACATGTTCCATAGAATCCAAATTTTCACGTTTAAATAGGTGAGGGGATAATATATGTATGTCTTGTGTAGACTGACTGAGAGATGAATTTTTCATAACCCACGTAATGGTAATTAAATATTTTTCTATGGAGAGTCATTGGAATGATATTGAAAATCCATATATGGAAAGGGGTGTGATTTAGGGGATATGTTACAACCTCTTGCGTATGTGTCTCTAAATGGCTTAAAATTCAATTCTGAGAGACTTTATATATCCATAGGCATTATTTATCCTCTCTCAAGAAAAATGTCTTATACTCTCATTTTACGATAAAATAATACACTCGTGTAAATACTACCTAAGATGTATACACCAATGTAAAGTGTAATTTATGCACACTGGTATATATTCTCTATGAATGTATGAAAATTATTGTGGCTAATATATATTCATATACCTCTATTTCCTTCATATTTCAATTCTAAGGCATTTTTATATAAAAGAGGTATTATTTATACTATTTGGTATAAAAGTCTCTTAGAGAGCCATTTTAAGCCTTATAGGACTATATGAGATAAAATATCGTAAATTAATTGTTCATATTTATACATTTTCAGATTCTAAATATCCTAGACATACCTCTAAATGGCTTTATTTTGCCTTCTAAGGCACGAAACCATAAAATACGGTAAATAATGCCTTGTGATGATAAATAATCTCTTATGGTTAAGATATAAGTCTTATAGGATATATTCTATGAAATACTATGTCCTAGGAATAACAAAACAATCCCTAAAGCATTTAATATCCTAGGAATGATAAATATACTTGCGTATACTCTAGGGAGATATAATACAACTCTAAAGATATAATATAAATATTCTAAAAGTATAGAGTATTCTAAAACTAATATCCTAAGTCTTAGATATGGTCTATATTTCCCCTAGGAGTAATAAAAATATATAACAATTGTCTCGAACGGAGCGTAGCGTAGGAGAGTGAGTGAGCGTAGCGAGGGAATAGGCAGTTCTGAGCGTAAGCGAAGTTAAGTGGCTGTGAAGTGAGGGAACCGAACGCAACGGACACCAACATAGTGTGAAATTAGGAAGATAGATGAATCAGAAAATAAAACTCTATAGAATATCTATAATGCCCCTAGAATGTAAAACTAGGAAAGTATATAATCCTAAGAACAAGATATTTCTAGGTAATAAATATTAACCTCTAAAGAATAGTAACCAAGCTCTAAAGAATAAGTACATAAAAGAATATGTATTTAGAGAATATATAAACATACCTATAGAGAAATTAATAATACTCCTAGGAAGATGAGAGATTATATATAGCTATCCTAGGAAATAGAATATATCTATCTAGGAATGTATTATATATCTCCTAAAGGAGTATCTAATAGTCTCTCTAGGGGATAGCATATATACCTGTATGTATGCTCTATGGAATGGAATATATCCTAGAAAGAAGACATAACCTTCTAGAATGATACAATCATCTGAAATGTACCGAAAGAGGATTGTGTCATATGCCACTGGAAACTAACACTGGGTATGACTTCCTATTAGGTGAGCGAATAGGGAGCAACAAAGTGTGCTACAGGGCGAGCGTCATGGAGAGCCACACTAAAGCTTGCTATCGAAATACGACCGAAGGGAATAGAAGGAGCAAGCGAAGGAGTAAGTTCATATAACTTCTCTCGAAGAGGGGAAGGAGTATGCAACGCAACGACTAGTGAAACATAGTGAAGACATCTCATGGCTGAACGGAGTGTAGCGACATGACGTGAGCTGCGAAACCTTTTAGGGGGATTAAGGGAACTGCGTAGCACGTTAGGGGGGGGTGATAAAAATTAATCTTTTTTTAGAAAACACGATTTTTGTTTTCGCCCCCACCCCCTAAAAGGTGAGCTTCGCTCACTTTTAGACGTTTTAATTTACTAAGCGCTTTATTTTTAGTAGTATTAATACTTATATATATTTATATATATAAAGTTAGGAGAAAAAAGTACCATTTGTTACATTTTGTGTCGGCAAAAAAGATAACGGTTGTTACATTTTTTGGTTTCCCCGAAGGGTTATTTTTTGTAACATTCGTTACATTTTTTGAAATTAGGGTTTTGTAACGATTGTTACATTTTCTGGATTTTTGATATTACGATATGAGATATAAAAATATCCTAATCACATTTTCCAAAATGGTACACTTTTTGACTCATTTTTGGATTTGTCATAAAATGAAACAAATGGTATTGCATTTTGCCAATCCATGTGTTAAGATAATTTCAAGAGCAATAGTGCATTTGAATGAGAATACTGAAAGGAGAGATGACATGATGAACATTGTTCTTGGTTATAAATCATCATTATCGTATGAGAGAGGGGAAGAGAGATGAAAGGAAAAGGACAGGATTACGTATCAATTCCAATCGGAATTTTTGGAATCGAAGGAGAAGACAAAGGAAGTTCTATTCCGTTGTTATATTGTGCTTTCCAGATGTCAAACATAAGATATGCTGGACATAATGGTTTATACGGTGTAGGATATAGAGAATACTGTTTCCATCTCGGATATGATTTGGACGAGAGAAAGAAGAGGAAGAGCGTATTCAATAAGGACATGCTTGCTTTCGATAGATTTAATGAAATCTTCGGCATGGGGATGACAAGAAAGGAATATATGACTGGAAGATACAAGAATATAGACAATATTTTCATGAATCCATATGACTATATTGATGTTGACAATAGAGGCAAGTATGTAGCATTTGTCAGTAGACAGGCAGTGGAGAATATTTTTAGGTCTAATGAAAAGAATGCTACAAAGTCAAAACTTCTTGAATATCTTGTTCTTATGGACAAGAACACAAAAAAGAGAAAGCTTGATGAAGATGATGAGGATAAGGCTAAATATGTTCCAGAGATATATCCAGCAATGATGTGCAATCTTGAGAAGTTGTTTGGAGTTTCTAGAAAGACAGCAGAGAGAGCATTCTTCAAGCTTCAAGAATTAGATGCAATAAAAGTGAGAATCCATAAGTTTAATATTTTCACGAAAGAGCATGAGTTCTTTAAGCAGATTAATCTTTATCTCATTGCAACAAGAGACAAGAGAAGAAAACGAGATGATGTGAATGATAATAATGTTGATGAAAATGAGTTGAAATATGCTGACGAATGGCTTAACAGGAAAATAGAATATTATAACTCAAACTATAAATTTGATGAGAAATCAATGACTAGAATCTTTACATACATTGGAATTGGAAAGGGTAAATACCAATTTAGAGAAGTACTCTAGTTTCACCTATATATTGTTGCATTTTTTATATTTATGTGTTATAATTATAAGTAAGGAAAGAAATTTCTTTCTAAAAATAGACAAAATATTATGGGAGAGGTAAGAATATAAAATGAGCTATATTTATTTTGACAATGGGGCTGGAAGAAAGCCCACCAAGAAATGTATTGACGCAGTAAATGACGTAATGACGAGACTGTGGAGAAACCCTTCTTCGGTGTATGCCAACGCTGAGAAGAGACTGCTTGAGGAAAGCAGAGAGTATATTCTTCACAGTCTTGGAGATATAGGATTTGGAGACTTGGTATTCACAAGTGGGGGATGTGAATCGAACACACTGGCACTTAGGGGGTATCTTGAGGATGATGACTATATTGTTGCAGTGGACAGATTTGTTCACCCTTCAATTGAGACTCTTGTAGAAGGATATGACGTGTATAGGCTTGAGAACAATATCCTTGGAGAGATTCAGCTATACAGTGTCGAACTGTTCCTCAAGTATGCAAACAAGATAGGGAAGACTCCTGTTGTGAGCATTACAGGTGGAGTTCCTACGTTCGGTACGATTCAGCATATCTCGGCTATAGGCTCTCTTGTCCATGACTATTGTGGTATCTTTCATGTTGACGGAGTGCAGTTGCTCGGCAGTAGACATATTGATGTTATGGATATGGAGATTGATTTGCTTTCGATAAGTGGCCACAAGATTGGCACTCCTACAGGAATTGGAGCACTGTACTTTAGAAAACACTTGATTGACGAACTTAAACCTGTTGTCTATGGTACACAGGAGAGAGGACTTATTGCTGGCACTGAGAATCTTCCGTACATTGCAGCCTTCAAGGTTGCTATGGAAGAGCTTGAGGAGAATAGAGATAGCATTTCAAGAAAGACAAGAGAATTGAGAGACTACTTTATCGAGAGATGTCTTGAACTGTTTGACGCTGACGTGGTAGGAAGATGCCAAAAAGATGACATGTACAGACTTGACGGAAATGCTATGATTTGCTTTCATGGTACGGTAGCAGACAATATAGTGAATAGACTGTCGGCTCTTTATGGAATATGCTGCTCTCAGCGTTCGGCATGTGCTACGGACAGGATTGAGGAAGACAGGACTCTTGCTGCACTTGGAATGAACAGAGATGACGCATTGTCTTGCATAAGATTTACGTTTAATGAGGAAAATACAAATGAAGAGATTGACTGTCTCGTGGATGTACTTGATAGAACTATTAATGCAAAACCACTTGAGACTGAGATTTAGAAGAGGTGCTATTTTTATTTTGTAACGTAATTTATGTTACAAGATAAAAGAGAGACGAATATAAAAGAAGGAAGGTTACGGTTTGAAGAAGAACAAGGGAGTGGACATCATTTCTCTTGAAGCCAAGGACATTGTGCTAGGAGAGATGATTGACGATAAGAATGGATATTCCCCTAGATACAGAAAAGGGGAGCACAAGGGAGAATACAATCTAAGAAAGTTCATCAACTCATTTGATTATTCTCTCGACTTGATTAAGCTTAGAGAGGTATACAGGAAGAAATACAGGAACAACAAGTTTTCTTTCTATGGAAATGGACATGAATGCACTACAACGGTAATCAATGTCACATTCAAGTATTCTCTTGGTGAGTACAATCAGTTTGCCAACGGATTCTATGTACTGGTTGGAAAGAGTGTAGACAAGGAAGAGCTTGTAGACAATGTTCTTGTTGACAATGGAGTTCTATGTGCAATTCAGTTGGGAGAGCATGTCGAGAATCCTGTTGGCGAGAAGATTCTTGGCTCATCATTCTACTATGATTCAGAGGACAAGGTTTACCGAAAAAGAAAGATTAATACATTGTATTCCACTTCGGAGCTTAGAAAGATACTATATAAACATGGTTTTATGTGTGATGGCAAGAAATATGTAAGGTACAAGCGTAGTAGTGGCTCTTCAAGAGTAGGCAAGTGCCTGTTTATTGACGAGAACCTGTACCCCATGATGCACAAATGGGAAATGATGGGAATCAAGGTAAGAAAGGACAAGAGCGTTGACTTGGCAAGTCTTGAAGCCTATATTGCCCTCACATTGAGCAGTATTGTTGATACGGTGAAGATAAAACCAGAAAATATCCTTGTCATTGATGATTATGAGAGCGTGTTCAAGGATGATGTTATTGAGACGGTGTATGAAGATGGGGAGCTAAAGACGAGAGATACCGTTGCTGAAGTAGTAAACTCAATTTGGGATGGACAGTCAATCATGGACGTATCACTTTTTAGGAGCGAGGAAAAGGACTATTCGGACAAGGGTATGCTTCTTCTTAGAAACAGGTTCTTCAAGTCATGCTGTTTCAATGGGAATGTTCAGAAATTCTTCAAGGAGCATGGAATCACTGACGTAAGTATGCTTAATGGCAAGACGAGAGCCAAGAACATAGAAGACGTAAAACTCATTACGACACCTTCTTCTATCAAGTACCTAAAATTTGGCACTCTTGACGAGTGGCTTGATAACATGGAAGATACATTCGGGCTTGTGAAGTATGAAAAGAAGACACATTTCTTCGGTGGGAGAATGGTGTATACACACTATCAGTTGCTCAACACTCTACAGTTGTCAATTGACGACATAAGAAAACTTCTTGAACCTAGCTTTGACTTCGTGAACAAGCTAAAAGAGGACGCTGACGTTCTAAGATACTATGTGAAATATCCTTTTGACAGGTTCGAGAAAGAGGGATATGAGTCACTTTTAAGCAACAATGAAATTTTCTATAAGCTATTGGGAATAAACAACAGGATAACGGAAACATCATTGTATGACAGGTTCCTAAAAGATACTGTCGCTGCTTTCTATAAGCACATGAAGAGAGGACACATTCTCGTCAACGGCAACTACTCAACATTGTGTGGCAATCCTATCGAGATGCTTATGGCTTCAATTGGATGTTTTAACGGTGAATCACAGATTGGGATAGGGAATATCCATACGAAAAGATTCGGTTATGATATGGACATTCTGGGGAGCAGAAGCCCTCATGTTGTTGCTGGGTGTATTCTTGTTCATAGAAATGTAGAGAATGAAATGATAGATAGATACATGAATCCAACAAATGAGATTGTATACATCAACAGTATCAACGAGAACATTCTCATGAGACTAAGTGGGAGTGATTTTGACTCAGATACTCTTCTTCTTACCGACAACAGTATTCTCATTGAAGCTGCCAAGAAGAATTATGACTTGTTCAAGGTTCCCACATGCAATGTTGAAAGCTCAAAGAAGAAGAGATTCTACACTGCTGAAGACAAGCTGGACTTGGATATAAAGACAAGCAAGAACTCTATCGGACAGATTGTCAATCTTTCACAGGAGCTTAATTCATTGTTTTGGAACAGGTTCAACAATGGCACTCCTTATGATGAAATCAAGGAGATATACTATGACGCCTGTCAGCTTAGTGTACAGTCTATGCTTGAGATTGATTCGGCTAAGAAGGAGTTTGAATTTTCAAACAAGAGAGAACTTGATAGACTTAGACATAAGTATTGCTTGAGAGACGAATACGGAAAAGTAATCAAGCCATACTTCTTCGGATTCATACAGGGATTCAAGGGGTACAAGAACGAAGAAAAGAACTCGTACACAAAGATGGACACAAGCATGGACTATCTTGAAGAGGCAATCATTGAGAATGCAAGAAAGAGAAGAAGAAAGGTCAAGAAGAAGGGAACGAAATTCTATGACTTGATTAGGAATGACACCCCTAGGGGGTGTACAAACTATCGTCAGATAGAGAAGATTGTTGATATTGCAAGAGAATACAAGAAGGCATGTTCATTGATTTATGCCAATGACTCTCTTGAGCCAAAGGAGAAGTCGGTTCTATACCATAGGGAAAAGGAAAATGCAATGAATACTGTTTCGAAGATGAAATTTAACGACAAGACAATTGATTATATTTTCAGAATGCTTGAGATGAATGATTACAAGGACGTTAGAGGTTTCCTTTTCAGTTCACTTTTTGCAGTTCCAAACAAGTCATTCTATGACTATCTTTATAGAAACAGGGAAACACTCAATGAACTTGTTGAAATTGATTGCGACTTTGAAAGTATGGACATTATTGATATTTTTGGTTCAAAATATGTAAAATTAGAACGAAAGTGTTGACACGACATTAAATCTATGGTATTGTATAGTCAAGGAGAGGGAAAATCCTTTCTTGGAAGTATTACCATAGATTTTTTTAGAACAACAATAGAAGAGAGAAAAAATGAAAAGGAGAAAAGATTATGAAAAGATTATTCGTTGTGTTGGCTAGTTTATTTATATTTATGGTTTGTGTGGTGCCAGTGAGTGCCAGTGAAGAGGTAAAGGGAGCAGTTATTAGTAATTTCCGTATTGTTGATAGGGAAACAGGCAAGGAAGTAAAGGAAATTACTGATGAGAAAAAGAAATTGAAGGTATCATTCAGTTGGAGTCTAAATAATTATAGCTATCTATCCGAAGGAGATAGATTTGTTGTCTATCTTCCAGAGAATCTTGTTTTTCCAAATGATGTGACTGCAATTCTAAAGAATAAGAATGGTGACTTGCTTGGATATTTCTATTTGAATGGAAATACTCTTGTCGGAGAGTTTGATAATGATATTCATGATACTAATTCGTATGCGAATGGAAACGTCAATATCGAATGTGAATTGAACAAAGACAAAATTAAGAATGGTGAACGGAATAAGTTCACAATTGAATCGCTTAATAGACAGTCAAAAGATGTGTATTTCGATAATATTATATCTTTAATCTCTATAAGACTTGTGCTCATTCTACTCTCTTTATGTGTTATCTACCTCATTCCTTTTGAATATCTTTATAAGAAGTTGTGACCATGTTTGCATTATTAAGAGAAGTATTGTAGAAAAGAAGAGAAAAGGAGAAAAAATAATGAAAAATATCAGCAAATTATTCTATATTCTTGTTGCATTTGTGTTGTGCGTTGGCTTTTCTGTTTCCACTGTGAAAGCAGCTGAGAAAAATATTGATGTAAGTAATCTTAAGCTTACATATACTGATGGTAAAGAATATGGAGATTCAATCCATTATAACTATAATTTTGGAATCAAGTTCGATTGGAGTGCTACAAAGTATGGCACTGAATTGAGCAATGGCGATACATTTACAATCAAGTTACCAGACGAAATGAAATTCCCTTCAAATAGTAGTGCGAGATTCTTTGACATGAAAGATGCGAATGGAAATGTAGTGGCTAAGGCAGTTGTGAATCCTAATTCAAATGGTGGTGGTACACTTGTTGGAACATTTACGGATTATGTAGATACTCATAACAATATCAAAGGCAATGCTTTCTTACAGGCTTCATTTGTACAGTCTAAATTAAAGATGAATGAAGTGAATAAATTCAAAATTTCTTCAAGCAATACATCAAGTACATCTATTAAGGTAATTGGTGTCACTGAATCTAAGGACGTTATCAATAAGTGGAGCGAAAAGGCAGTTGAAGGTAATGGTGAAATCAATGAAGAGATTGCTACATGGTTTGTAAGAATCAATCCTAGCAGTGCTAATTTAACAAATGTAACTGTCACTGACACATTGGATTCAAGCGTGGAATTTGACTCGAACTCATTTAGACTTACTGAAAGAACATTCAACAGTAATGGGCATATTGAATCTACAGGAAGAACAATCAGATACGCTGAACTGATTTCTAGTGGAAAGCTTAAAGTGAATGGTAATACATTTACTCTCACATTAGGAAATCTTGACTGTAAAGGATATGATTTAGCATATAATTCAACTTATAATGGTAAAAGAATCACTAATACTGCTAAACTTGTGTCTAATGAAAGAACTCAGACATCAACAGGAGCATTTGCGTTGGCTACATCTGGTGGCTCGGCTGAAGGGAATAATAATAGCAAGATTATTGTGCATAAGGTCGATAGTGAGACAAATAAGCCTATTAGTGGAGTGGAATTTGAAGTAGAATCTTCTACAGGTAAGAAACACACAATCACTACTGACAGTAATGGATTGGCTAAGACTGAAAAGCTTGTCAGTGGTAATTATAAGGTAAAAGAAATAAAAGCTAAGAAAGGATATATTCTTGACGGTACAGTACATGAAGTTAAGGTTGAATCTGATTCTCCTACGGAATTGACGGTGAAGAATAAAAAAGAAAAGATTTCACTTAAGATTGATAAAGAATGGATTGACACATATCAAGATTTAAGACCAGATAGCATTGAGGTAGTAATCTTAAACGGAGACAAGGAAGTTAAGAAAGTAAATATCTTAAAGGAAGAGAACTGGACTAAGACGGTTGAACTTGACAAGTATGATGAAGATGGAAATGAAATCACATACGACCTTCTAGAGATGGACGCACAGCATTACTATGTAACAATTGAAAGAACCGAAGACGGATTCAAGATTATTAATGATTCGAAAGACAAGTATAAGACAGACAAAGAAGAAGAATCTAACAACGAGGAAGATATTGTAGAAGTCATTCCTAACGAGACTGAAAATAAAGAGCCTAAGAAGACTAACAAAACAAAAGAAAGCAAACCAAATAAGAAGAAGGCAGTAAAGAAAGCCAATACTAAGAAAGTTTCTAATGCACCAAAGACAGGTGACAATACATTCATGAGAATTGAATATCTTATTGTAGGATTTGTAAGTTCATTAGCTATTCTCAAGGTAATTATGTGGATTTCTTCCGACAAGAAAGAGAAAAAATAGAGGATTTTCATATTAAGAAAATAGTGACACGTTCTAGAAACATACTCAAAAAATCGTAAAAAACTTACAAAAAACGCAAATTTTTACATAAAAAATCCGAAAAAAGCCCATTATATCAACATAATTAGTGGCGAGTAAAGGAGAGGTATAAATAAATCTCTCAAAATATGATAGTTTGACATGGTGAGATAACCTTCCTTTTCTATTTGATAATAATCATCTCATTTTTCATTGTTGTTCTCTCTCGTAACATCTCACCGTGTCTTTCTATATTTATGATTTAGCATTTTAGAGGAACCTGTAATAAGGTTCCTTTTGTTTGTTTTTTAGAATAATGTGTAAATGGAGAAGATGAATAAATGGATAAAGAAAAAGTACATTTAAATAATATGGACTTGCTTAAGAGACTTCCAGAAGAAGATAATGAAGAGAAATATCTTTGGCGAATCCATAACTATATTAAGCAAGGATTGTTTCCTAATTGGAAATCAATCAATGAAACAGTAAATCACGAACTTGGCTATTATGATGACAGGATGCGTGATGAATCTTGTTGGAGAAAGAAAGCAAAATATGCAGACATATTCTATCATAATGTATTCTGTGAGAAAGAATCGGATGAATATATAAATGAACTTCGTGAAGCTAAACGTGAACTTGAAAGAGAAAAGGTAAAGCTTAGAGACGAAAGAACGGAATACAATAAGAAGAATAGGATTGAAGCAAGAGTTGAGCAGAAGTTGGACTATCTCGAAGAGGCTATGCAGAGACTATGTGAAAAGAGATATGAACCAATTGAACAGAAACATTTATCTTTCAATGAAGATGATAAATCTCTTGTGGTCATGCTTTCGGATTTGCATATCGGTGAAACATATGACAATAACTTTGGTAGATATGACTCGGATATTGCCAAAAGAAGATTAGACGAGTATCTTGAAAAGGCTATCGAACTAGGCAAGAAATATGATGTTGAAGAGGTTTATGTCGTAGGCATTGGCGACCAGATTAATGCAAGTATTCATAAGACTCTTCAGATAACAAACCGTGAAAATGTTGTTGACCAGCTTGAACTTGTCATGGAATACATTGGAGATTTTGTGTTTGGGTTAGCTAAGAATTTCAAGATGGTTTATTATCAAGACAATACAGGGAACCATTCTAGACTTGACAGGAAAGAAGACGCTCTTCATGATGAAAGACTTGATAAGCTTTCTGGACTTCTTGTTAAGAACATGAAGAAATATGTCCATAACGTCAAATATTTGGATAATAAGATAGATTCTGGTATCGGAGTATTAAATATCTATGGCAAGGAATATTTCCACGTACATGGCGATTTTGACAAATTTGACGCAAGTGGTGTTCAAAAGCTATGCATGATGACAAAGAGATTCCCATATGCTATTATGTTTGGTCATCTTCATACGAATGCCTTTAATGATATCAGTGATGTAAAAATCATTAGAGGTGGCTCATTGAGTGGTGCTGGTGGACAGTATTGTATTGAGAAGAGAATTACAGGAGAACCTTCTCAGATGATGTTTGTTGTTGACAAGAATGGGATTGTAAGTTTGAATCCTGTTGTGTTCGACAAATTTAATTAGGATTAAAGGAATAAAAGGAGAAAAAGATTATGAAAATTACAAAGAAGTATCTTGTAGATACAATTGCAGTTAGAACTGGATTACAGAAAAGACAGATTAATGAAGTATTTGATGAAGTATTTGAAACTATCGTAGATTATCTTGAAAAAGGACAGTCAGTAACTATTAGAGGATTCGGAACTTTCCATGCCTATAAGACAGGTGAAAGAGTGATTCGCAACCCACAGACTGGTAAGCTTATGGAAATTGAAGCTAAGAATAAAGTCAAGTTCAAGATTGGTAAGGATGCTAAACGAAGAATCGAAGCTTCACCAGATATTCTTGAGACTGAAAAGTAAAAGGTGAATTAAATGGCAATTAAACCACCAACAGTAATAGGCAGATATAAATGTCCAATTTGTGGTAAGGAATTTAATAAGCAAAATGGTTTCTTCTATATGTCCAAGAGTGACCTATGGAAGAAAAATCAGACCCATATTCCAGTTTGCAAGACATGTATGCAAGATTTATTATTAAAATATACTGCTTTTTATGACGATAGGGTGTTGGGTATCAAACGAATTTGTGCAATGTTTGATATTTACTTTAATGAAAATACAGCAAAAGAGGCAGCTAAGAAAGAGCCTTTTCGTATGGCTAACTACCTAGGACGTATAGGCAAGGTAGCTAAGACATATGATGACACCGAAAGAGAGGAACTTGCAATCAAGAAGGCTCTAAAGGTGGCAAAAGAAAATGAGGCTAAAGCTGAAGACAAGAAAATGGTGGAAAATGATATTACCGAAGATGTCAAGAAGTTCTTTGGTCATGGATATTCCTATGATGATTATCAGTTCTTGGTTAGTCATTTTGAGGAATGGGAAAATAGACTTGGAGATATGACTGTATCTATGGAAGGTATCATTAAAAATATTGTCTTCAATGAACTTCAGCTTACAAAGGCTAGAGAAAATGGTGAGAAAACTGAAAAGTTGGAAGCCACTTACATCAACAACTTGAAAGCGTGTGGGCTATTGCCTTCACAGGAAGAGGATTCGAAGGAAGCCTTGGATTCATATGGAAAGTGGATTAAGAAACTAGAAGAGGATAGACCAATTCTTGACCCAGACGGAATGTTCAAGGATGTTGATGGAATAGAGGCTTATATTGACGGTGTATATAAAGCACCATTGGCAGATGCAATAGGTATCAAAAATGTCTTCTCGGATGCCTATGAATATATCAAGAAGAAATTCAGTGCTAAGAAAGACGCTGAAAAGGTTTCAGAAGAAAACGAAGAAATCTTTGCTCGTGTTTTTGGTGACTAATGAGAGCATTAAATAAGAACAAGAAAACAGATGATGAAATCAAGCAAGAGAAGACGGAACGATTTAGAAAACAAATAAATGACTGGACTGCGTACTATCGTGGCAATATTCATAGATTTGCTAATGATTTCTTGAATGTCAAGTTGCATTTGTTTCAGCAGATACTGATATATGAAATGAGTGTTAGTGACGAGTTTGTATTTGTTGCGAGTCGTGGGCTTGGTAAATCATTCTTGATTGCAGTGTTTGTATGTTGTTGGGCTATATTATATCCTAATGTTGAAATCAATATTGCAAGTGCGACATTGACACAGGCAACCAATATCTTGAAGAAGATAGAAGGGCTTATGAATAACTCTTCCCTTCTTTTCAACGAGATAGAAGGTGGAAAGATAAAGACGAACAACAACCCAGAAGTCAAGTTCAAGAATAACTCGATAATCCGTGCAGTTGCGTCAAATGATAATGCACGTTCTTTCCGTGGTAATATAAATATCTATGATGAATATCCAATCATGAAAAAGGATATTATAGATACTGTATTGGATAAATTTTTGACAGGTGTTCGTGATGTTGGATTCAAAGACAAGGCTGAATATAAAGGTTCAAAGTATATTGAAACCAACAAGAGAATCTATCTAGGTTCTGCATGGTTCAAATCTGGATGGGGATATGTTACGTTCAAGAGTGCAGTCAAGAAAATGTTATCTGGGTTCAAGAATGTATTTGTATGCGATATTCCTTATGAGATTGCTATCATGGAAGGAATTATCCAGAAACAGACTGTCATAAATGAATTTCAGAAACCAGACTTTGACCAGAGCGTATTTGACATGGAATACGGTGGTAAATGGTTTGGTTCTAAGGATAGTGAGTTCTTCTCACTTGAATCTATCTTGCCACAAAGAATACTTGATGACCCATTACCACCTTTGGTTGATGTGTTAAATGAAAGAGAATTTGTGGATAAGTTAGGATTCTTGAATTATAGAATACTTTCTTGTGACGTTGCTTTGATGGCTTCAACTAAGAAAAAGAAGAATGATGCTTCTTTCATTACGATTGTAGACGCAATCAAACAAAAGAACAAGAGATTCAAGGCTAAGTATAGAATGATGGACACTGACGAGGGGTTAAAGACCGAAGAATTAGGATTGAAAGTTATGAGATACTTTTACAAGTATAAATGTGACTATCTCGTTCTTGACTGTAATGGAAACGGTTTGGGTGTATATGATTATGTGTGCTCGGAACATAAAGACCCAGACACAGGCGAAGTATACCCAGCTATCCAGTGCTACAATGACCCAACAATGGCTGAGAGATGTAGAGTTCCTAACGCTAAGAAGAAACTTTATAGTGTCAAAGCTAGTGCTACATTCAATGATTTAGCAGCAAAGAGATTTAGAACTGGATTTGAAAATGGAGCTATTGAGCTACTCATTGACTCAAGAAATTATGATTCATCTGATTCAAACGAAATGGAATCTGAATCTCTAAGAATAAGAAAAAGAATGCCATTTGTCGAAACAGACTTGGCAATAAATGAAATCATACATCTTGTGTATGAGATTGTAAACAACAAGTTCAAGATTACCGAAATAGCTGGCAAAAGAAAGGATAAATATTCTTCAATGAGTTATGCTTATTATCTAGTCAAGGAACTTGAAAGTGAAAAAGTAAATGAAACGAATAGGTCGAGTGCCGATATCTTTAGTAGATATTCTAGAGCACCTAAGTTAGAACATGGATTATTTAATTAAAATCAATAAAAGGAAGGGGTGAGACTTAAATGGAAGATTATACGGATATTAATAGAATGATTAATGAAGGAAACTATTATGCAAGATTCTTTTCCAAGAGTAGCACTTTAATTCTTAATGACTGGAACAAGAACAATAAGAATGAAGTAACATTAACAAATGCTACTAGAAATAATGTTGTTGATTGGCTTAAAAGACCGTATGCTGGTAACTCACAGGAAAGACTAAGAAATTTCAGTGACCAGATGTATGCAGTGTCTACTCATTATAAATCATTGATTGATTATCATTCTACAATTCTAAAATACAACTACATTCTCACTCCTAGAGATGGTTCTGTTTTTATTGATGGTAATTTTGATGTAGAAAAATATAGGGAAGCATATATCAAAGCAGCCACAAGAGCTGAAAAGATGAGAATCAAAGAAATATGCAAAAAAATAACAAAGCGTATTGTTACGGTTGGAGTATACTTTGGTGTATACTATGAAAATGATGATTCTTTCTATGTTAGAGAAGTAGATATGTCTTTTGCTAAAATTACATCTATTGAAAATGGAGTCTATAAGTATGCACTTGACTTGAAGTATTTCAACGGAAAAAAAGAGTATCTATTGGATGGGTTCCCAAAGGATGTACAAAATGCTTACAGGAAATATTCAACAGGCAAAGGAGATAGATACTACGAACCAAAGGAACAGATTTGTGTGTTGTGGAGAGATGACGGAAGAATTATATTGCCATACTTTGTAGGATTGCTTAAGGATATCTTCGATATTGAAGAATCGAGATTATTAAATAGAGCAAATGATAGAAACAATAATTATAAGGCTATCGCTCTTGAAATTCCTACTGACGAAAATGGAAACACAATGACTCCAGAACCTATAATTGAAAAATATTATAGACAGGCAGCCTTAAATATTCCAGATTCGGTTGGATTGATTGCAACTCCTTTCAAGCTAAGTGAAGTAACATTCAACAGAGGTACAAACAATGCTACAAGAGAGCTTAGTGAAACTGAATCTCAATTCTGGTTTGACAGTGGTACTTCTCCATTGTTGTTCGGTAGTGCCAAGGCAACAACTAAGGGAGCGTTGGAATTATCAATTAAGTCAAACGAGGAATTGGCAAGAAGTATTCTAGACAATATTACTGATGTACTTAATCTAATATTGTCAAATACTGACAACACATATAAGTTTATGTTCAAGTTTACTGATGATACTATTTATAATAGTAGTGCAGACGTTTACTATAAGGCAGCCACTGCTGGTGTAGGTGGTGCTAAAATGCTTTATGCAGCAAGCTTAGGATTGAGTCCTTTGGATGTTGCTACGCTTTCCAGTGTAGAAGATAATGTTTTAGGATTGGTTGGAGAACAGTGGACTAGACCACTTAAAACATCATACACTCAATCAAATTCAGATGATGAAGGTGGAAGACCTACATTGGATGATGAAGATTTAACGGATGAAGGGGAAAAGAGTAGAGATAAGAATGGAGAGTAAAGGAAAATATATAACTACGTTCAATGATGACGTAGCAGAAATTCTTGTACGCAAGGGATTGACCCATCTATTTACAAATGAGGTTGATTCTATTAAGGAATATATTTTTTCGTATAACGGAGAAACTGCTGAATTGTTCAGTGACGAAGAACTTGGTGCTATCAATGGTAGCATTAATTTCAAGGATAAGTTTACTGTTCAATTTTAGTATATTGCCATTGATTGGGTAGAGCTTTTCACTTTTTGATGGCATGAAATCTAGAAGAAAGGGGCAAATTGTGAACAAGAAGGAAAGATTAGATGGTATTTCTATTAAGTTCAGTGAAATATCGGAAATCAATTCATCTTTCGCAAAAGGCGTATGTGCAATTGCGTACACAGGGGAGAATGTAAAAGGTTTTTCTATTCCTAAAGAAACATTTGAAAAGGCAGTTCCTACCTTGAAAAATGTTCCTATTGTGGGATATTATGATGAAGAAGAAAACTCTTTTGCTGGTCATAAAGCAAAAATAATTAAAGACAAAAACAATAAATTACAACTTGTTAATATGACAATCCCATTTGGTGTTGTTCCAGAGTCGGCTAATCAGTGGTGGTCAAAGGAAATGGTGAATGGCGAAGAGAAGGACACTCTATTCACTGATGTAATTCTTTGGAAACGAATGTTTGGTTTTGACCATATTGAGGAAAATAAAGAATTTTCTCAGTCTATGGAAATCGACATCAATGAAATGGATGAATCACAGGATATTCCTGTTGCTACCGATATTACCTTTACTGCATTATGTATTCTTGAGGGTTTTGAACCAGCATTTGACAATGCAAGAATTACATTATGTAGCAAAGACGAAAATAAGGACTCTTTATATGAAGAGTTTCTTGATGAACTTAATGAACTTTATGGGGGTAAACAAAACATGAATGGTAAAACTAAAAACCCTACTGATGCAAAGTTTGATAACACTTCTACTGAAGACGGAGTAGTGGAAACTACTGAAGACGTGGTTGAAACTGGTGAAGATGTAGTTGAAGAAACAAATGCTACTGAAGAACCTGTTGCTACAACTGAAGATACTAACGAACCTGTTAAGGACGAAGAAGTAGAAGAAACTGAAGATAAGAAATCCGAAAAATTTACAAGTTACAATACTGTAATCGAAAATGTAAATAAGGCATTAAGAAAAGCTAATATCTTTGAAGGCGAAGATTTTGATTATGATACGTGGGTTAGAGATATTGACGGAAATAACGCTTTAGTATCAGTGGATATTTGGGAAAAAGACGGATATAAATATGAAACTTATATTATTCCGTTTGAAGGAGAAGGTGAAAATATCACTTTCGGAGAACCTAAGATTGCAAAGATGTTATATTTAACTGAAGATTCTTACAATGAAATCGAAAAGACAATCGAAGGGAAAGTAATTGAAAAATTCTCTGCTGAAAAAGAGCAGATGGGAAAAGAACTTGAAGAACTAAAATCATTCAAGGAAGAGTTTGATAAAGCCAAGAAAGAAGAGCTATATCAGAAATACTCTAAGGCATTAGAGAAAAATGAAGACTTCCAGAGTGCTTGGGAAAAGAAAGAAGAGTTCTCTGTACAGGCATTAGAAGATAAATTTATCTATCTTGTGGGAGTTGAATCTATGAAGAAATTCAGTAAGGAAAAGCCACAGGAACCTAAGAAATTCAAATTCTCTGTGAAATCAGACGATAAGGATTTTGATGATTACGGTGGAATCCTAAAACATTATGAAGATTAATTAAAGGAGAAACAATTAAATGGCAAAAGTAAAACATAATATTGTTAATGTTGAAAAAGCTGCTGGTACAGTATTGGCTACTGAATTAGTGACTGTTGAAATTCCAGCTGACATGGATAACGGAACTATTATTGATGTCAAGGGTGTAAAAGATGGAGAATATGAAGTACATGAATGTGCAGCTTTAGCTGGTGGAGATACTCCAGAAGGTCGTGTTGCTTTATTAGCTTCTGTCGAAAATTTAGATGATGAAAGAGACACTAAAGCTGATTTCTATAATAAAGCTGGCAAATTAGGACGTGCTTATATCTTAACTGAAGGAACAGTATTCTCTTTAGTTAACGGTGATACACCATTAGGTTATACTGCTGGCTCTAAAGTATTTGGAGAATATGAATTAAAACCAGTCACAGCTTTTGTAGGTACTGATGTAGCTTATGAAGTTGTAAAGAAAGCGTAAATTAGATAAAGGAGAATATTATTGATGGAAAAGAATAAATTAATGAAGTTGATTCTTGATAACTACGAGGGTAAATTAAACTCTAGTGAGTTCTCAAGCAAAGAAGTAGAAAAATCAATTCGTGACGCTATCATTGAGTTTACTGGTGGTAGCAATGAAATCACTCCAAAAGACTTAATGGAAGGACGTTCTAGTGGATTATTCGCATTAATCGAAGATATCATCACTGAAGTAGCTTATGAAGCATTAAAAGCTGAAAACCCATTATTCAACTACTTTGAAGAACACAACCTTGCAGAAGGTGATACAAAAGTATTCAAAGTTAAAAAGAATTCTCGTTTCGTTGCTACAAGAGTAGCTAAAGGTGTTGCTTCTTTAAGACGTCAGAGATTACACGGTGCTGAAGAAATCTCTGTTGACTTAGAAGTATTAGGTATTAAGTTCTACGAAGAATTTAGCCACTACATCTCTGGCAAGATTGATATTAATGAATTAATCTCTAAAGTAGCAGAAGCATTACAGAGAAAAGTCTTGAACATGATGTATGAAACTGTAACTGCTGCTTTCACAGGATTACCAGCATTAAACAAGAAATCTGGTTCATTCGCAGAAGACCAGCTTGATGACTTAATCACTAGAGTAGAAACTAACACTGGCGAAAAAGCAATCATCATTGGTACTAAGAAAGCATTAGGCAAAATCACTGGTATCAAAGGTGCAGATTCAAATACTGCTAAAGAAGATTTATTCAAACAGGGATATTACGGTACTTACCACGGTACTCCTGTAGTTGAATTAAAACAGGCTTATAAAGAAGGTACTAAAGAATACTTATTAAGTGATGATACTTTATATGTAATCGCTTCTGGTGATAAACCATTCAAGCATTTATTACAGGGTGACACTTTCATCAAAGAATCAAATGACGGTTCTAACATGGACTTAACTGTTGAATATTTAGCTTTACAGGCTCATGGTTTCGCAGTGGCATTCACTGATGAAGGATTCGGTATGTACGAATTAGCATAATTAATGCGTATTTTGATTGGCAAGAGGTGGGTCAAATCTCACCTCTTAATTTTTGAGAATAAAGGGAGATAAAAATGGCAGAAAAGAAAACAACTAAAAAGACCACTAAAAAGAAAACAACAACTAAAAAAGCTGAAGAAGTAAAAGAAGTTGTTGATAATGAAGTAAAAACTGAAGACATTAAAGTTGAAGAAGAACCAAAGGTAGAACAGGCTAAGAAACCTGTAAGAAGACCTAAGAAGAAAGTTCGTATTGATAGAGATGAATTATTTAATGTAATCAGTAATGTAACAGGAGAACTAGTATTCAAGGCTAAGGACAATTCTTTCGAACAAACTTGGTCGGATTCTGATGATTATGCGTCACTTACATATGAAGAATTACAGAAGATTAGACGTGAAGGATTGAGATTCTTCAAGGACAACTGGCTTGTTATTGAAGGACAAGAAGACGGATATAGTGCTGATGAAGTATATGCAGCATTAAACGTAGATAAATTCTACCGTAATGAATGCAATACAATCGAAGACTTAGAATATCTATTCTTGAATGGAGATACTGAAGAAATCAAGGAAGAAGTAAACCTAATGGGAACTGCATTGAAACAGAAATCAATTGATGTGGTATATGGATTAGTTACAAATGGGGATATTGATTCTCGTTCTAGAATCAACCTATTGTCAAGTCTATTAGGATATGACTTCGGAGAGGATGCTTAATGAGTACACCTGTATCTAAAGTCTATTCTGTCTTTCTCCGAAAAATATCAGACTTGGATATGGCTGGCTATGAAGATTGGTTGCTAGAGGATTCATTGGACGGATTGCTTGAAATGGCAATTATGCGTTTTGACGGATATTGTTTAAACAAATTGACTCTTACTAAAAAAGATGATGAACTTTATTTTGACTCTGATTTGACAGGAAGAGAAATTGATATTCTTACTGAATATATGCTATTGAATTGGTACGCACCTAAAGTGAATGACGCTGATAAAATGCGTAACAATTTAAACACAAAGGACTTTACTGAATATTCAAAGGCAAATATGTTAGCCGAAGTTGAGGCTACATATGATAAGGTTCAGCATAGAGCAAGAAGTTTAATGAATGAATATCTTACACTTAATGGAGACTTATCGACATGGAAACCTTAAATCTAAGTGTAGGAGAAAGAAAAAGTTACATAAAACATCTAATCAATAAGACATACAAGATTCTTCCATTGAAAGAGGAATCAATGACAAATGGCGATTACGCTACTCTTGTTGCATATACGAAATCATATCTTATTGAACTTAAAGGAGCAGCAATGCTATTGGATATGATTAAAGATGAACCTATCATTATTGATGTGATGGGAACAATCGAATATCTATCCAAGAATGTTGACAAATGCTCACACCAAGAAGTAAAGGTAATGATTTTTAGGTGTATTCATACGCTAAACAAACTTTTAGAAAGGGTGATTTAGCATGGATAGTTACCGTAAAAGAATGTTCTCTAAAGGAAACACAAGGAGAGAACAGGCTATAAATAGAAAAAGAGATTCGATTTATAGATATGCCATTGACAACCCATCATATAAGATTGTGGAAGTTAATGGACAAGCTACCGAACTTGTAATTGACTCAACCGACTCAAATGATATAAAATCATTCAAGGCTATGGAACCATTGGATAGAGGTGCTATCGTTAAGTGGAATGGACTGTGGCTAGTGAAAGATACCGATTATGATGATGAAGTCTATCAGAAAGGTACAATCAAGAAATGCAACTATGTGCTCAAGTGGATAAACTCGGATAGAGATATTATTCAGAGAGATTGCGTAGTGTCATTCCCTTATTATTCATCTCTTACTTCAAATAAGGTAATACAGGTAAACAATACAAGGTGCATCATTGATGTTCCTTTTGATGGCGAGACAAACAAGATTGTCATGGGGGATAGATTCTTTGTAACTAGAAACCCAGACAACCCTGTTGTCTACGAAGTCGAAAACGTAAATGACGTTGCAAATGTATTCTCTGGAAAAGGGTATATCACTCTTAGTTTAAAGGAGAGTCAACTTAACGTCAATGAAGACAATACGGAACTTCTTATCTGCAACTATAAGGAAAAGAAAGAGGAACCTATTGTTGACGATAAGGAACATACAATCAAGCTTACATCAAAACCTGTTTCTTTAGTTATTGGTTACGAATCTGGTACAAATATAATTGCTTCATTCTACGATAATGATGTCAAGAATGAAGATATGGTCGCTAAATGGGAAGTATTATGCGACTTTAAGGATAAACTTATAATCAAGGAAGTCTCACCTAACAAACTCAATATCAAGACTGAATGGAATGCCTTAAAAGGTCGTTCTTTTACGGTAAAGGCTATTGATGAAAATGAAGTTTATAAGACAGGTGAAATTGTACTTCAAGTGAAAGGTATGTAATTATGGCTTACAGTGAAATTGTACCTAAGATAAAACAGACGGTAATCAAGAAACTTATAGGAAATGATGAGATAGTTAATGCTATTGACTCACCAGACATGAAAAAAGAAGATTGGATTCCTTTATACCTTAAGGATTCGGAAGAGACAAGAGAACTAGGCTTTACTCCACATATCTATGACTATTTTATGTTTCCAGAGGTTATAGATAAGAACATTACATTTATATGTGTAATGGTAAATACAAGTGGTTCGGTAAATAATAATTCTTTGACTGCCAATTTAACAATCGCTATATTTACTCACAAGAACCATATAAGAATAGAGAACGGAGAAATCACCGATAACAGAAATGATTATCTGTCTCAGCTTATAGATAGGGTGTTCAATGGCAAATCATATGACTATGACGGAAACCCTATCAGTTTGGGAGAATTTAAGCTTGTGAAGAATATAGAGGATTCTTATGATAGAAGGTTCCTAATGAGGCAGATGATTTTCACATGCTCAGATATCAACGCATTATTGTGTGTATAAATGAGTGAGATTACAAAGGATATAGATAAGCTAGGTCTTTATAGGGGTGACACTTGCCCCATAACTGACTCAATCTATATCAAAATGCCTACATTGGGAGAGATTGTTGATTATGAGAAAATATATGGTGTAGATAGTTTTTCTTCAATGATGTTCGAGTTCACCTCATTGCCAGCTGATTTTAAATGGCAGTTGTGGGATGCTGGAATAGATTGGACTGAGGTTGACGAATGGGATTTCTTTTCTACATTCCTTGCACCTCGATTGACAAATAATAGGATTAAGATTGTTTTTGGGGATGTGCTTGATTTTTCAAAAATGCAAAAAATCTATGATGATAAGATTGGTGATTATAAACTTGTTCAGACTGTTACAGGAAAGTTTCAAGATGAAGACTTCACTAAAGGTACGAAATCAAGCAATTTCCTCATTGATATATTGAAATCGGTCAATGGTCAAAAGAATGAAGAAGAATACGAGTATACTATTACATTTGATAGATTCACTCATAACTTATTGGCAGATGTCATAAGAGAGATTTTTGGGTTTGCCAAGAATAAGGATAACCCAGCAAATGAAGTCACTAAGATGGCTCAGATTGAAGATGAAAAATTTGATTATGAGCTTTCAAAGAAAGAGCCAAAGACTTCGAAACTATTGAATTATATATCAGCATGTGTCAATAGTGAGGGATTCAAGAGAGATGATAAGACTGTCTTTGACATGAACTATTACGCTTTCATGGATTCCGTAAAAAGAATTACTCATATACAAAATTCAAAACTACTACTGCAAAGTGGCTACTCTGGATTTGGTATAGATTTAAAGAAAGTAAACAAAAAAGAGTTGGATTGGACTTCGTAATATCCAACAATAATTTCTAAGAAGGAGAAACAAAATATGGCTTTTAATCCAAATGAATTAATTTTAGATAGAGTCCGTACTATCACAATGTCTAATATTGAAGATGGTAGAGTTCTAGCTAAAGTAAATCAAGCAAAAGAAGTTGAATTAACTTCTACAACTGAAGCAGATGAAATTCAAGATGCTTTAGGTTCTACAATCACTAAATTATATAAAGGTAAGAAAGGTACTCTTACTTACACTAACGCTTTATATTCAACTGACTTATCAGCATTACAGTATGGTAAGGAAAAATTCGTTGGTACTGTTGTAACACCTAAGAATGAAACATTAACAGTTTCTGGTGGAAAAGTGGAATTATCTGCTACACCTAAAAACGAATTTAAGTATGTCTATGTTTTAGCTTCTAACAACATTGCTGAAACTCTTGAAAAAGATGTAACTGCTGGTGCTGGAAAATTCTCAATTACTGGAAAAGAAATCACATTTGATTCATCTGTACCAGACGGTTCTAAAGTATGGGTTAAATATGATACTGAAGTTGCAGAAGGTGTTCGTATCGACAATGAAACTGACAAGTTCCCTTCAGTAATTGCAGTTGATGTTGAAGTTATCTTCCGTGACCCATGTACTGAAAAACAGATTCTTGGTCACATTGTATCAAGTCGTGCTAAAATCAACCCAGAAGATATTTCATTATCTATGACAAGAGATGGTGGACATAAGGTTGACATTGACTTCAATAAGGATTACTGCTCTGATACAGCTAATCTATACTCAATCATCTTATCAGAATAATAAAATCGGTAGGGGTGAAATTCCCCTACTTTTTTCTTAATTTCATCAAAGGGGGATGAATAATGGTAGAATGCAAAATCTGTGGTAAGAAGTATGAAGTATGTGCTGAGTCAAGAGAAAAGAACTCATGGAAAGTGCTATGCGACACTTCTGAACATTACCAGATTTTCCTTTTGCTCACTGATTACAAGGCAGGCAATATCTCAAAGGAATATGCTAGAGAGAGACTTGAAGAACTTGGAATCAAGAAAGGATATAAAGACAACTTTAAGAAAAATATCAAGGAAATTATTGATGAAATCCTTAAAGTTAAAAAAGAAGTAGTCAAAGAGCCTGTTAAAGAACAGGAAAAAGTAAATGAAGAAGTTGCTTCTTTCTTGAAACGAAGAAAAAAATAGTATCTTCGTTTGAATATGTGTTATTTACAAGATGCAAGAAATGGGGCAATAAATAGCCCCTATTTTTTTAGTGCGATTTAAACGTGAAGTTTTGTCACTATGATTATTTAATAATCGTGACTAATATTTGTTTGCAGATTTCTTGTATCTTGTAGACAATAATGTAGATTGAGAGGATTAGGAATGTGAAGAATAAAGGGAAGATATTTGAAGGTGATTTCAAGGATTCTTGCAAGGAAGAAGAATTTTTGATTAGGCTTAAAGATGAAGCTCAAAGTTTCAAGAAGAGTGCAAAGTTCAGTAATGAGAATCCATGTGATTATCTTTTGTTTGATACTGTCAACAGGAATTTTCACTGTCTAGAGCTTAAGACAACAAAAAGTGGAAGAATTTCTTTTGCCGATATTTTCCATGAGAACGGTGCTGACGGAATGATACACAAACACCAGATAATGAGCTTGGCTAAGTTTTCAAAGTATAACCATGTAGAATGTGGATTAGTACTGAACTTTAGAGATGAAAACGGAGACGAGAAAGAATGGACTCAAAGAACTTTCTATATCTCTATCGGAAATTTCATTAAGCATATTACAGGTAGCAAAAAGAGAAGTGTAAACATAAATGACCTGTTGGGTGCTAATGCTATTGAGATAGATGGAAGAAAGAAAAGAACGCACTACGAATGGAACGTTAGAGATATGCTAAATAGGATAGCATGTGAAAAATAGAATTATAGAATGAACGGAAGAGAGGATAATATTATGGAATTAAGAACTTTATTTGATGAAAAGGGAATTGTTGTAGAAAGAAAGAAAATTGACATTACTAGATATATGCAAAAAGCGACTGACTTGGAAGATTTTATCTTGAGCAATCAGACAACTCCAGCTATGTATAGAATGTACTTTAGATACACATTGCTTGATGCCTATACAAATTTAAGCACTGTTATTGACGGATTGAATCTTGAAAATATCTTTGATATTGCAAGTGTAGTAAATGAAGCTGAATTGTTGAGAGAGATTGACAACGCTCAATATAGAATGTTTGAAGACGTATATGAACACGCAGTCAAGAGAGCTGAAAAGGAAAAGACTGACGGATTCTATAACTTTGTCGGAAAGGTAAATTCTATTCTAGCTAATCTTGAGACAATGGTTGAAAATGTTGATATGGGAGAATTAATCAATGCAATTAATGGAAACGTTACAGTATTGAATGACCCAGTTGTAGCTTCTTTTATCAAGAATTTAGACGAAGAGAGAAGAAAAGAAGAAACTGATAAAGAAACAAAAGAAGAAAAACAGGAAGAAGAGAAGGTGGCTTAGTGCCTAGTATAGAAGAGAAACTTGCTCAGATAGAAAGAGACTTAAAGAAAGCTCTGAATGGTTCTACATTTGGAGAATCAATGAGGGCAGTTGACAATAAAGCTATGGATATGTACTATGCCGATTATTCTCCTAGACAGTATCAACGTACAAGACAGTTGTACAAAATGTATGAGTATCAGTCAGACGGAGACACATTGAAGATATATCATAACCCTAGCTCAATGAGTCATATATTTGAAAGTGCTGACGTTACGGAAGAATCGGTATACCAAGGGTTACATATTGGTAGACATGGTAAGGTTGTTACAGGTACAAATGTAATTGCATATTTTCAGAGTGAGTTTGAGAAACAGGCTATTGATGAGGTAAAGAGAATTGCTTCATCAATAGGACTTTCTGTTAAATAATAGGATTGTTAAGAATGAAAGGAAAAGATAGGAATGGACGGAAGATGGAGAAAGGATTACGTCAAGTTTGTCAGTGATGAAATAACCAATAAGATTTCCAACGAGAACACTTTCCTTTTAGAAGACTATGAGGAATGGTTGAAAGCAACTGGCAAAAGTGAGAAAACAACGTATCATTATGTGCATGATTTAATGACATTCATGTGCTGGAATGTCAAACATAACAAGAATAAATTCTTTGTAAATGTTGCAAGAAAAGAGTTCAACAAGTTTGAAAAATTCTGCTTGATTGAATTGGATTGGAACACGGTTAGATTGAAGAGAATGAATTGTGCTATCTCGTCATTGTCTAACTATATCTTGAGCGAAAGAAAGGAAGAGTTCCCAGATTTTGAGAATATTATCCTTAAAATCAAGATTCCAAAGAAAGAAGGAATTAGAACAAGAACTCCTATGACAGATAAGGATGTAGAACATTTATTGCAGTATCTTATGCAGAAGAGAAAGTACGAGCAAGCTTGTGCTATTGCAATAGCGTGTTACAGTGACATTAGAGTTTCGGAAATGTTGCAATTAAGAATTTCTTCTTTCAACAAAGACCACCTTGTATTGAATGGTGCTTTTTACAGGACTGATGAACTGAAGATGAAAGGTGGAAAAAAAGTAAATAGATACATTCTTAGAGATGTGGAGAAGTATGTATCTGCATGGAGAAGTCAGAGACTTGAGATGGGTGTGAAGAGTGACTTTTTCTTCGTTACAAAAGCCCATGATGGTAGATGGGTGAAGAGAAAGGATATTTCTTCATGGAACAAAGTGTTCACAAAAATCTTGAATGGAGCACCTTTCTATTTCTCATGTTTGAGAAGTTTCTGCAAGATTAAAATGATGAAGTCTGGTATACCAGAGAAGGTAGTTGACAGTTTCTTCAAGTATATCTCAATGGATATGCCACCAAATAGAAAAGACGCTGAAATTGAGGCTGAATTTGGTTCGTGGTTCTTAGAGGACGGAGTAAAAAGAGAAAAGACTGTAAACTATAAACGTTTAAGAGAAAGAACACTTCTGGGTATACCTCTTAAAAGAGTGAGGGATTAGAACAGTTCCTCATAAGAAAGGAAGTGTAGTTTATGGCAGACGGACATGTTGATGCCACTTTAAAAGTTGGGCTTGACGCTAGTGAAGTTACTGCTCAGATAAATGAAATAAAAAGTAAGATTGAGTCAACTCCATTAAAATTGAAAATGGATATCTCAAAAGCTGATTTGAAGAATCTTGATGGTATAGGAAGACAACTACAATCAAGTCTAGATAAGGGAATGAGTGGAAGTAGTGGTAAACTATATTCAAACCTTGTAAAAGAAGCAAAATCAGCAGCAAGTGATATTAGTTCTACTATGGCAAAAGCTACTCAAAGTGGTATCTCTGGCAATTCGCAAGGATTAAACAAGATTCTAAATGATGCCAGCAAGCTAGGTAGCTACACAACATATTCTAAATCACTTAATACATTAAAAGGATTGGCTGGAGAAGCTGGTGATGAATTAGACAAGTTAAGTAAGAAAGCCTATGAAAGTGCCAATTTCAATCAAAGAAAAGGCATTAACGATATGCTTGATAAAGTCAATAAACAATTAGCTGGAACCGATAGTGTGACTCAAAGAGCTAAGATTTCAAGCAATGCTATCAATTCAATTAAGCAGCAGACTGATGCTATTTCAAAGGCATTCAATGAAGGTGCCAATAAGGTAAAAGCCGACTCCGACAAGCTCAACGCTGCTATGAAACAGAGTGATTACTCTTCATATAATAAGCAATTCAATGCGTTGAAGGGAATGCTAGGCAGTGAAGGTGACGGATTAACAAAGATAAAGAAGAAAGCTTTTGAAAGTTCAAACTTTGACGCAAGAAAAGGCATGAATGAAATGCTTGCTAATGCGAACAAACAACTCGTAAATGCAAGTGGTTCAGACAAAGGATTATCAAGTCAAATCGTGTCACAGGTAAATGCTCAGACTGACGCTATTGTTTCAGCTTATAACAAAGGGGCTAATAAAATCAAATTAAGTTCCGATAAACTAAAGGATGCAAGCAAGGTAGGAGACTATTCTACTTATACCAAACAGTTCAATGCCTTAAAGGGATTTATCGGAAGTGACGGAGATAGCTTACAAAAGCTAAGTAAACAGGCTTATGAGCAGTCTAGTTTTGATACTAGAAAGAACATGAATGATAAGCTCGAAGCATTAAACAAGAATCTAGTTGATGCCGATACAATGTCCGAGAGACAAAGCATAGCTAAGGATTCGGTTGCTAGAATCAAAGATGAAACTCAGCAGATTGTGGCAGCCTATGAAGAAAGAGCCAAGGAAACAAAAAGAGCTAGACAGAAAGCTGCTGAAGAAGAAAAAGAACCTGTTTATGCTAAACGAGAATCGGGTTACAGTCAATATGCTGAAGTTACCAACTTGATGGCTCAGAATACTGCAATGAATGAAGCTTATAGAGAAAGAGCTAAGTGGTTCAAAGACCAGTATAAAGGTATCATGACAGGCGAAAAACCAATGGAACGAGAAAAGTTCGAAGAACTAAATGCTCAATTGGTTGGTTTCAAGAGAGAAATGAAGAGAGATGGACAAAATGGCAAGAACTTTGTAGGTCAATTCTCGGACAACTTTAAGAAATATTTCAGCTGGATAAGTGCAGTATCGGTAATGTTCAAGGGCTTAAGCATGGTTAAAAATGGATTCCAGAACATAGTTGGAATAGACACTGCTATGGTTGAGCTTAAGAAAGTAGCTAACGGTACTTCGAAGGAATTTGATAATATAAGAACTAGTTCAAATAAGGTAGCTAAAGAATTAGGTTCTTCTACAAAGGCAGTAATAGAACAGACAGCTGCGTATGCTCAGTTGGGTTATTCTATCAAGGATAGTCAAAAGCTTGCTAAAACAAGTTCTATCTTTGCAACAATTTCCCCAGATATGAATGAAGACCAAGCTACCGAATCATTGGTAAGTACAATGAAAGCATATAAGATTTCTGCGAGTGACGCTCTTGATGGAGTGGCTTCTAAGGTCAATGCAGTAGGTAACGCTTTCTCTGCCAACAACGGTGCTATCGCTGAAATCCTTAAGCGTTCAAGTGCCTCTATGGCAGCTGCAAATAATTCTCTTGACCAGACTATTGCATTAGGTACTGCTGCACAGGAAGTTGTACAGAACGCTGAGGTAGTAGGTACTGCGTTGAAATCTTCTGCAATGAACGCCCGTGACGCTAAGAAAGTTTCTAACGTAGAAGCCATTACTGGTGTAAGTGCATATGCTGATGAAGAAAGAACTAGATTCAAGAGTACATATGATTACTATGCTGACTTGCAGAAAGTATGGGGCAAGATTACGGATGCCCAGAAGGCAGCTGTAACTCAGAACTTGTTCGGTAAGAGAAATGCAAACGTTGGTATGGCTATCTTCTCTAACTGGTCACAGGCAGAAAAGGCTCTTGCAACTTCACAGGGTTCTAAAGGTTCAGCCATGAAAGAATTTGGTAAGGCTACCGACAGTTTGGAATTCAAGCTTAATGCCTTAAAAGAAACAGGTACAGGAATGTGGATGGATATTCTTAATGCCAAAGAACTTAAGCAAGGACTTGACTTATTAAATGGATTAGGAAAAGCATTAACTACAATTACTGGTACAATTCATAATGTTACTGGTGGAAGTATATTAGGAGAAATTCTAGGAATAGGTTCCGTCATTTCTAGTTTCAAAGGGGCTTCTCTTGTAGGATTGAATAAGAACTCTTCTATCCTTAACATAACTAAAAGTCAAGGTGGATTATTCAGTAACCTATTTGGTAGACTAGGTAAGGAATGGAATAAGACTGATATATCTTTCGGTTCAAGTGGATTCAAGGATTTATTCAAGAGAAAGAAAGATAATTTAACACCTACTGTATTTAGTGATTCATCTTCTTCGGAAAAGGCTAATGAAAACGTCAAGGAAGAAATCAAGAATAGAGAAGAGCTTAATTCAATGAAAGAAGAAGGAAACGCTCTAGATGAAAAGAATCTTCAGACAAGTACTAGTAGATTAGAGAATAATAAAGAAATAGCTAATGTAAATAAAACTCAAACAGATACTCAGCAACCTATTGTTGATGGAAGTAAAATTGGAAAAGACATAGGAGAAAATGCTGGCAACTCTGCGAGTGGCTCTATTGGTTCAGCATTAGCAAGCAGTGGAAAACAAATTGGTGCTAACCTAGGAAGTGCGTTATTAAGTGGATTAATGGGTGCTGGTATAGGTATGGCTATCTCTGGTATCTTTTCTATTGCCGATAACTTAATCAACAAGTCAAAATACGAAAAACAGGATATGAATGAGGCTTACGGAAAATGGGAAGAAGCCAATGAGCAGTCTAAGGCTGCGACTGAAACTCTTAAGAAATCTGTGGCAAAGAGGGATAAGCTCAAGGCTAGATTACAAGAAGACCCAGATAATACAATCGTTAAAACTGAATTAAAAAGTTCCGAAGAGAAAGTACAGGAACAGACTAGAAAAGCTGAAAAGAAAAGGGCAGAGGCGAGCAAGAAAGCAGCCGACTCTTTCAATAAGGCAAGTGAGACTGTAGATAAATACACAATCTTAAATAAAAAGGAATATGGCAAATTATTAGCTGGAAAAGAAAAGAATACTTACTTTGATAGTGATATATCAAATGCTGGGGCTTCAAAATATCAAGTTAAAAACTCAAATGGAGCAGTTTTATCTGAGACAAAGATAAGTGGTTCTCTTAGAGGTGGTAATATGGATATATATAATCTATTAGATAGATTTGATAGAAATCTAAATACCACAAGAACAGGCAAAATGACTGATGAAGATAGAAAGGAAACAAAGAATAGATTAAAAGAGAACATGGACGAGTTCTCTGATGTTCTTGAAAGGATGAAACCTAGATATGATGAAATATCCAAGAAATCAGCTGACAAGAGAACTGCGAGCGAAAGACAGGATTATAATACATATAATTCACTGAGAGACACTCGTGATATGATTCAGAAATCTATCGACCCAACCAAGTTCTATAATGAGAAATTTGACGAACTGTTCAATAGCAAGAATCTTGAGTATACAAAAGAACAGTTGGCTGATATGGTCAAGATGAAAGGCTTTGATGAACAGGTCAAGGGAGCCAAGAATCTTCAAAAGGCACTTAAGGAGACAGGGCTTGATGCTAAGACTCTTAAGGATAAGCTTAAGGAATTTAACGCTAATGGCGAGAACAAGGCTGAAAGTTATGTCAAGGCTGGTGAGACTGCTAAGGAAAGTTTGGAGAACTATATCACTGAATTTAGAGATGGCGTAGACGGTAGCAAATCTATTCTTGAGCAGATTTCAAATATCAAAAGTTCAATTGGTTCAGCTACAGGAACTACTTCAGCTGATATAGATAATGCCGATTCTATCTTTGGTGCTTTAAAGGGTTACAATAAGGAAAAACTATTTGAACAGACTGCTAACGGTATTCAAGTAAACACTCGTGAACTTAGCAAGATGATGGGTGCATTGAAGACCAATGATATTAAGAATTTTGACAGTCAGTTGAGTTCATTAAAGGATAGATATGCACAGGTTTCAGAGGAAATCGCTAAGGCTTCGGTTGGTTCGGAACAGTATAACAATTTAATCGGACAGAGAGATAAAATCGCTCAACAGATTAGTGACGTTCAAATGTTAAAGACTCAATACGAAGGTCTTACTTCTTCGTTCAGCAAGTGGCAGACTGCCATGAGTGGAAGTGAAAAAGGCGACACTTATGATTATGCTACTCAAAACAAGAAAGAGATGGATGAGCTATACAAAAAGGGATTAGTTGGTACCGAAAAGTTCCGTTCTTATGTACAGACTATGACTGATAAGGATGTAAGCAATTGGGATACTGACAAGATTGTTAATATGTATAAAAAGGGCAAACCTGTTATGGATAGATACTTCCAAGATGAAAGCCAAGGTGTAAAGAACTTCTTGAATGACTTGCAGAAAATCGGACAGGCTCAAGAGAAAAACGGTAAATGGAAGTTTGATATTAATGATAGTGAGGCTGCTCAAAAGCTAGGTACTTCTACGGAAGTAGTTCAGCAGATGGTTAATAAGTTAAATGATTATGGGTTCAAGGTCAAGGTTGGTATGGAACCAGATACCGACAATCTTTCCACTGTAAAAGACAAGACAACTGAAATGATTAAAGAGGTTGCTGAAAATACAAAGGGAATGACAACCAATGAACTCAATAATATCTTTGGTGACGGAAATCTTAACTTCAATCTAGGTTCTGAAGAAGAAGTACAAAAGACTATAGATAAGCTTACTGAGGCTAAGAATAATCTAGAGGAATCTGGAGATACTGATAGTGGATTATATAATGCCTTAGTGAAAGCAACGGAACAGGCTAATACTCTCAAGGAAGCTATTGCTGGCTCTAAGGCTGAACTGAATGAACCTAACTACGGTGGTTACGACATGTCTAATCAGCAGAGTCAACAGGTTGCTCAGAATGGTGTCAATTATCAGTTGGGTGTACTCCAAAACGGAAAAGACACTGATAATAGATACAAACAGGCATTCTCAAAGGAATCACTTAAGAGTGAAAACATTGACTTAAGCAATATCGGTAAGATGGATGCTTCTCAGACTGACGAAGCATTGAGCAAGATTGAAGCAAAGCTTAATAAACTTAAGGAAAACGGAAGTATTAACCTTAAAACTAAAGGAGCAAACGAGGCAGTAACAATCTTTGCTACTCTTGAAAGACATAAACTTCAATTACAACAGCCAGTGTTAATGTCTATTAATACTTCAAATCTTAGTGGAGCAGCAGCGTCTGGTCTTAAGAAAGTACAGGAGTTCGTTAAAGCAAAACAGGAACTTGATACAATCAAGACCGTTGAAAAGAAATATGGCATCACGGTTGATGACTCAAAAGCTAAAGCAGCCCTTGAATCTGCTAAGAAGTCATTGCAGAACATGAGCAAGGATGAAAAGAAAGAAGTAGGAATTACCGTTACAGGCCAAGACAGTGTTGAATCCGTTTCTAAGAAGATTGCAAACATCAAGAAAACTAATGATGTATATTTGAACCTTAAAGGAAAAGCAGATGACGCTGAGAAAAAGAAGAAGAATCTTACAAAAGAAAAATCAGTAAACATCAAAATGAATGCTACTGGTAATGCCAAGAGCACTTATGATAGCTTTAAGGGTAAGACTGTAACTATCACATACAAGTCAAATGACGAGACTAAACCACCTAAGAATGGACATGGCAGTGCTCAAGGTACATTTGGACATGGATTAGCTCAAGGTACATTTAATGGACAGGCTTTTGCTGGTGGAACTCTTGTAGGAGAATTAGGACAGGAAATGGTTGTGCGTGGCAATCGTTATTTCACTGTTGGAAACAATGGTGCTGAGTTCTTCAACTACAAGAAAGGTGATATTGTATTCAATCATAAGCAGACCGAAGCTTTGATTAAGAACGGTAAAACAGGCACAAGAGGAAAAGCCTATGTTAACGGAAATGTTACAGGATTGGCTTTCAGTTCTGGTACTGGTGGGTTCTATGGTGGAGCTGCGTCTTCATCTTCATCTAAGAAGAAGAAATCAAGCAGTAGCTCCAAATCAAAGTCAAATAGCCACAAGAGTAAAAGTAAGAGCAGTAAGAAAGGCAAGAAGAAGAGTAATAAGAAGAGCAAGAAAGGTACAACTGAAACATTTGATTGGATTGAAAGAAAGCTTAAATCAATCGAAGATGCTTTATCTAAGGTTGGTTCACTTGCTAACAATGTCTATAATTCATGGGGTACTCGAAACAACTATCTAAGCCAGCAGTTGTCAAAGACTAGAAATGAGATTAATGCTCAAAAGCAAGCTGCCAAATCATATCAACAGGCTGCTAATAAAGTTGGATTGTCAGCTTCATGGAGAAAGAAAGTTGAGAGTGGAAACTATAGCGTTCAAGATATCAAAGATGAAAAGCTAATCAAGAAAATCAATAAGTACAGGGAACTTTATGATAAGGCTCAAGCAGCCTCTTTAAAAGCTCGTGAACTTGAAAGACAGAATGATGAACTTCTTGCTCAACAGTTTGAAAACTATGCTAAAGAATATGAAGAGAAGATACAGGTTCTTGACAATGCCATTGCTAAATCAACTGCCAATATGAATCTTAAGTCTTATAATGCTGATGTGAGAACTATATCTACTATTTCCGATTTGAACTCTCAGATGACAAACCAGAAGAATAAGCTTTCTCTATTGAGAAGTGAATATTCTAAATTGAACTCTACGTTGAACAGTGGAAACTTCAAGAATGGTGGAACTAATGCTATTGCTCAATATTCTGAGGGTTGGTATCAAATGAAAGATAAGCTTGATAATGTAGGAAAACAAATTATCGAGACTGAAACTGCAATTGCTGAAACTCAGAAGAAGAAAGCCGAGGAAATAAAGAGTGCCTATGAGTCTCAAATGGAAACTCTTACTTCTATGGTAACTAGAGCAAATGACCTTATGGATATTTCGCAGAAGAAAGGTATGCTTACTTCTACTAAGTATTATGAAACATTAATCAGTTTGAGCAAGCAACAGAATTCCCTCAAGCAAAGGGAAAAGGACGCTCTTGAAAGCCAGATTGTGGAAAGTATCAAAAACGGTACACTTAAGATATATTCTAAGGAATGGTATAACCTCAAGAAGAATATTGATGATGTAGCTAATTCACAGGCAGACGCAATCAAGAAACAGGAAGAATGGAATCAGAAAATCAAGGAAGTCTCATGGGATATGTTTGATAGAATACTTGATGACTATAAGGACTTCGCTGAAGAATTGGATTTCATTTCCGATATCTTTGATAAACAGGATAAACAGTTCAACAAGAATGGTTCTATCACTGAAAAAGGAACTGCCACATTGGGAATTTATGCTTCTAAGTATGACCTTTATGCTAAGAGTGTAAAGAACTATTCTGACGAGATTGCTAAACTTGACAAGCAATATGAGAATGATAAATTAAATACCTCTTACCTAAAGAGAAGAGATACTCTTCTTAAGGGGCAGAGAGACGCAATCAAGAATATTGAGAACGAGAAACAGTCAATCAAGAAACTTATCAAGGAAGGCTATGAGAAACAGCTTTCTTACATGGAAGAACTTATTTCCAAAAGAAAAGAAGCATTGAGTGACCAAAAAGACGCTTATGACTACCAAAAGAAAATCAAGAAACAGGTAGAAGAAACAACTCGATACCAGAAACAGTTGATGGCTTTTGGTGGCGACACTTCCGAAGAGGGAAAGAAGAATGCTCAAAAGGCTGCTAAAAACTTAAAGGATTCGCAAGAAGATTTAAGAGAAATGCAGTGGAGCAAGTACATTGATGATACTAAGGACATGTTAGATAACCTTAAGAACGATTTCAAAGACTGGATTGATGATAGAATGGAAAATCTCGAAGAGATTGTTACAAACGCATTTGATACAGTAAATGAAAAACAGGATTCAATAGAAGGAACATTAAGTGAATTTAGTGAGAAATCTGGATATGTAGGTTCGGAAGCATTGAATATGTTCTTGAGTGAAGACATGAAGAATATCCCTTCTTTGGTTGCTTCTTATGGACAGGGTGTAAGCAATATAGCAAATACTACTACTGACATTCTTGCAGTTCTCAACGCTATTGCTGGCAAAGTCAATGCCATGCAAACTGAAGCCGACCAACAGGCTAAGGTTGATACTTCTACTGTAACTCAAAATTCTACCGTACAGAAGAGTGAGGCAGCTACGAAGTCTTATAATGATGCACAGGCTCAAGCAGCAGCAAAAGCAGCAGCAGAGGCTAAAGCTAAAGCAGACGCTCAAGCTAAGGCTAAGGCAGCAGCAGATGCTAAGGCAAAAGCAGCAGCAGCTAAAAAGGCAGCGTCTTCTTCAAGTAATGGAGTACCTAATCTTACAGGCAAGAAGTATAACGACTTACGTAAGAGTGGTGCTAAGAAAGACTATACTACTGTCAAGGACTCTGGAAAAGCTAGTGTATGGAAGAAGTACAAAGGCAAATCAGTCAAGATGCAGAGTGGAACTACAGGTCATATTGACACAAACGGTCATATCGTGTATAATGTTGGCGACCAGCTGAGACGTTGGAACCCAGATAACGGTAAGGTTGATGTATGGAATTACAATAAGAAACAGTTCGAGGGATTCCTAAAGAGCTGGGCTAATACAAAGAACGAAGTACAGGATGCGAGAGAAGCTCACAAGAAGAAATATGGTCACTTCTTCAAGGGTGGTTTGGTAGAAGGCTATCAGAATATATTACAGGGTTCTGGTGATGATACCGTGACGATTAACACTCTTAAGCAAGGTGAAGCAGTATTTGATGTGAAAACAACTCGAATCTTGCAGAAGTTCAATGAACAGTCATCTAATCTAGACTATCTTATGAGCAATAGAGGAAACAGTGTTAACACTGCGATTGATAATATAAACCTCAATATTGCACTTCCTAACGTAACCGACTACAAGGCATTCAAGAATGAACTTATCAAGGATAGAACATTCAATAATGCAGTAGTTGATATTGTTGATTATGCAATGAACGGTGGAAACTCGTTATCCACAAGAAAGCACATAAAATAGTTGATAATGGATTTTTGATGTGATATTATAGGAGACGGAGAGAAGAATATTTCTCTCCCAATCCTATTTATTATTTTATTATTATTATTTTATTATTATTGTTTATTATTATTGTTTATTATTATGAATTTAGAAAGAAAAGATAAAATGGATAAAGTGAATAAAAGGGATTATGAAGATATTCTCGAAGAGAATATCAAACTGAATGCAATCATAAATAAAAGCTACAATGATATTCATAGACTCGAACTGCTTATAGACGAATTAGAAAGCAAGAGAGTTGATTATGAAATTGCTATCGCAATGGCATTGGAATCAAAAGAAAAATATGACAAGGCTAGAAAAAGGATTGCTGATATTGAAGAGAATATAGGACAAATATTGTCCGAAACTTAAAATTGTAAAGGAAAGGGGGAGAAAATCATTGTTCTATGATTTTTCGTTCAATGGTGTAGAATCTTCTATATTTGAAATGAAGATTGGATATGTCGGAGGCAAAAACGATAATGATATTGCAGTTCTAGAATATGAGACGGACTACAACAAGAGAAAGAATGATTTTGGTTTTGGAAGAACAAAGGCAACAGTCAAGGAACCATTAAAGATTGATGATAAAACATTATCTCTTGTAAAGGTTCCGTGCAATAATGGAAACGAGTTCTACACAAGAACAGAGATGGATGAGATAGCAAGATGGCTAACATCATCAAAGCATGGAGAATTGATTCTTCACACAATAGGAGATAATGGGTCTATATTTGACCTAAAACTAAATGGACTATTCACAAAAATAACCGAAATCACGCAACAGGGAAAGTATTTGGGGTACACTCTTAATTTTGAGAGCGATTCAGCTTTTGCACACCTAGATACTGTCATATTCGAGGAGAATACTCCTTCTAAAACATTCGAACTTCCTCTTTTAGATATAGATTTTGCTGCACTTGAATATCTCTATCCCATCATCAAGATTACAATTAAAGAGGATGGGGATTTGGAATTTGTAAACAATTCTGACGGTAATACTGTCAAGATTGAGGATTGTACTACTGATGAAGAAATCATTATTGATAGTGCAAATGAGATTATCAAAAGTTCAAAGAGAGATAATCTTTACAGGGAGTACAATTATATATTCCCTAAACTTGTAAATGATTCTACTTATACAGGAAAAGGAACTATCGCATTTAATAACGAATTTGAATCAAATTTAGATTGCACATTGAAAATTGCCTATGTTCCTTTGAGACTGGGGGTAGGAATCTTTGGCTAATTTATATATTGATAAGAAAGGGTACACAAAATATCCTAAGATTATCATGTCAAATAGAGCACTTGAAAAGCTAGGTGTAATCAATAATATAGATATTGGAACTATCACGTACAGAAAGAGCACTGATTCACCAGAGATAAGCTTTACGGTGTTCAAGGATATGCAGAGTCATTCCTCATGGAAAGACGTAGAGGATAGTTTACAGTTCTCTGAGAATGAAGATGATAGTTCTTTTGACTTTGAGAGCAAGAATACTGCACTTTTCTGGGAAGAAATAAATGACTTGGCAGTAATCTATGTGCAAGACTATGATGAATACTTTGAGATTTCAGTTGAGACTACTGAAACGGAAACAACAACCAAGCATGTTACAGGTACTTATCTTCCTGTAGCAGAATTAAGTAATATAAGATTGCATGACGTTGAAATTAATACTGAAAGCGATATTGAGAGAGAAGATTATACGAAAGCTACGGTTTTCTATGCACCAGCTGATACTCAAAATTCACTGTTGCATAGAGTTCTAGAAAAGGCACCAAACTATAAGATTGGAGAAGTTGACGGAACCTTATGGAATATTCAGAGAACATTTTCTTTTAGCAATATTTCAATCAAGGATGCGTTGAATGAAATCGAGGCTCAGTTTGGTTGCAAGTTTATCTATGACAGTAAAAATAGAATAATAAATGCAGTGGATATGTACACCACATGCAATCATTGTGGACATAGAGGTGAGTTCTATGAAGAATGCCCTCAGTGTGGAAGTACCGACTTGAAGTTGGGATATGGGAAATATACAAATGTATTTATCTCAAATAATAACTTGAGTGAAACCGTTACTCTAAAGACAAGAGACAATGAGATGAAGAACTGTTTCTATCTCAAGAGTGGTGATGATGATATGGACGCAACTATCATCAATCTTAATCCCAACGGAACAAGATATATTTATCACTGGAACGATAGAATGCTTGCTAATGCAAGTGACAATCTTAAGAACGCTATCTCTGAATATGACTTAGCTAAGGAAGAGCAAGAGACAAAGACGTATATGGTAGGAGATTACTCTTCTTATGATGCTCTTGTAGACAAATATAACAGTGACAAGTATGCCACATATGATATGAGCTTGGAAGAGGAAGATAGAGTTCTAAAGAACAATAACTTCTCCCATGCTGAAAATAGAGAAGGTTACAAGGAGTTAATTCGATTTGTCTATGACGCAATAGATTTTCAAGCATATCTTGACTCTTCGCTTGCACCAGCTATTAAATTCGATATAGAAAAGGCAAAGGCTCAATCGGAAACAATCAAGGAGTATGTAAATGGTGTAACTCTTGGTATCGTTGATTTGAAGAGTTCTACTTCGGACGATACTGTAAAGAGTGCTCTTACTACTTACGTCAAGATGATTATTGACGGAGCATTCAAAGTTGATATTAATCTTGAAAGATTGAGTGAGGTGTCAAGTCCTTATTCAAGAACATATAGTGCGAATATCGTTGTAAAATCATATAGAGATGAAGATGATACTTCTTCTTGCGATATTTCATTTACGGTAAACGGTGACTACTCTACGTATATCCGACAGGATGTAGAGAAGAGAATGAAAGAAATCGCTGATGTATCTTCAATCTATAAGATTATAGATTTTCATGGTACTGATAGTGAGCTACAGGATTACGTGTCTTATTATTCTAGGTCAAGACTTGAATCATTCTCTAATGCCTATGAAGAAGCACTGTCAATTATTGCTGGCATGAATCAAGAAGATGCTGATTCCATTTCTCATTTCAAACAGGAATGTGAACACAAGAAAGCAATAATTGATACCGAACTTGAACTAAGAAAAGCCGAGGTGCAGATTGTAGAAGGCGTTATAGACAAAGCACAAAAAGAAGTAAGTGAAACTACTTCTAGTCTTGATATGACTAACTTCTTGAAAACTCCAGAGCTTATTGCTGAGTTCTTCTCATATCGTAGAGAAGATGAGTATAATAATGCCAATTTCATTTCAACAGGTCTTGACAATGAGAAAATGATTGAAAGAGCTACTGAATTTCTAAAACTTGCCAATGACGAGTTGGATAAGGCTTCTAGAGAAATTTATGAGCTTAATAGTGATGTTCATAATCTTTTCATGATTAAGGAATTTGAACCACTATGGGATTCATTTGACGTATTCAACTGGATTAAATATAGAGTTGATGATATGGTATTTAATCTTAGGATAATATCATATGAAATCAACTTTTCAGATACTGGTATAGGAAATATCAATGTATCGTTCAGTAGTGCCTCTGAGGGCTTAACTGCTCTCCCTATGGGAACTGTATCTGAGGTTCTAAAGAGTGCCAAGAGCGTATCTACTGCTTTCCCTAGCCTTAAATTGCAGACATTTATCAACAAGAACAAGATTCTTGAAACAGTCAACAATAATGATGTGATAAATGCAATACTATTGGCTAGTAGAACGGATATTCGCACAAATTCCGACATGACAAGAAGTGTTCTTCAAAGACACTCTTCATTACAACAGGATTATGAAGGATTCAAGTTCTATGTAGAATCAAACTATACTACAAACAGTGATACCGAAAAGCTTGTCAAAAGAGTAACACAGGCAGAATTGAAACTCAATGACTATGAAGGATTCAAGGTAGAGGTTGCAAGCACATATGCAACTAAAGATACTGTCAATTCTTTAGAAGAAAGAGTCCATAGTGCTGAATTAGAAATTACTGACGAGAAGATTGTCTCTAAAGTAACTTCTAGTCAAAAATATAAAGACGACTTATCGCCAGTTTCTATTGTATCTAGTATTAACCAGACTGCTGAAGAAATCAAGATTAGTGCAAGTAAAATCAATCTTGATGGAGCAGTAACGATTAGTGCTCTTGATGATAACGTTGCAAGCAAAGTTAACGCAGTAACAGGATTGAGCACTGATGTAGACAATCTAACTGATAGAGTTAGTACTGCTGAAGGTAATATTGATAATGTTGATTCCGAATTAAAAGGGTTATATTATCCAACCACAACAATGATTGATGGTGGAAAGATTTATACAGGTTCTATTAGAGCTGGCTCTATTGACGCAAATGCTATCAATGTAGCTGATTTAAGAGCATTCGCAGCTACGATTGGTGGATTTACTATAGGAGAATATTCTCTAAGTGCTGGAAAGGAAAGTTACAACGATAACAATAACGGAATCTACTTCGGTACGAGAGATGATTCAAGGTATCTATCTGATGAGAATGAAAACCAGCTTGTAGATGAACAAGGCAATATCCTTTTCTCTATGGAAGGTTCTGCCGAAGTATTCGGTATCGGTAGAGCTGACGGTTATCATCTCTTCTATGACGGAGAAACATTGGATATTGTTGGCAATATTAAGATAAAGAAATTGGGTGACAATAAAAGCTACGCAATTGTCGAGAATGACGGTCTATATATTAATACGGAAGGTAAGCTAAGAGCCAAGTATGGCGAAGAAGCAGCATTCTACGCTTACAACAATCATGGCGAAAGATATAAGGCAGTAACAATGTCAAAATATGGTATTCAGTCGGACGGTACTGGATATTCATATACCGTTCCATATAATGAAAATGACCCATCTACATATTATGAAAAGGTAACGTCCATTACGGAACCTATTGTGTTCAAGAATCTAAACGTTACTGATAACCTATTTATAGATGGTAAAGGTATTATTAAGCTTAGGTCACAGGGTACATCTGGATTTAGGTCTGGCAAAACTGATTATATTGAGTCGGCTACTGGTGGAGCATTTGATTTCCAGACATACATGAGCAAGAACTCATTCAATGTTGTGTCCGACTTATCTGCACTATACCAGACAAATCTTACCACATTCCACAAGGAAACAATAATTGACGAAAATGGTATTGTTTCTAGGGAAAAGAATGTATATGATGCAAATAGCAGTGACCCAAGTGTAGACAATTCAGAGATTTCACTAAACAATGGCGAAATTCTCATTAGTTACGGTAGAGGTGACGGAACTGATTCTACATATGATAACTTTCTCAAAATAGATAGCTTTGGTATCGAGAAAGAGGAAATATATTCTGGTATAGAAGGAAGTACTTTTGAATTTTGTGACACAAGATTGCATTTTAAGGGTGGTACTCAAAGAGGCGACAATTATAGAGAATTTGATGTTCATATGGAGCCAAATATACCATATCAAATGTTATTTAAGCAATATGATGACCAATACTTTATGGCTAGATTGGATGATAACGGAAGTACAGGACTTGAAATATGTGGTGCAAGTTCTTATATTGATTTTCATTATGAAGGTGGTTCTAGTGCTGATTATAACCAGAGATTGATTTCAAGCAAGAGTGGAAACCTATTGGCATATCCGGGAATTTCAAACAGTTCCGATAGGAGATTGAAACATAATATAAAGGATTTGGATAGTTCTATTGTCGATACATTATTGAGTGTCAAACCTAAATCATTTGTGTATGATAGATTACCAGATAGAACTAGACTAGGATTTGTCGCACAGGACGTAATCAAGAACATGGAAGACAATGGATTCTCTAAAGATGAAATGTCTATCATTGACACATTTATTGATGAAAATGGTGTAGAAATGTATGCAGTAGATTATACTCAATTCATTGCACCATTGGTATATGGTTATCAGAAACTCAATAAAGAATATCAAGACTTAATGGAACGAGTAAAGGAACTAGAAAATAACCATTAAGGTGTTGAAATATCATATCTTATATGGTAAAATATCATTGAGATGGGTTAGAAACAATCTTTCCTATCTCTTGATATTGTTAAAAGAAAGGAAGGGATAAAATTGGCTAATAAGGATATTAACACTTATCCTAGCGTTGATTCGATAAACAACAATAACTTTGTATTTGTTAGTGTTGGTGGTACCCTTAAGAAAATCAAGAAAGAAGATTTGTTAAAGGAAGTAATCAATGCACTTGACAAGATTTATCAGATACAGGCTAAAGCAGTATATACTGATGATTATGATTCAACTCTCGGTGATGAGTTGTACACTATTATCAATGGGTTGAAAGGAAATTAAAGAAAAGTTTAAGGAAGGAGATATTATGATTTTATACAAAATGAAACACACGGATATGTGTGACACACACACACACACACACACACACACTATCATATTCCAAGGGGGTTACAAAGCGTAGCCTTCTTAATGAAGGGTGGTGTCAGTGCTTAGTTACTGAAATACATGGGGTGAAAGAATCATGAAAGATTTTTATGGTACTCCGTTGTCTGCAAGCATACCACAACTAGACTATCAAAACATAGTCACGATTCACAACGGTCTTAATGACGCTTCCGAAAAATTCGAGTATTACACACCTGATAGTGATGGAATATTTGTTTTAGGCTGTTCGTATGTTGAAGGGTCGTATGTATACATAGCAGACGAAGATTTCACTGGCAATATGAGGTTAATGTCTGGCTGTAGTGGAAATGGGTCTGTTGGACAAACTAATGGAATGAGTCTTGCATTCAAAGGCCATAGATATAAAGGTAGCTACAGGAGAGGGCAATGGTTTTTCATTCCATATAAACAGTAAGCACGTATTTATGAAAACATTTGATGGCACAAAAATTCGTAGTCTTCCGTTGATTGATTATAATAACCAGTCAATGATATATGCACATGATGGTAACAGATATACTGTAGGAACACCAGATAGTTCCAATCAAATAAATTGGACATGTCCTCATGATGGTTATCTTATATGTCATATTTGGGGAAATAATTCGGGAAAACTTGAAATAAAGGACTTGACTAATAATATTTTAGTTATGACGTTAAGTCAACCAACTTCAAATGTTGGAGGCCCGAATAGAGCATGGATTCCTGTATATGCTGGAGTTCTATATAGAGTGTTGAATTCAGCTAGAACATCACAGGCTACATTTTATCCATTCATGAACGATTAAGTAATGGCACCACACTACGTTAAAAAATAAATGAAAAATTTTTATGGAGATTTAATTCAGAAATATTATGAAACCGAGAGAAAAGGTACATTAACTGCCACTTATGGCTCTGGAGCTGTAGTAACTAATAGTATTCATCTTGAAGCTGGCACATATATAATGAGTGCCAAAATTGGGAGCGATACTTCTGTTGGCAACGCTCTTTCAACAGGAATATATCAAGCAAGAATACAAAATAACTCAACAATTTACGTTGATGGGTCACATACAGGTGATGGTGCCTATTCTATGGGTTTCTCGGTTACAGGAATAGTTAAATTAGACACTGCTCAAAATATTTTTGCACTTGGTCAAACAGGTTCGCAAACCAGTGTAGGTGGTGGAATGAAAGTAACACTAAGAGCAGTAAAAATAGATTAAAAAATAGCTTTGAGAATTATATTTTTTCTACATTATTTGAATTTAAGAATGTAGGATAAAATTACTTTGCATATTATAAATATAACTAGAATGAATTTTTAATGAAGAAAGAAGTGAAAGAATGTCAAACATGAATTATATAAATTTTAGTGTTGATGGACAGAAGTTGAGTTGCAACCAAAGATATTACTCATCAACGGGTACCATTAACACACTCTCTTGTAGTTTTGAATTTAAAACTAACAATTCGCAAGATACCAATGGATGGGATTTGCCATATCTTTGGACACAGTTCCATGACTTGGATGGTGATACATATGTCAAGCCAGTTAATAACAACACATGTGCTATTCCATCTGACTGTTTAAAACAACCAGAGTTTAAGATGACTCTATTCGCTACGGACACCGAGGACTATATGGTGTGTACAAAGCGATACACTACAAATGAAGTTACATTTAGATTTAATGGTGATGCCAACCTCGACTATGACGGTGGGGTAAACCCAGATGACCCAATGCCTTCAAATTGGCAGATTCTTATTGACAAGGTTGCCGAATATGAAAATAGGGTAGATGGATTGTCACAAAGTGTAACTGCAATGGGTAATAGGATTGATGGATTAGATGTTAATCTTGCTAACGAGTCTACTGCTAGAGCTGACGAGGACACTAGGCTAGAGGGTCTTATTGGTAACGAAAAGACTGCTAGAGAAAACGCTGATTCGGATTTGCGATTATTATTAAATGATGAAATAAATGAGCGTACTAGTAGTGATAATGCTCTTCAGCAAAGTATCAATAGTCTAGGTAATAGAGTCTCAAAAAATACAAATGATATTGAGGGCATTAATACTACTGTTATTGATTTATCCGACACTGTTGAATTGTTATACAAGACACTAAGGAAAGACAATTTGTGGACTGAATTGGCAGAATTGGTTCGTTCTGGGAAAGCTAGTAAGTTCCTTAAATACGGAGACCAGATTGAGGAAAACTGGATTGATGTTGATAACAACAATAAGGAATACTCAAATCCTTGGGATGTTGCTAAATTTGAAGATGTGGAGACAAGAGAAGGCACTATCAAAGGTATGTTCTTGAAAACACATTGGGCTACATTAAAGCCAATTCAATTCTCTCACAATAGAGCTTTCTACGCTTGCAGAGACGGATTAAGTGCTGGAACTTATTACATCACATTAGGTGCAGATTGGGGTACTAACGCTAAAAAAGATAAATCATATCAGTTTACACTTACTAAGGACGTACCAGTAGGTGGCAAGTTGGCTGGATTCTATTCAATGCCAGATGTTGCACCACAAAATTGGAAAGTATATGTGTATGATGCAAATGGTATTGATATTTTAGAAAATGCCCTTACTGTTACAGAAGGTACAGACGGTACGTCATTAGGAACATTAAAATTTAATGAAAGAGATGGCAATTTGAATTCTATGCAAGAAACTGCCTATGGCAATAACGACTGGGAAATCTCAGCATATAGACAATACCTAAATTCTCGTAAAGGCAAAGGAGAATGGTGGATAGCTCAAGATGAGTGGGATATTGCTCCAGACCAGTTAAACACAGTAAGTGGATTCTTATGTGGGATTAGTGATGAATTATATAATTCAATGCAAACTGTTAAAGTCAAAACATGGAAGAATAATCCAACTCACGGTGGCATTGAGTCATATACATATGACAAGGTATTCTTGCCTTCAAAAGAAGAACTATATTACACTCCTCAAAAAGCTGGAGAAGGAACATATTATCCATTGATGAAAGAGCAATTAGGATTGGACAAACCATTGGCTGACTACACTGCCTACGCTCCAAATATCACATATGCGATTGAGAATCATAGCTCTGCACAAGTAGTGCGTCTTCGCTCGGCGTATCTCTACAATGCTAGCTACGTGTGGAATGCGTATGCGTCTGGCTATGTCTTCTACAGCAACGCTGCGTATGCGAATCGTTGCACTCCCGCTTGCGTCATTGGGTAATCTTAGGTAATCCACCGAACCACGTATCGGTGGAGAACCGATTATGATATAATATAAAGGATAAAAGGGGGATTTTTTCATGGCTGTAAATGTTGGTCAAAGAAATGTACCAGACACGCCTCAAAATAGAGGGCTTATCTCTTTGAACAAAGCTCTTGATTTAAGTGTCCATACAATCAAAATATGTTCTAATCCAAAAGTGTTTGACGAAAAATATCAAAAATTCATAGATAAAACTGTAGATTGTGCAACCGATATATTTATGTCTGCAAATACAGCTAACAATATTCGTGTGACTGATAAAGAATCAAAGAGGACGAGGTTGAAGTTGGAACATAAGGCGATTCTTTACTGCAACAATTTACTTTCATATATAAATATCGCTCAAAGATTATTTCATTTGAGAGGTAGAAAGGTAAGCCATTGGGTAGGTATGACATTGGATGCTAGAACACTTCTAGGAAAATGGTATAAAGCCGACAAGCAAAGATATAAGGATTTCTAAGTTATATGTTATATATCGGGCGTAGGTTGAAATTTTGTAGTGCGTCTTCGCTCGGCGAATCTCAACAATGCTAACAACGTGTGGAATGCGAATACATCTGGCAATGTCAACAACAACAACGCTGCGAATGCGAATCGTTGCACTCCCGATTGTGATGATAGCTAACCAATAGCATACACATAGTGTTTGTGGAATAGCTAGTTTTACGCAAGGAACCGAAACCCGTTGGTGCAAATCCATAAACAATACCGAAATGATGTTGCGTGACTACTTGTAGTTGCGTAACTATGACAGGAGGCTTTATTTATTAAATACAATGAACATATAACATCATATGATTCATTATGGGAATCATTTATTAAATGTAAAAAAGGTGTAGGTTGGAAACCTAGTGTTATGTCATTTAATCTTAATGCTCCTGAAAGAATTTACAAAATGGAACGTAAATTCAGAGAAGGAAAATGGAAAAATGGCAAACCAAAAGAAATAAGAATTACATATCCAAAGCCTAGAGACGGATTATCAATACCTTTTGAGGATAGGGTTTATCAACGCTCAATTAACGACTTGGTACTATACCCAAGTGCCACTAAATCATTTATCTATGCAAATTGTGCTTGCCAAAAAGGTAAAGGTATAGATTTTGCAAGAAAGTTAGTAAAAAAGTATTTAAGAAAACATTATATAAATAATGGACTTGATGGTTATGTACTTCAGATTGACGTGTCTGGTTATTATCCAAACATGAGACATGAAGAAGTAGATAAGATTTTTAGGAAATGCTTGAGTGACACTGACTATGAAATGGTATGTGATGTACTTAATACTCAATATGAAGGTGATGTAGGATATAATCCAGGTTCTCAAATGGTGCAGATAGCTGGCATTTCTTTGCTAGACCCGATTGACCATTTCATCAAGGAAAAGTTAGGAATCAAAAAATATATCCGTTATATGGATGATTTCTTCTTATTGCATGAATCAAAAGAATATCTTGAACACTGTTTAGCGAAAATCGAATCAAAGCTAAACGAAATTGGATTTTCTATGAATCCTAAGAAAACACATATTAAACCATTAAAGGACGGTTTCTTATTTTTAGGTTTTCATTATCATGTTACAAAAACTGGAAAAATTATCATGACTCTCAATAGTGAAAATGTTAGACATGAGAGAAAGAAGTTATATCGTCAAGCGAAGTTGTTGAAAAAAGGCGAGATTACGCAAGACAAAATTGATAATTGTTTTGAGGGATGGTCGAATAATGCTTCAAAGGGTAACTCTTGCAAATTGATTAAGAGAACGAAAGAATACTTAAAGAAAGTAGAGGAAGAATCAACGTGAATGTAATTATAAATAAATTGTCGCCAAAAGACAGGAAAGAACAAGAAAATGCTATCGCTCAAGCTGAAATCAACCGTGCAAACATTGAATATATTGCAATGATGTCCGAAGTTGAATTAGAAGTCGAAAGTGAGGTTGTAGAAAATGAGCAAGAAATTTAAACTCGTCAAAGAATTCTATGACGAAGGATTGTGGAATACTGTTAGAGTCCGTAATGCAGTAATTAAGAAATGGATTACTGAAGAGGAATTTAAAATAATTACTGGCGAAGATTATTAATGAGATTAATTATAAAGAATGAAAGGGAGAATTAAATAAATGAAGTTAACTTTAAATTCAATTATGTATGCTGAAGAGGTGTTAAATAAACTTGCCAACAAGCAAGGACTAAAGGCAAAAACATCTTTTGCATTAGCAATGAATATCAAGACATTATCAGAGCCTATGAATACACTTGAGAATGTAAAAAATGACCTTGTAAGAAAGTATGGAGAAAAAGAAGGAGAAGATTCATATGTAGTAAATAGAGACTCTAAAAACTTTGACAAGTTTGTAGAGGAATATCGTAATCTTATGGACACTGAAGCTGATGTGAAAATCAAGAAAATCAAAATTGATGAGCTTGATGATACAGGACTTACTCCTAATGAATTTATTGCAATCTCATTCATGATTGAAGAATAATTTCGAAAATAAGAGGACGTGTTTATTGCATGTTCTTTTATTTTATACCTTGCATTTTGTAATATATTGCATATGCAACATATGTCATATATTGCATACTTATATATTATTTATAACAAAGGAGATATTATAATGTTTAAATTTAAAATGACAAACGATACTTACGATAAGTTGAAATGGCTTACTACAAAAGGATTACCAGCATTTGGTACTTTTGTAAGTGCAGTTGGGTTAATCTGGGGCATTCCAAATACTGAAAAGGTTACTGCTACAATCTTGGCACTTATCACTATGCTAGGTGGTATGTTAGGAATTTCTACTAACAACTATAACAAGGATTTCAATAATGATGAATTTATTCCTCAGCTAGAAAAGGAAATGGCTGATAAGGACGAAGAAGAACTTATTGAAGAAGAAGGTGACGTGGAAGATAGCGAAGAAGTAGCAAATATGGACAATCCTGTTGACCTTGATGAAATTCCACAGGAAGAAAAGGAAGAAATGTTTGAAGGGGAGTAGACCTAAGTCTACTCTTTTCTATTGATTGTTCATTGTTTATTAATTGCATTTTAGTTTCATCATGAAGCTTGTGGGGATATTGATTCCATCATACTGATGTGCGAGAGCGAATACACATCTTGAAAATAAAAAAATGCTCATGAATGACTGGTTAGAAGAATAAAATTAATAAATGGGAGTTTGTTTGTAAAATGATAGATTTACTAAGACTAGCAAAAGGGATTCATTATGTCAATAATTTTTGGGTATTTTTAGCACCTTTATTTCTCATGCTAATTGACGTTATCACTGGATTTACTAAGGCATGGGTGACTAAGACAGTTAAAAGTTCTAAAATGCGAGATGGTATCGCCAAAAAGATTGGTGAATTTCTATTGATTGTAGCTATGGCAGTTGTTGTATATGCAGTAATGCTACCAAAAGAGATTACCTATGGTACATCTGTATATATTCTTTTCATGGAAGGAGTATCTATCCTTGAAAACATTGATTTGATGGGAGTAAATATTCCTTTGCCTATCAAGAAAAAGATTAACAATTTTCATAGCTCTCTTACAAGTGGTGATGAAGAGCAGATTCAGAAGAGCATAGATGAATTACAGAAAATGCTTGATGAGGCTAAGAAATTGAAAGGAGATGAAGATAATGGCAAATAATGGAAGCTATTTGTTTAATGGTGGGAAACGAACTGCATATTGTCCTACATTGGAAGCTTACGCTAAGGCTCACGGACAGTTTATCGACAAGAAACATGGCAAAAAAGGTGATGTGGCACTTTTTGATTTCGGAAAAGGCAGAGCATCACATACAGGTATTGTCGAGGAAAAGACATCTACAGGTTATAAAGTGATTGAAGGGAATACATCAATTACTTCAAATGATAATGGTGGGAAAGTCATGATTAGAACGAGAACAACTAAATACATTAGAGGGTTCTATCGCCCTAAGTATGACAAGCTTATTACTGCCGATATGATTGTTGCAAAAGCAAAGGCACAGGTTGGCACAAAAGAAGCACCAGCTGGCTCAAATAAGGTAAAATACAATACATGGTTCTACGGTAAAGAAGTAAGAGGAAGTGAATATCCTTGGTGCATGGCTTTTGTATCATGGGTATTCTGGCATGTGGAAGTACAGGCTAAGGCAGCTGCACCTAAACCAACTGCTACTGCAAAAAAGGTAAGCACAAGCAAGCCAGCAAGCAAGCCAGCTAAGGCAACCGTAAATGTGGCTAAAAAGGCTTCTCCTAAGCCAAAAGGTTCAAGTGTGGTAAAAGAGTACCAACATGCGTTTAACGTGTCTTACAAGCCAAAAACTAAGCTTGTAGAGGACGGTATTCGTGGAGAGAAGACTATTTCTTCTTTCGGAACTGTTAAGTTAAAGAGATTCATGATTGGCAAGAAGACTATGGTTAAATTTGTACAGAAAAGAGTAGGAGCTGACGTAGATGGTGTCTACGGAAAGAACACGAAGGCTAAAGTTGCTGCGTTCCAGAGAAAGCATGGATTGGTTGATGACGGAGTAGTAGGAAGAAACACATTACTGAAAATGGTAAAATAGTATATGATTTAATATTGTATACTATTGAATTGATATTTATCCAAATTAAAAGGGGTATAACTTATGATTTATTTCATAGGCTATACCCCTTCTTTTTTTGTTTTTATTGTTGGTTGATTCTACTATAAATTTACATGTTTAATGGTTTAATATTGCTATTCTAAAAACACACCTAGGATTCTATCGTTACGTAGTACATCAATGACTGCATTAGCTATTTGACTAGGAGTCATCTTATATTCTATATTGAAAATAGGAATGATTCTTTTCTTAATTTCACTATTCAATAGGTTATCAAAATCTTCCTTGTCAGTTTTGAATCTTCTAAGCACCTCGGTTTCATCATCTCTTGTAATCAATAATTTGTGTAATCTATATGATGAACCAACAATGATATAGAAGATACGAATTGAATCATTAGGAATCCTCTTATCCTTGATTAGAGACTTGATTCCTTCTGGTGATAAGACAACAACCTTGTCTTCGTCTCCAAGCAAGCTATCTAAGTGAGTTCCATAATGCCACCCTCTAAAGGTAGCAGTTTCAACAAATAATCCTTTCTTTTCGTCATTGATAAACTCTTCATCCGACATGAAATTATAGTCCTTACCGTTTACTTCTCCTTCCCTCATAGGTCGAGTAGTGCATGTAACAACTCTATCCAATCCTAACTTTTCAAGTTCCATAGCAGTGGTTGTCTTTCCACATCCACTCTCACCAATCAAAACATAAATCATAAAATTCTTCCTTTCCTATTAGGCAATTACATGTCTATGCTTTTCTATAGACAGTTTTTCTATGCAATCCAGAGCATTTACATCTTCTACTTGCCACAAAAATATCTACTGTTCTATTTCTTCCTACTCTATCGACAACTGTATATGTCTTTTTACCAATCTTGATTTTAGTACCAAACTTAACTCCATTCATGGCAACGTGACCACTTCTTAGTCTTACTCCAGAGGCTGAACGGTGTGTTCCTCTAGGAGAGTTGCAACTAGCACAGTAGTAAGTGATTCTCCATTTGCCGATATTTTTCCATTTGTTTGTTCTTGGTTTGATTGTTTTTGATACATTCGCTACACCAAAATTTACAAGTGATTTTGATGTAGACACGACACCAGTGACTGGTTTTAATTCAATTTTCCTGATGTCGTGTTTGCATTTTAACTGGTGTCTTATCTCTCTTTCTCTTCTCTTGTGGGCTTTCATATGGCTTATATTGATTGCCACTGATAAGATAATCGTTGCTAGTAAGATAGCAAGCATAAAGTTTTTGTAAAAGTCTGATTTATTTTTTCTCATAAAGATTTCTTCTCCTATCCTATATGAGTCACCTACTATAACCCTTTAATGATAGAAATGCAGTCATAACAGATTACGTGGGCTTGATTATCTTCGTCAAAGAATGTCCTAAAATCATCATATGACTTGCCACAGATATCGCACCTTTCCTTGAAGTGATTCTTTTTCAGTTTAGGTGGTTCCTTTTTCTTTTTCTTGTCCTGTTCTATCTCTTTCTTTGTTCTTCTTTTTCTTTTGGGCTTTGATTCTTTATCCTGTTCTTTAACAGGGGTGACTTCTTGTTTCTTTCTCCCCATATTCTAATCCTCTATTCTATTGTATATTTAATTTTAATGATATTTGTATTTCCAAATATAAGCTATGGAATTATCAACAGGACATTGCGTAAGTCTTAATGCTTTCATATCCATGATAATTCCATAGTATGAGACGGTTTGATACATGAGAAGTTCAGTTGGTGGTGTCTACCAAAAAGACCTCGCAGAATGGCAAATTTTAGCGTTTAAGCCATACTCTTGCATGTATCATATTCAGTTGTAACAAATACTAATCTTCTGATTCATCTATAGTCTTTAAGAAGTTGCCATCATCATCAACAAACATGCCATACTGAATAAACATCAATTCAGCAATTGGTTCCTTTTCCCTAAGTATTCTAGGCATGTCGGAATCATTCTTTAGTTCAACAACTATTTCATCTGCAAATGAATCTACTACCGTAACAGGAAGTGGCATGTGCAAGTTCTTGAGTTTCATGAGTTCCTCATTTGAGAAAAGAAGAGCACCTACCTGTGAATTTTCCATATCAATTCTCACGCCTGTATAAACATAAATTGTTCCTTTAGGCTGGATTGTAAAGTTCCTAGGAGAGTATATCGTATATGTAGGCTTTCCTACTTCCATTCTAGGAGCAATCGAGTTTTGTCTAAGCAATGATACTTTCACTTTGACTATTCACCTTCTTTCAGTACTATATCATTATAGTGGAATGTTTTCTTAATGTCAATAACTCTTTGATTTGATGAACCTCTATTCTTTAGATTCATATTCTTTAGCGACTCAATAAACTGTCCATCTACAAGATAATCAATTTTAGTTAATTCTCTTGGGTTGATATTTTTTCTTTTTAAGTTTCTTTTCAATAAGTCCTCAAACTTATATCCTGTCCACACCCAAATCTTTTTCTTGTCACCATACTTTTCCTTCACTCTATCAATCAGTTCAAATAAGGTATTGATATTGTATGGTTCAAATGGCTCTCCACCTAGGAATGAGATATGATTTACATAGTCATAGTCCAATGAATCAATAATCTTTTTAATGATTTCCTCATTGAACTCTTTGCCATTGTTCTTATCCCAGATAGAGCTATTGAAACAGCCTTTGCAATGGAAGTGGCACCCTGTGAAGAACACAGAGGTACCAACCCCATCACCATTTGAAATGCAGTAATATTTTATTTTGGCATATCTACTCACTTATTTCACTTCCTTAATCGCACATTTCTTCATCATCAAGATGGTATCTTCTATTCTTGATATCCGAAGCTCGACCTTCCGAGAATGGATTTGTACTTATATCAACTGTCCATAACTTAATATGTACAATTGGACTATCTCTTTACCATACACAATATATTAAATTGTGGTTAGGTAGCGAGCGCTTCAGCATACTCATTTCATAATATGCCTAAACAGATGTCTCTGTATAGTCTCTACACCTTTAAGTGACTTATGTCACAAACTTGGCACGGTATTGTTTATAAATAAATAATTTGTTTTTATAAGTTTTCACCGTTAGCTATATAATTTATATAACACCCTAGATTTCTAGGTTCACCCACTTATCATTACATGGTTTCCCATATAAGGGGCATAACATTTTTGTCTACCCACATACTCTTAGTGCAATATCCATCTTGTCGAAGTCATCATTTCCACACTGAGGGCAATGGAATTTCAAGTCATCTCCCATTGAAATATCAGTGCAACCACATACTCTGCAATAAGATGTAGTTGTATTTAGTTCTGCATACATGATATTGTTGGAAATAAATTTAATTACTTCCAATACTGCATCAATATTCTTTGTCATATTAGGTGTCTCTCCGTATGAGATAGTTCCACCTAGAGACAGTTCTTGGAACTCGCTTTCTACTTTAAGCTTTTCAAAAATAGACATCTTCTCTCTTACATCCATATGGTAAGAGTTTGTGATATAATTCTTGTCTGTAATATCCTTGACTACACCGAATCTCTTCTTAAGGCATTTAACAAATTTTGTTACTGTATTTTCAATTGGAGTTCCATAAACTGAATATCCAATATTTTCAGCTTTCTTCCATTTGTTACATGCTTCATTTAGTTTTCTCATTACGGATAAACCAAATTCCTTGCCTTTACCATAATGGTGGCTCATGCCTGTCATATATTTGACAGTTTCATATAATCCAGCATATCCTAACGAAATAGAAGAGTAATCATTGAACAATAGCTTATCAATGGTTTCTCCTTCTTTTAGTCTTGCTAATGCCCCATGTTGCCATAGGATAGGTGCTACGTCAGATTTCACACCTAATAAACGCTTATGACGTACTTGTAATGCTCTATGGCATAATTCAAGTCTTTCGTCAAGCAGTTTCCAGAATACATCAAAATCCCCATGAGATGATAATGCTACATCTGGAAGATTGATTGTAACCACTCCCTGATTAAATCTTCCCCAGAACTTAGGTTTTCCGTTTTCATAATATGGTTGCAAGAAACTTCTGCATCCCATACAACCAAACACGTTTCCTTCCTTAAGTTCTCTCATTTTCTTTGCTGAAATATAATCTGGAACTAATCTTTTCGCAGTACATTCAGCTGCAAGTCTAGTCAATTCCCAATATTTAGAACCTTCATGGTCGTTGTCTTCGTCAAGTACATATAGCAGTTTAGGGAATGCAACTGTCACTGGATGACCTTGAGGATTCTTGATTCCCTCAATTCTCTGTTTAAGAATCTCGGAAATACATTTAGCCATGTCTTCTCTTTCTTGCCCTTCAACTTCATCAATATACATAAAGATTGAAATGAAAGGAGCCTGTCCGTTAGTAGTGTTCAATGTATTTAGTTGATACTGAATTGTCTGAATACTGTCTCTAATTTCCTTTGCCACTTCTTTTTCGATAGCTTCATTAAGCTCTTTATCTTCCATATTAGGGAAATATTCCTTAAATCTTTTTGTGATTGATTTTCTTGATTCATTTACGAAAGGAACAAGATGAGCTAAGTTAATTGTGGCACCACCATAGCTTGAACTTGTAACCCCAGCAACAACCTGTGTAGCAATCGTACACGCAGTTCTAAACGAATGAGGTTTTTCAATGAGTTTACCATTGATTACAGTACCGTTCTGTAGCATGTCCTCAAGATTGATTAATTCACAGTTATGTAATGGCATCACAGGAGAGTAATCCATATCATGAAGATGAATCAATCCATTTTTGTGAGCCTCAAGGATATCATTTGGATAATATTCACTTGCGAGAGCCTTGCATGTCTCCCCAGCAATATAATCTCTCATGGTATTTACAACTCTTGCGTCCTTGTTTGAGTTTTCCTTGTAGAGTTCATCACTTGCAGAAGAGTTTACCAATCCAAAGATTGTTTCATTCCTTTCTTTTGTCTTTCTATCCATTTCTCTAAGATAACGATAACGAATATACGCTCTCGCTACATCAACCATACCAAACTGAAGCAATGTCTCTTCAACAATATCTTGGATATTTTCCACCGTGATTTCATTCAGTTCTTTTTGGAGAATCTTGTTCGTTACCCCACTTGCTACTGCATTTGCCAGCAGTTCATCTTTGTTTCCTACTTCATCCATTGCTTTCTGTACTGCAATACGGATTTTGTTGCAGTCAAATTCAACTGCCTCTAAACTTCTCTTAATTACTTTCAAATAATATCTTACCTCTCTTTCTTGATTAATATATACCTCAAAACAACGAGTTTGTGCCAACCATAATGATTAATATGTTAAATCATCATCATAGGAATCACAAACAAAGTCACTTTCCTCGTAACCAAAGATAATACCATCATTGATTTTGTGTGACATTTTTCTCGTGTCTAATGAGCTGCATTTGTTCTCGAACTTGGACTGTTTACTTCTTTCGTGTCTTAGTTCCTTACTGATTTTCTGCATTACTTTTTTCTTGATAAAGGCATTCAAGCCCCCATCTTTTTCGGAATCATAGTCGTGAATGGCTTCCATGAATCCAATCTTTGCAACTGTTTCAAAATCTTCTCTTAAGTGTTTAGGTACGATTCGACTGATTAAATGAGTGATTTCATCTTTCTTGGACTCATACAATCTACAAATCTGTACTTCCTCATAATTTGTCATTTCATACATTCTCCTTTAATCTTTAATTAATATATTTGGTTTATACCTAAGTTTTCTTAGGTTACATGTTTATTATATCATCAACATAGAGACATTGCAAGGTTTACATGCTTGGTTTTTATATAGAAAATGGGGTCTTAATAAGACCCCTATCTCCTTGAATATTATTGATGGAATTGTTATATAATATCACACATTGACAAAATACATAATAGTATAAAGATTACTGAAAACTCATATAACATATCTCTATCCACCTTTCTATGACTGATTAATTAATTCGCTCATATAAGGAAGTTTTAGGAGTTCATCACATAACACATTCCATTCTTGCATTTTGTGATTTCTTCTCTGCTTAATGATATTCTGAGCATTCTGGTAGTTCATATCAATAGTTGCTTTCATGTTATATCCATGAGGGAGAAGTTCAAGCATTGCTCTCCAATACTTCTTGTCTTTTGTCTTGTTGAAGTCTTCTCTTAACTTGTTCAGTGTGTCTAGCACTCTTGAAAGTTCCTCTTTAGCATAGTCTACTTCTCCAATTCCCTCGGTACTGAACATATCTTCAGTAAAAGGTTTCACATGAATTCGGTGCATTTTTGAACAACTGTTTCTTGTAACTCCTACCTTGTATGTATCAAATTCAGCCCACACAATAGCATTAGTTGTCAAGTCAAACTGGATATGAATCATCCTCATGAACTTGGCATGTTCAGTTCCAGCCTTGCATAGCCTTTTCATCAACCCTAAATCCTTTTCTCCTACATTGTACTTTCTAGGATTCTCTTCATCATATTCACTGTCAATGTGTTTCCAACTGTCCATTGGATTTCTCATTCCTCGGATAGCACCCTCTAATCCGATAACTTCAATGTTTTCTACTTTTAACATAAATTACTTCCTTTCGATATTACTTAATAGATAAAACATATTTGTCTTTCTATTGTTTTCTTCTTTGATTCTTACTGCTCTATTTACCGTCTTAACTTCACCAATATGTATACATTTGTGTTTTGTTCTTGTAATTCCTGTATATAACAGGTTGTTATTTAACATATACGTGTGAGATGAAGATGATAACAGGATTACATATTTTGATGAAGACCCCTGTGATTTGTGGATTGTGATTGAATATCCTAAATCAACACCTTTCATTTCTTCATAGTCATAGATTACAATGCTATTAGGGAACTCAATAATGACTTTCTGATACTTGTCATAAATCTTCTTGATTCGTCCTGTCTCCCCATTGGCAATGAACGTATGTACCTGTGGGTCATCATGGTCTTCTTCAATGGAACCCTCGGAGATGAATCTCGCAGCAGTGTAGTTATTTACTGTCTGCAATACAATGTCACCTTCATAGAAAGTCTTATCATCAAATGATACTTTCTTTTCTCTTTCGTCATTGGCTCTAGGATTTACAATCTTCTGTAATAGGTTGTTTATTGCAGTACACCCTAAGTCACCTTTCCTGTAAGGTGTAAGAACCATAATATCCTCGGCAAGTTCTCCCTTTTCAATAAGACCCTTGTACAATGACAACGTATCATTAAGGATTTTTTCCTTGTCGGTCTTTACAAACATGTAGTCCTTTTCGTCACCGAAGATTACCGTCTTGTTTATTTCCGATTCTTTAGGCAAGAATCTCTTCTTGTTACGAATGTCTGTAGCAACTTTCATCAACCCACCACTGCTATATCTGAAAATCTTGCTTAGGTGGACTGTCTTGAATCTATTTGTATTGATAATATCATAGAATACGTTACCATATCCAACAGAAGGCAACTGAGCATCATCTCCTACAAATACAAGTTTAGGTAGAAACTCTCTTTGACTCAGCATTTTCCCCAATAGCATATTCATCAATGTCGTATCAATCATTGAACACTCGTCTAGAATAAGAACATCACAATCAAAATTATTGTATGCAATCATCATATGAATAGTACTGGCTTGTCTCATTGTATAGTTCTGTAATACCTTTGCTGCCTTTCCTGTAGGAGAAGCCAACATATATTTGACATGGTTATCTTCAAGCATTTTGACAAGTAATGAAATTGTGGCTGATTTACCAGAACCAGCGTTACCGTCAAGGATAACTACATTGTGGTCAATGACTGCCTGTAATAATCCTTTCTGCTCGTCCGTTGCTTCAAAGTCACCTAGTTTATTATATTTGCTCATATCCACTTTATCAAATAGTTTTGAATATGTTCTCTTATTCCCCTCAAGTTCAAGAAGAGAATTTACAATAAATGATTCACTATCATATACTGACTTCAACGTGACATAGATATGGTCTTCGTCAACATACAACTTAAGTTCACTATGTTTATCTTTCTTTGATTCTCCTACGATTTCCTTGAAATACTTGCAACACTCTGGTACAAGCTCGTCAGTCTTTGCCTTGCAATCAACAAGCAACATTTTTGTCGAACCGTCATCCATCATTTCCTTGATTACATGAGAAATAGCAGCTCGGCATCTCTGTTTTGACGTTCTTAAATCAAAGTTAAACTTATCCTTCATTCTTAATAGAATAGCATCTGCTTTCTTAAAACCAATACCATCAATTGAACACATAAAGTAGTATGGGTCTTCCTTGATTTTTGATTTGATTATTTCAATATTCTTATACTTGTCAAAGATTTTCTTTACTGCATTGATTGACAAGGCACCGTCAAAATATCCAATAACATCAAAGTATACGGTATTCTCCATAATCTTGTTCTTAATTCTATGCCATTTCTTCTCCTTGATACCCTTGAGCTTTGATAAGTCTGGTTCCTTTCCGTCCTTTACCATTTCAATGATATTCGGATAAGCTAGGAACAATGTATCGGCATCCGTATAACTTAAGATATTAACGAGGAACTTATATGTTTCCTCTTCCGTAGTCGGCTGTTCAACACTGAAATTTGTCATGCTATAAGACAATCCATATTTAGGACTGTTCTCAACATCACATTCCAGTGTGTATAGAATGTCTTCACTTAGAATAGGGAAATTGCCCTTTACCGTAACATTTCCATATTTGTTTAATTTTACTTCCTCGCTACATTTTTCTGGTCTCATAGCGACAATGGCAAAATCATCTTTGCGAAAGACATCTCTTTCATAATATGCTTTAAATTTTACACCATTCATTCTATAATTCTCCTTAATATAAGGGCAATTCCCTATGGTTTATTTGTTCTCAGATTCTTTAATTTTCTTCTTGTTCTCTGTTTTGAGTTTATCAATAATGTCTTTTGCTTTCTTCTGAACTACAACCTTATGTGATTCTTCATTCAGTGCTTTAGCAATATTCTTGACATCATCAACTTCATGTTCTAGCAACTCAATAAGTCTATTTACTTCTCTTAAGTCTCCCCAGTCGGAAAGATATAATTCCTTATCCGTAATTTCATTATAACTTAACTTGAGTTTCTTTTCAAGAAGTTTCTTCCCTTTCTTGACAACTTTATTTAACGAGTCAAGATTCAATGAGGAAGTGAATGTTTCTAGATTCTCTACCTTCAAGTCTCCTTCTTCATCTTCTTCGAAGTCTTCTTCATCATCATTTTCTTCGATTTTTTCAGATTCGTTAATGTCATCTACTGTATTTTCATATTCTTCATATACTGTGTCTAACACATTAGCTTCCATATAATTTAAATCGTCCATTTTTCTTCCTCTCTTTCTTGATATTCTTTCACTTTATGCACCATGTCCACTGCCTTCTCGAATGACAGTAGTGTTCCGTCATCTTTAAGGTCTTCATTGAAATAGTATCTTCTTCTCTCCGTACCAAATCGCTCGTTGAACTCAAGCAACTCAATCTGATAATAGCTTTTCAATCTCTTTCCTTCTTCGACAGGAATAATATGAAGTCTTATTCCGTGACATGTATCACTCTTACCGAACTTGAAAGACATATATCCTTGACAGTTTGGATAGGTAGAGATATAATTCTCAAACGACTGATATGGGAGTTCAAAATCCAATGAAGAAATCCCATATACAATCGCCTCTCGTTCTCTATTGTATTCCCACATGTTAACACTCCTAATGCTTTCCAAACATCACATATGGGAAATCTACCGTCAATTTGACAAGAAGGTATGGTCTTAAGTTTTCGTCCATTCTACTTGTTACATAGCAAATATCACTGTCCATAATTCTTTTAAAAGAACTGTCGTCTGGACATAATTCTTTTAACTTGCCAAATTCGTATTTTAGTTCATTGTCACTAAATGAGACATACCATCTTTCATGAATGAAGGTATGAGGAACGAAGTCCTTCAATTTCATTAACTTTGTTTCTTTATAAGTTTCTTTTGTTTCCATATTTATCTCTCCTTTTCTTAATTTACAATAAGATTATAGCATTGAAATAATACCATGTCAACACGTTTTGTGCTATTTTTGAATAATATTCCATCTGTCGTTCATCACATATTCCAAATCATCATTATCTCTAATCCAATCCGTTTTTGTTTCTTCTTTTCCATCTACCATTACAGTAACAGTTACTGGTTTTGACTTCGGTTCCTGTACGATAGAGCCTATGATGAAGTCATATTGCGAGAAAGGATTTCTCTTGAACATACGAAATCTTACTTCGTATGTAATCCCCTCTCCTAAATCATGAACCTTTACTTTTGGGTTTCCTTTAACATTTTCCATATCGCTTAGAACGATAAAGTATCTATTATTCCTGTCATTAAACTTCTCATTCTTGTAATCAACAACTCCGAGATATTCATTCTGAGCCTTTATATATTCTTTAATTGAGATATTCTTGTTCTCAATTCTTTTTGTAAGTTCCTTTACCAATCCGATAACATCAATTTTTGAGAACTGCTTAGGAGTTTCCTTTTCCGAATACTTCTGTACAAGATACTCTGGAATATCAATCTTGCCATCTTCTAATTCAGCTTTCTTGATTGTCTTTCTTGTTGATAGCTTCTTATACAAAGAATATACTTCAAGAAGATATTTTGATTTACCGAATTTCTTGAAATAGTTCAAACGGATAAGAATTTCCATAGCTCTCTTGTCAATTGAATACTGCTTGTACTTTGGAGAATCAATCTTAACAAGCAAATCAACGAAATCATCAATCTCTTCTTCCTGTGATAACTTGTATAATCCTTCAGCACTCTTTTCGTTCAAGTACTTGATTGACTTGACACCTTTATAGATTGCGTTTTCTTCCTTGTAGCAAGAATATCTTGCACGAGACTTACCAAACTCAACTGGCTTAAGCTCAATATTGAAGTAAGGAAGTTCCTTTGTCAGATTGATTGTTCTATCAAAATCATCTTCATAGTACTCAAATACCACTGTATAATATTCAAGAGGATAATGAGCCTTTAGATAAGCCATATAGACTGAATCATAGGCATAGCTCAATGAATGAGACGCATTGAATGAATACTTTGCTGCTGCCTGTACTACACCCCATGTTTCCTCAAATCCCTTGATTGTACCGATATGCTTTACCCAGTTCTCAGATAAGGTCTTTTTTAATTCCTTTAGTTCCTTTTCTTTGAACTTCTTCTTTGAAATCTTCTTGATGATTGTATATGTTTCTGATTCAACAATACTCAGCCAGATGAGATATTTCATGATAAGCTCTTGGTAAATCATTCTATGAGAGCCTTCTTTTAATAGGTCATCTAGTTCCTTGATACCTGTACTGTAAGGCTTTCTATCTACGAAGTCATCTCTAAATGTAGCACATCCGGGTCTTAAAATCGCAACATAGGCAGACATATCCGATATGCTGTGTGGTTTATATCTCATTGCATACATTCTTCCGAAGTCGGAATCAGCTTGATTGATAGTGCTTGTAATACCGTCCTTGTAAATATCCCATACCTTTTCATCATTTTTGATAAGCTCATCCAGTTCCTTGATTGTAGGGATTGGCTTTCCAATAAGCTTGTAGCATGAGTCAATGATAGCCCATGAAATAGCTGAAAGGTAGTCGTTCTTTAGATATTTATACTTGTCACAGTTGATTCCTGTAAGAAGTACACACTGCATGGTATTCTTGTCCTTGTCTTTGGCATTTACCACACCGAACTCTTCGTCTACTGGCTTGTCGAATAAGCACATAGAACAAGGAGAAGCACTCCATGACTCAATAACACCAATAAGTTTCTTGCTTCCCTCTACAATATCCTTCCATTTAGGGTCATGCTCAAGTTCGTCCAATGAATCGGTTTTGTCCTCGTATGTTCCTTTCGGAAGGTCAAGCATCTTGCAGTATCTAAGGAACGCCTGTTTATCCTTTAATGGCTTAAATGCAAGCATCCACCCACAGTTTTCCTTGCCTAGCAAATCTTCCGTAGCCTTGATAAAAGGAACTCTATCCGAAGTATTCAAGTCAATATCTGGAAGTGAACGTGTCTGCAAGATACGAGTTGTAGACATGAATCTCGAAGGGAATAAAGTAATAGGAGCTGAGATTCTATCAATGTTGGTAAGATTTAATAGATTATTAACATAGAATGATGGTGCTGAACCTCTCCCTGTTTTTGTAAGTGTTCCACCATATTTTTCTTGAGCAACCTTACATGTGTAGTAGTCAATAACAAAGTAAGAACTCATTCCTGTATCTTCAATTGTTTTCATCTCGGACATGATTTCTTTCACATATTTCTTTCTGAGATTCTTTGGAATTTCCTTCTTCTTTTCATTCCATTGTGCGTTGACGATTTTTCTCAATTCAGCTTTAGGGTCATCAACAATGCTAGGCAACTTGATTTCCGTATTGAAATAAGACAACGGTTCTGCCTGTTCAAACACGTTTGTATTTTCCAATGCCTCAATAGCCTGTTCTCTTGTAAGGACTCCCTGTTTCATATATCTCTCGATAATGGTATCATATGACGGATAATCAAGAATAAAATTCTCTTCTTGGTTCTGTAATGAATCATCATCACTGCTTGTCTTTTTGTTTGTTCCTTTTCTCTTGCTTATTACATACTTGTTTCTATCCCATGCATCTTCTGGCGAAATATAATGGCTATCATTTCCATGAATGATTGGGATTCCATACTCTTTTGATACTTTAAGGAGCCATCTGTTCAACTTCTTCTGATTTTCATCATCATGGTTCTGCACTTCTAAATAAAAATGTTTGAAATACTCATTTGCTTCTTTAATAAAATCCATATTCATTCCCATTCCACCTAGACATGCAGTAGTAACAACAAAATTGTCTGGGTTGAGACTGAATAGCATATCATGAGTAACAACAGGATGATAATAGAAATTTTCCCATGCTCCTTTGAGCATCTTATTTAATTGCTTTGCACCATCATTGTTCAAGGATATAATACATAAATGTTTTCCTCTATTTTTCTTTTCAGTGCTCATTTCATGGTCATAGTATACTTCACTTCCAACAATTACATTTAGTCCGTAACCTTTTGCAATATCGTAATAATCCAAAGGAGAACCTTGATACCCATGTTCAGTTGTAAAGATTGTATCATGACCTAGTTCTTTAGCTCTCTCACAATAATCTTCAATTCTAGCAACACTGTCCTGTACAACTGGATTGCTATATGAAGAGTGTTTATGATAATTATAATACTTTTTCATTTAAATTAATCAATCCTTCCATACCTCTACACTGCTCTTCAATTGCTTTCATATTAAAATCCCAAAGTCCGTGAATATCCATTTCCTCTCCACATTCATCACATATAGCGACCAGTATTTTGAAATCAAAAACTTTGCCTTTTATTTCTTTTTTCACAATCTTCTCTCGAAGTGTGTATGGTCTTTCATCTCTACAATGCGTACAAAAATCGTACTTTCTTTCCTTTGCCATTTCCTTTTTCTCCTTTCATGGAACTATTCTATCACATATAATCAAGATATGCAATACTTTTCGTTGCAAACAAAAAGGAGCAAGCATATACTTACTCCCTATAAATTATAAGCTGGACATAATGTCAGTTAGCCAGTCTCCGTCATTGTTGTTTGTATCGGTATTGATAGTCACTTCCCCATTATTAAAAGATACAAGTTCTTCTCCATTCTTTCTTTTTAGATACTCATTATAGCACTTATTCTGTTCAAGTGTATATCCAGATAGGTTACTAAAGAAGTATTCTCCTTTTTTTAGAGTTTCCTCGTCATCATAGAAAACCTTGTCATCATGAGACAACTTGTAGTCCTCAATTGTTTCATTGATTTCATCTACTGTACTTCTTAAGTATTCAACCCATTTGTCAACAAGCTCTTTGGTAACTCTTTTTCTTACCCAGCAATCAGTAACGACAAATTCATTTCTTACATCTTCTGGCAAAACATCTAGAGAGTTATTTTCAACAACCTTAATTTGATATTTATCAATCTCTGAATCATAATATCCAAGTCTTTTCATCACCGTCTTGACATTTGACTTAACAGAATCACCAAACTTGCTACGTTCAATGTTTCGTTCCTTTACTTTGCCATTATTCTGTTTGAACTTGACAGTTACATATTTCAAAAAATTCCATGCTACCGAAATATTTTCCAAAGGAACTCCTGTCTGGTGCAATCCTAAAGCATAAATAACAAGCTGACCAATCTCATTCTCCTGTTTAGCCTTGCTGTAAATTGTAGATGATTTCCAGTCACCGATAAGATACTTGTCTCCTTTCTTGACAATCAAATCGGCATATCCCTGTAGGATAATATCATCTCTCACCTTTACCTCTAGAAACTCTTCTAACATTAATTTATCGGCTTTGATAGGTCTATGATTTTCAAAGAAGTCCAATAGGTCTTTCTTGTATTTTGTAGCAATACTTTTGTCCTTGTCATTATCACTTCTATTGAATCTTAATCCAGCAATGTCATAATTTGCAAGCCATAATGACTCAAAGTATTCTTTCATCATATCATATGAGATTTCATTGGAATAATATTTCTCCAATGTCTCATGAATGTTCCCACCCAATGCACTATAAATGTTCGATAGAACCTCTCTTTCGTGTTTGATATATCTTAGGTAGTAGCAGTATTTAGAAGTATGCCACGAGTTGATTCTTGACCATGAATACAGAAAATCTACTCCATACTTCTTTTTAATTTCATTTAATTCTTCGTAAGTTTTTCTCATTTCTCTTATAATCCCATCCTCTCTCTACTTGTCTTTCATGAAGTTTTGATACTTGCTTTCTTCAAGACAATCATAAGTAATCCTATTATTGAATAGCTTTGTATATATTACATTTCCTTTGTCACAAGGCGAATCTTTCTTTTCCAGAAGTCCTTCATTATCCTTGATGTATGACACCTTTCTTAATCCATAAAAATTATGGCATAGACTTCTTACCTCGTTCACGTCAATATCATTATCCATTGCAATAATAACTTCCTTTACATTAAGTCCTAGGATAATTGATATTTGTTCCTTGGTCATGGTATGACCACTCAATGCTACACATGTGCAATCATCAAGAGCATCTCTCTTGAGTACGCTCTTCTCAGCTTCAAATACAACAATCCTTTCAGCTTTTTCTATATGTTCTCTATTCTCCCATAAGCCATATAGATTGATACCTTTATGATATCCCTTTGAAATATAGTATTTTCTTATTCCTAGCTCTTCACAGTTCTTGATTGATGACCTCATATTGTAGCCTAGGACTCTGCCATTGAGCCAATATCTCATTGGAATTACGGTTCTCTTGCTATAGTTGTTATATCCCAAAGCAAACTTGTTTACCGTCTGTAATGTAAGACCCTCTCTAAAGAAGTCAATATGAGGGTATCTCACATAATCGAAGTTCTCATTATATTCTATATCATATTCATAGTCTTCGTATGTGTTTTTTGCTATCTTCTTTGCTTTCGTGAATACCTCAAGAATATCTTTCTTTGCTTTATCCTTTTTAGGAACATATGAATTATCAAGCTTAAGTCCGAATACCTTGTGAATGAAGACAATAGAATCATAAAAGGAATGAGATTTTCCCATGACTTTCAAGTTATGTCTCACAAGGTCAAATATATCAGAACTTTCATCAAATTCTTTTCTTGTGTAGTTCATTACCTTCATGAACTCGCTTAGATATATGACTATTGCACTAGTATTATCTCCATCAATATTTGCACATGTGATATATCCATCATGTCTTTTGATTGAATGACACCCAATCTTATGCAATAATTTTTCCGTATTGTCATAGTCATTAAGCATTTTCTTCAACTCTAACGTAGTCATTCAAAATCTTCTCCCTTTATTCATACTATTTAGAAATCTTCCTGTACGTAGCAGATTCCCAAGTCTCTATTCCTATTGGTAGACAGGTCATATTCCGATACAATTTCATATGAACCAGATTCACCAAATCTATTCTTTGTAATGAATGTAATCATATAGTTCTGTTCTCTCTTGAGGGCTTTCTTTACTGCACTTTTACCTTTCTCAAAGTACATTATTTCTTTCTTGCCACCCTCGTATTCATCTTCAAATGGTTTTCGCATCATGATGTTCACACTGATTACGTCTAGAATATTCTTGGACTGTCCTACATCATAGTTGGTAAGCTTTCTTGTCTTTACCGAATTTTTGGCAAGCTGATATGTAACAAATAATCCTACATTTCTTGAGGCTGGTTTAACTACATCATAGAGTTCTCGCATATCTCTCTCCATAGCTTTCCATGTCTGTTCCTGTACCTTAATGTCAGATGATTCCTTGAATGTATCTAATACAAACATTCTTACTCCCATAGAAGAGTATTTCTTAATCACCTTAATCATGTCCTTGCAAGTGTATTTCTCAAAAGGAATGATTGTAATAAGATGACCCTTTGTCAACTCTTCGAGCTTATCCTTTGCCTTTAGAAGTATCTCCAATAACTCTTTTGAGAAGTGACCATTTCTTAAGTCTTTCTTGTGAACATCATGTCTCTTCTCATCACTTCCAATATATCCATTGAAGAGATTGTTTGAAATCCATACAAGAAGTTCTTTCTGAATTTTCTCCTTGTCTTCCTCGTTTATGGCTATGACAATAGGTTCCTTGAACTTGATTACAGATGGCAATAAATAGTTAATAGCAGTTGTTGATTTACCGACACCTGTAGAAGCTCCTAATCCATAAATATTCCCATCAAGATTAAATCCACCTACTTCGTCCGTTAGGATATTGGCATTATGGAATGGTAAGCCTACTGCACTGCCTTTATTGAGCTTTTCAATAAGTTCATCAAGCCCATCACTTACATCATAAGAGGCAATCTTGCCACCTCTCTTGAGAAAACCATTCTGCATTGCTGCATCCATGCTTGTGTATACTTCCTCAATATCCATATCAATCAAATCGTTGAAATTAATATGGAAGTAGATTCCACTTTTGGCTGTTTCAAGGATAGCATTCCACTTGTTTAACTGATTTACATAGCCAAATAGGTTCTCTTCCTTTACATACTTCGTTGCTTTCTTGATTGTATCAAACCCACCATACTCCTTATACTTATTCATGAGCTTCGGGTGTTTCTCAAGATATAATCCAACCGTAACGTCATCAAGAACCTGTTTTCTTTCTCCTACAATTAAGTCATAGGCAATAGCGTAATATACTTTCCATTCATTGTGAGTAAAACTGTCTATGGTCAAGTCTAAATCAAATAATACCTCTGGTTTCTTGTAGATAATTGAAACTACGTTCGCTTCATCTTGAAGTTTTACTTCTTGTATCTTCTTGATTTGCTCTTCAAAATTAAGCAATAACATCACCACATTTCTTCATTGAAATTTTTAATCTTTCCTTTTGCAACATATCCCTCATAAGTTTCATTCTTTATCTTCCTAGCAGATTTCTTCTTTAGTTCTACTTCTTTTACTTTTCCACTTGCCTTTGCGTCATTATATTTCTTAGCCATCTCATTTAAATGAGGTTCTACAATCTTTCTTATATAGACAAATGCACTTATATCACTCTTGAAGTTCTTATGAGTCATTGCATAATCTATTTTACTCTTACAGAATACAAATGTCAAGTAAATTACTTCAAAAGAAATATTCCCACGGTCTGGGATATTCTTGTTTTCAATCGCCTTTCCGTGGGATAATCCTTTAAGTCCTAGGACTATTTGTTGTGGAAGAGGAACATTTGGTTCGTAATGGAATACTTCATCCTTTACGTATTTATATAGCTTATCAAAAGCCTGTCTTTCTTTCTTGTTGATAGCCATCTTATCCTCTTCCTTTCATTATTTAGTTAACTCTAAAACTTCTAATGCATCATCAATCTTGTCGATTGTTCTAGGGTCTGTATATCCTAATTCCTTAAGTTTTGTTACGATAGGTTTAAGAAGTTCTGGTTCTCCTTTGTGTTCCTTGATGTATTCAAGAATTTCTTCTAAAACTTTCTTAAGTTTATCTTTCTCTTTCTTTCTCTTGTTTGCTTCTTCAACAATCTTTTCAGTTTCTTTTGCTAATTTCTTATCTTCCTTTTTAGCGTCTTCAACTTTACGTTTGCCATTTGATTCAATCTCTTTCTTGATTGCATCTTCGATAGCCTTTTTGAATTCCTTTGCGTCAAAGTCAATTTCTGGAACGATATATTTAAATCTACTTCCAGATTCGATTACATAATCGTCTTCATCTCTAAACTTGATTTTACGATTTTCACCCTTGATAAGCTGAGTCTTACCTTTCTTGATAATCTGTCTATCCTTATAGGCAATTCCCATTACATGAGCATCATTTGCGAAGTACTTATGCCATCTAGGGTCTAGGTTAGATGTAATTGAACGATATTTTTCACCAGTAGTTTCATCAATTGAGTTCTTAGTTTTAGTATGACCAATCCATACGAACTTGATTCCTACGGAACTCAACTTAGTTCTAAATTCATCAAGAAGTCTATATAAGTCTTCGTCTTTTCCATAGCCTAATTCGTTGAATGATTCTTTTAAATCGCCTTTTCCTTTACGTTTAATCTGAAGATTCTTTCTTCTTAATAGTTCTTCCATTGCCATTCTGATTAAATGGTCACATGTATCAACTGCCAATACTTTTAAGTTAGGATATTCGGTTGTCTTATTTTCAACAATATCGTTGATTAATGTATCTAAGTCAACCTTGTTCTGTAAATCCCAAGTGTCAAGCTCTGCTTCATTTTCAACAGAGTCCTTATTCCATACCGGAACATTTACATAATTGATTCCTTCAATTGCGTCTGCCCCCTGTTCGGAACCCATTTCAGCGAATAGATATCCGTCTTCACCTACTGTGTCTTTTAGCAACTCATAGATAAGAGTTGTTTTACCTACTTTTTCTTCTCCCAATAGGTATAAGTTGTAGTTCCAAATATCTACTGATAATTTGTTTCTTCTTCCAAATGCCATAAATTTTCTCCTTTATTTATATTTATTATTTAATATAATATTTTATTTGATTTATTACTTCACTTAATTCATTTAGTTATATGATAGCCTTTCACCTAAGCTACTCAGCTATCATTAGTTAAAGACTAGTCGAATGGTAATTCATCATCTGAGAATAAATCACCGAAGATATCCTCTTCTTCTTTTGAGATTTCTTCATCAGTCTTAGTCTTAGTTTCTTCTCCATCTTTAGGTGGAAGTTTTTCGAACACTTCTTTGTCGTAAGCGTTGGGGAAGAACTGAATAATAGATTCATTAGTTCCGTCATCATTCTTAGTGTTTCTAATATTGATTGATGTACATACCATTCTTCTTTCAATCGAACCTGTTGAACATTCAGCTAATACTTCTTCCTCTGTCTTCATTCCTAATTCAACTAGAAGCTTAATGTCATCACTTAAGTCATCAAATGTAGCAGATACGGTAGAACCACTTTCATAGATTTCACCATCAAATGTGATTTCAGTAATTCCCTTCTCTGGTTTTAAGAACTTCTTGGTGATAGCTTTTACCTGTTTTGTATCTTCAATGTTAGGGAATTTGAATTCAAACTTGTAAGGCAATACAAATACGTCATTTAACTGAACACCATTTAGCTTGCCAATTCTTGTAGGAATACGTGCATTCAACTCGCATGTTCCTTTAGCTTTGTCTAGCTTCCCTACTGAATTTCTATCGAGTAACATTGCCTGACGGAATGTAGCTCTATAAGGGATTTCTTCTGGGTTAATCTTCTTGCCCCTTGATTCATCCGTAATACCTTTGATTTCAAAGTCTCTGTTAACATTTCCTTTGTAGTAATTCCATCTCAAATCTCCCCAGATATTAAGTGGAGTGTTTGGCTTTAAGTTCTGGCTTAAGTATTCAACCAAATCATACTCATGTAGGAACGATTCTTCTACACCATCAAGTTTTACCTTAATGAAACCAGAGTGATGAACTTCATCTTTTACATATGGCTCCTTTCTACCATTCCAGTCGATTTCAACCATGTTACTGTAATCTGCACTACCGTCTTTAGCAATTGAAGGTTTCTTGATTGGTCTTGGGTTATCATGTAAATACCCACCACGAATATTCACAAAGATTTTACCATACTTTTCGCCACAATAGATTGGAAGATTTGCAACATTCTGAATCCAGTTAGAATTGTTCTTAGAAGCAGTTTCCAGTGAGAATGTTTCTCCTTTCTTAGATGGTTCGTATAGCCCACATAGGCTAAACTTTCCGATTTTCTGTTTTAGTTCCATAATTTATCTCCTTTACTTTAGTTTACTCATATATCTTATCATACGTTTTTTGATTTGTCAAATATTTTTGGTTCATTTGATTTGTCAAATATTTTTAACTCATTTTAGTCTTCAGATGTCTTTGACTCATTTGAGTCTTCTTCATCTTTGAATATTCTAGGTGAGAAAGAAGTCTCGTGCTTTACCCAAACTTCCATATTTTTCTCATAATCAAATTCCCTAAAATATAGGTCTACTTCAATGCCATAATAATGGCACATATCTAATACAATAGCTAGACATTTAGCTGGCTGAAGCTTCATGCTATAATCAACATACAATCTAAGCTTCCTACTTGATTTCTTTTTCGTATATCCATCATCCATTTTTACCGTTTTAGTGTTAAGATAGTGTATTAAAATATCTCTTACATGAGGTAGATTGATTTCTTCATCATTCTTGAAGATAGCACTTCTAATAATCAATCCATTCTCGTCATACATTCCAACTACACCTTCAAATAAACCTAATCTAGTGGTTGGCTTTTTTCTTAACATTCTTATTCACTTCCCTAATTCTTGTAAGACTCTCATATTTTAAGAACAACATGAATGATTCTACAACAGTAATTAGAATGGTAAACAATCCCCACCAACCAGCTACTCTGAATAATTCAATATATAATAAGATGAATAATCCCCATGTACAGAATCTTTCAATAAAATAGAATGAATAGCTTAATCTATACCAGAATCTAAGTTTCTTTCTTAGTTTCTCGTATTCTTTTTTGTTTCTTCTAGCCTTGTCGAGATTGATTTTCATATCACCTAGGTTCTTCTTGTCAATCATTCTTAAACAGATGAAAGAAACTGCAACTAGACACGCAAATAATATGATATAAAAATTTAATTCCATATATCTCTCCCTTCTAATAAGTCATTATCCAATTAGCAATTATTTTTCATTCGTACTACCGAAACCACCGTTTCTTACTTTTTTATCATCTTCGGAGTCATCATCTGTCAATAAATAATTCATAAAAATACCTTGCATATAGGCATCACCACTATGCAAATATAATTCCTTATCTTCATTTTTAGTAAATTTACACCACATATGCCCCTCATTATCACTGTAATAATAATCAGAATCAATAACACCAATGGTATTATCCAATTGTAATCTATACTTAAAGCCTAAAGAAGAACGTGGGAATAGCAATAGCACTACATTCTTAGGCATTTTAACTCTGATACCTGTTGGGAATTTAACTGTCTGGTGCTTTCTCATATACATATCACATGGATTAAAGAAATCATAGCCAGCTGAACCATCCGTTGCCCTTTTAGGTAATTTAATATTGTCATAAATATCTTTAATGTGTGAACTGTCAAAATCAGCCCAATCCTTTGACGCTTTCAATACATCTTTCTTAAATTGCTCATAACTAACTTTCTCGAATTTAATATCACTCATAATCATCTTCCTCTTCTTTCAACTCATAAAAATACATACCGTTATAATATTCTTCCTTGTCTAATCTTCTATATACTGTACTAGTGTTAAGGTCTAAAGTCTTAGCTACTTCCTTAACGCTACCACAAGCAAGAATATCATCATCTTTATCGTAAACAACAACAAACTTTATCATTTCTCACTATCCTTACGCAACTTATATAAATCATTAATTTCATCAAGTGTGACAAAATAAGTAGCTACAAAGTTATAAATGCTTTCAGCTGATACTTGTTTCATGTCAAATTGCTCAACATTAATCTGAAGTAAGTCTTTGAATGTTTTTAAGATACTTGTTTCTTCCATATCTTTTTCTCCTTATTAAACCATTATAGTTTTATCATCATTATAATCAACAAATAAATTATACTTAATATTATTAGGAAATACATCATATTCGGTTTGAACGAACTTAATTTCGAATCCATCCTCAACAATGTCACTGACTAAATTATTTAATCTCTTTTGATATTCTTCACGAATTTCACTTCTTCTTTTACCCAGTTCTACTTTAATATCATCAATTGCATTTTGGTGAAACTCAAGCTCTTCTTTTTGAGACTCAAGTTCTTCCTTTAGCTCTTTAATATCAAAAGCATGATATGTACTTGTTTCTTCCATATAATCACCTCATTTAAAATACTTTCCATCTTTAAATCTGCCAACAAAACTATAACTTATATGCTTAATGTGTGGAATCCAATGTTTTGAAATTGATTTCTTTATAAGCTTGATAATAGTTTCATCATTTAAAGTATAGCTATTCTTATTTACAGATATTCTGAATCCCACACTAAATCCCTCGTCATATTCAATTTCACAATAATAGCACATAATGTTTTTATCATAATTTATAATGTAATGGTTTCTTGTGTTTTTTGTCTTCATGTTCATCTACCCATATGTGTCTAGTGAGTTTATATTCCAAATCATTGAGGTCGTTTTCAATCTGTGTAATTCTTCCGTTATAGGAAACCATTGCACTGAAATTCAATATAGCAAGCAATAGAACACTTAATCCACCACAGACAAATAGCACAATAGCTACAATCAAGACTAAATCTTTCATCTTATTTCTCCTTTTTTTTATTATATATTTACTATTTTTTCACACCGTTCATGTAATTGACGTTACGTTTCATCTTTTTATCAACAATTTCTTGCAATTCTTCATTATCAATATCAAAATATTCTTTACATAACCCCAAGCAGATAAGAACGTCTGCCATTTCTTCATGAATATTGGCGAGAATTTCATTTTCACTATGTCTCTTGTCTTTACCATAGTCCTCTGCATTAAGAATATAACGTTTATACTTAGAAATAGCCTGTGCTAACTCCAATAACTCTTCCATAATTACAGTAGTTCTATCCTCAATACAATAGTTGTAAAGCATGTTTCTTAAGTTCTTGATTTTAACTCTGATTTCATTCATTTGTAATTTCTCCTTCCTTACCATTTGGCATCAATCCAAATGCTGGATAGCTTCATCATCTCCAAGAAACTGAGGACTCCAAGTTCCAGTGCCACGGTGATAATGCAATAACGTAAGAAAGACACCATATTTATTGCATAAATCCACAAGTTCACATACTACTGGTTTAAATCCTATGGCATATACAGTCAAAGACCTTTTACCACTATATGCATATGCTCCATCTATTTTGAAATCAATCCCAACTTCATTTAGAATAAATTTAGTAATATGACTTCTGATTGATTCATAATCAAATATATCCTTAATATCTTCCTCAAAGATATATCCTTTAACAGAACTAGGTATTTCATTTTGTCCTTTTATAAGCCCAACTGATAAATTTCTCATATTCTCTCCCTTTCACTATCAACAATCAATCTAACGCCAGATAGATTCTTTAGAACCAAGATATTGAGGATGGTATGAACCAGTGTCTCTATCATAGTGCATTAACGTAAGCATAACCCCAGCTTTATTGCACACATCCACCAATTCGCATGCCACTGAAGTCAATCCAGTAACATATACTGTCAAGTGTTTTTGTCCTATTCTTGAATAATATTGACCAAGATGATAGGAGTCAACTCCAACTTTGCTATGAATGAAATCAGCAATATGTTTTCTAATTTCATGATAATCGAACATATCCTTAATGTCCTCTTCAAAGATGTAGGAAGACACAGGCATTTCGTGTCTCCCTTTAATAAGTCCTACAACTACAGTTTCCATAATGTTCTCTCTCCTTTTCTTTTAGATTACAATGAAATTATATCAGATAAAATTTAACTTGTCAACACGATTTATCTCATTTAAACATTTTCTAAGTTCCTCACTAAATTCTTCTTTATCAACAAACTTAATCGACTTTTCATAATAATTGACTGTATCAAAATCATCATAACCATAACAGCCAGTCCTATATCCAATATAATCGTCCATATCTGCATTTACCTGACATACAATAGAGTAATCATCTTCATATGTTATACAAAACCCCATTTCATTTATTAACATATTCCATATGTCATTTATATCACTTAAGTCACAATCCTTGAGAAAGCTAGGTGGTATATTGTGATAAGCCATGAACGAAATCCATAATCCATCATAAGATAAGTCTTTAATGATATCTGCATTTGGGATTTCAAACTTTCCCTTTTCATACTCAAAGTCCATTTTCTTGTCGTATAAAATATAATGTTCATCTTGAGTCTTCAAGGCAATGAAAATCTTTTTACATTCAGTCTCTGGGAACATATCTTTAGCAACGCTAAGAATATACATTATGTTGAACTCAAGGTCACTATAATCATTTATAAAAGTATTGACAAAAGATACAGGATTATTAAACTTACCAATAAATACTTTCTCTGGTAGCATACTATTGAGAATCTCTGCTCTAATTCGTTCTTTCCTATAAATTATACCACCGTCATAACCAGCGTATACGTAATATTCCATATTTATTCCTCACTTTCTCTTCTTGAATGGTTTGAGTGGTTCGCAAAAAAGTCTGTCAATCCAACTAACATATGGGTGGCAACCACAACTTGCACACTGTTTCGAACGGCAGATATTATCCTTTGGGCGATAATAAATACATTCTTTACAGGGATTTCTTTTTAACAATTTAATCATTTTCCCCACCTACCACTTTACGTATCATATCGAAAGCGTCAGAACAGTCCATTACTTCTGTTGGAGTATAGTAATATTCTTTAACTATTCTCTGTATCGCTTGCAACTGTCTTAGCCAATTGGCAACTTGGTTATGGTCTTCAATACATTTTTCACATTCTGCTACACTTTCTATATCGTTAACTTCTAAGCAGTCTTGAATTTCTTCTAGTTTTTCTTCTACCACTTCGTTACAATATTTAATCGCACCTTCTATCGTCATAATTATTTATCCCCTTTTTCTTATTCTTCAAAATAATCTTTAATAGCTTTGTTTGTTATTCTCTTGGTCACACTTTTTCTCGCATCAATCCAAGGAGATTGATTACGTGTGATATAAGTTAGTTGAGATTCTGTATTTTTAGATACTTCTGCAAGAATACGATTTAATGAATCATAATCATCACTTTTAATATACCTAAATTCGCTCCCATCATCTGTGCAAGGAATATTTAAACTACCATATATTCTATATTCTTTATACACGCTCGGAACGATAGGGCAATAATCCCATGCCTCTATAACGTCAGAAAAGCATGGTTTATCAGCTTCAACAAGAAAATATGCTTGGATAAAATATAGAATTTTTTGTAATTTTAAATTACTAATTGGATATCCATATTCATCACAATAATAAACGACATACTTAGCAATGTCTTTTGCTTTGTATTCTCCCATTTTATCCCTCTACTTTCTTTTACATATTATCAAAAATATTACAAACTAACTGCAATGCATCAAACTGTGCTTCATCATCTTGCATGATGTATTCACTACCACACTCAATAGCTAGTGGATGTTTTTCAATATATTCAGCTAACAAAACCATTACTTCTTCTTTATCAAAATTCATCATTTTGTGTACTCACCTTCCACTTTATTTTGTCCTATTTGTCCAATATAATCCATTATGTCGAATTTCTTAATAGCGTAAACATACATTGAATCTTCAATATATGGAGAATATATAATATTCGCACCATCTGGTAATACTTCCTTTAGTTTGTACATAGCGTCTTTTGAGCCAACAAGAAAATCATACTTTTCAATAGCTTCTGCAAGAGCTTTTTCCGTTTGCTCTTTTTGCAGATTGGTTATTCTATTTATAGTATCTCTTATCTCTTTTAAACTAATTGCTTCATTAAAGCCCTTCATATATTATTCCTCATTCTTCAATTGCGTATTGTATTTCAATCCACTTGCAAATTTCTTTCCAAGGTATTGTTTCACATTTGCCATCAACTTTTACAGTAAATTCTTTACTACCTTTTTCTTGTAGCTTATGAATTGCAAATAGACAACCTAATAAATATTTATCTTCTCTGTTCATATTATTCCTTACTTTCTGCCTTATCTACTAACAACTTTAAGCATACTAAATAATGCGTTTGCATCATCAATTTGTACAAGTCCAATTCTTTCGTCTTCAGCATATACAAGTTTATAATTCTGTGCTACTAGGTCGCAAACTTCACCTTCTGACATAACTGCCAATTCTTCGGTGGATGCTAACTTATCATCTAATGCTATTTTTCTTATTCCCCTACTCATTCCGAGGTAATTTAATTTGCTTTCTAATTCTCTTCCATTCATTCACTGTTCTCACTTTCGTTAATTAATTCATCTAAAATTTCCAAGCATAGAGTCACTCCTAAATCTAACACTGGAAGACCTGTGGATTCTTCTGTACCTACATATAGTTTGCTTTCCATTTTTTCTCTAGCTTGTTTAACCTTATCTAGTGTGATTGCTTTGACTTCTTCTGCATCATCAATTTGGATTTGTGAGTATGACATATAACCATCATAATACTCACTCCATTCGGTATCTAATTCCAATTTACTTCTGTCAATTAAATTCATAATATACCTCTATTCTTTAATTTTTAAATGTAATGGTTTCTCGCCATTAAAAGTGAATTCAATCCATTCTCCTCTATTTGGATAGCCACTATATGTACTAATATGTGTGAACCACATTCTTGCATTACCTATCTTAATTTCTGAATAATTGCAATACCACTCAATAATCACATCAGTTCCACAAACATTGAAATTATAGAATCTACTAAACCCATACTTGTCTGGGTTAATCCACTCACCAACTATCCCAACCTTTGATAATGCTCTTTCTAATTTTTCCTTAGTATCTACTACCATTGCCATTATTTACTCTCCTTTTCTACCTATGGAATCCAATTTTCACAGTCATAAAGTGGCTCATAATCTTCTCTCGGTGTACCTTCTCTTCTTTTTGGTTTATAAATAGTTTCAATCATCAACAAATGTAACTGCTCTTCTTCCAGCTCATACCCACCAACGACCAATCCATAATCGTTAGCTAGGACATTTAGTTTGTTTAAGAACTCTGCTAATCTATCCTCTGTCATTTTTTACCCCTCATTGTCTGCCTTGATAATCGGTTTAGCATTTTCAATTTCATAATATGGAACATACGCTCTCTCATTTTCTCCATCATATTCATTAATGCATAATAAGTTTGAGCTGTCTTTTAAATCCCCATGTCCTTTAGGGAGTTCTACACCATTTGCTACTGCCATACATACCTTTGATAAAAAATGTTTTCCACTCCGAAGTCCACTTACTAGCACTTCACTATTCTTTAGTCTTTTATAAATTTCATCATCAATGTCAATTACCACTTGCATTTTATCTTTCACTTCCTATCTTATCAGCCTTAATGATTGCTGGTGCATTATCTATCATACTTCTCGCTAATGCAATCCCACCAGCTATTGCATTACCTTGTACAGATAGAGGATATACATAGTGGTGTTGCATTCTCTTCAACCTATTATCTAGTTTATCTAAATCACCAATTCTCCCATGCCCTTTAGATAATGGCGTTCCGTTTTTAACTGCAAACCTTATTTGATAGTCGAAACGCTTATCTAATTGTTTGTCATATTCTTCTTGTCGCATATAGTCGTATAGTTTTTCATCAATATCAATTACCACTTGCATATCTCTACCTCATCTATTATTTTCGTACCATAACCTATCATTTTCGTACCACAACTAGGACAAAACTTTGGAAGGTGGCTTTTAATCAACCACACGTTATCTGATCCACCAATATAATATAAAGGTTCTCTGCCACATTTCGAACAGTTGCAATGCCATACTTTACTCCACTCTGCGTCCGTTAATATCCAATACCCTGTTTCTGGACTTTGTTCTTTTGTCATTCCTTGCATTCACTTTCTTTATTGATAATCATATTCCACTCCGTTAATTCTTTAAAAAGTTGTTCAGCCTTCTCGCCTGTAATCATTTTCATAACCGTGCTTGAAGACATATTACTTTCTGCAACACACATTATAGGCATATCTCCGTTTGACTCTTCATAAGTTACAGTTAATGTTCTAATCATTTATTAGTCCTCACTTTATACTATTTCATTTTCTTTGATAATCATTGGAGCGAAATTACTATTGGCTATAATCTTCTCATAGGCATAGACTTTAGCTTTCAACTCTCCAAATTCTTTGTCGTGTTCATCTAATAAATGTCGCCTAATTACTATTTCCACATCATGTAAATACTCTGTACTAATAACAGGTAAATAACTTGTTCTACCAAGCACCTCTGTTGGACGTTTTAACTTTTTCAAATCTTCCATAAGTTTTTCTATATTCATTGCTATTCCCCACTTTCTTCCATGCTACGGCAAAATTCATATGCTGGACATTCTACACACTTATCATATTCTTCACACAGTTCTTCAAGTGAAGGTCTATTATCTTCCAAATATTCTTCCATTTATTAATCCTCTATTTTCTTTAATTGATGTTCTTCCTCAAAATGTTCATAAATATAATTTCCATGCTTGTATAAAATGTCATACATCTCTGCCAACTGTTCATCTAGCACTTTATATTTAGCCTCTAAAACATTTATCTGTTGCATACAAGCATTACGTTTCGCTTTCAAACCGTAATACTGCACCATTAACGCTTGGTATAGTTTACTATTATTTTCTTCTGCCATATCTATTCCTCACTTTCTTCTAAGCGTTCTTTTTCCATTCTGTCATAGCATTCTTCAAGAATAGGCATACACGCATCATATAATTCACAGTATGCAATATAATCAATCACATAAACTGAATTTAAGCCTTTGAAATAATCATTCACTTCTGCTTTTAACTTCTCTTTCTCACTAGCGTTCTCACTAATTCCCCAACTCATGCTTACACCTCTTTCTTATATGGTGCGTTCCACCACTTCTTTGATACCTGTACGAAGAACAATGGGTCTGAATTTACCGTAGAATATTTCAAATGAATTGTATCTTCGCTTTCTTCAATAATTATATCTGGAAACATAGCTTTTACCATATCCCCATTAGTCACATTATTAGGAATGATTCTCATTTCTTTGAAAGCGTCTAGAAACATCTTAATAGTTTCCAATTCATAAGTTCCACAAAGTAAACTTGTGCCTGTTACAAGATGTTCTCTTGTCTCTGCCTCAAGTCTTTTGAAAAAGTCTTGGAACTTATCTTTTATATCGACTGAAAATTCTTTCTCTGGTACATTAATTATAATTTGCATATTTAATCTTCTCTCCTTTCACTAATATATGGTTCATTCCACCAAACTTCATCAAAATAGCTACAGTAACTATAATCAAAATCAATTTCTATTTCGTAACGAATACAGCCATCATTTATAGTATCATATTCTTTGCCATTTGGGAATAATAATTTTATTATGTCTCCGTTAGTTGCTCCCTCTGGAATAATAAATATTTTCATTGGCTTTAAACCTCTACTATCTAGAAGTTCTTTTCGGTATTTCATGATTTATTCTCTCCTTTTCCCATCCTTACAGTAGAAACCTTCATCAGTATACATATCAATCATAGGACAAAAATGATACTCTTTATTAGTTTTTGTTTGTGGAGATAAATCTTTCTCCCAATTCTCGCAATCCTTACAAGTCACAATTTCTACTAGAGGACAATCCTTTGCCCTTTTATCGTATTCAATAACTGTTCTTGCCATTGGCTTAATATCACAACTATACCATCCATCCTTGTCTATGAATGGACAAAGAAGGCAACCCTTTGGAAGTTCCATATCTTTTATTGCTATCATATGCTCACTCCTTCTACATATATATTAGCATATATAATTAAACTTGTCTATATTTTTTTTGAAAAAATAAAAAGGAATTGAATACTACTATCTATCTGTTGTCATCTCAGCTCCACAATCTGGACAGTAGCTGGACAGTTTCCAAATAAAACTATTTGCTGTTTCCGTGCAAGGAGCAAGGCAACCACATAGAGAGCAATCGTAATAGTCCTCATGTTTAATCCATTTACCTTTCTTGCGTGTAGGTGTTACTGATGGTAACGATTTAATTCGCTTATTAAATAATGCTATTAATTCATCTGTGCTCTTTGTACTTAGATTTACACCTGTTAATTGTAACAATACATCTTTTCTACTTACTGCATCTTCGCACCAATCAGACACTGTTACACCTTCCTCTAATGCAGTGATGATGTAGTTTGCGAAAGCTGGTTCAAATACCTTACATATCTCCTTTTTCGCTTCTTCTTTTGTCATTCTTCTAATTCTCCTATTATCTCCATGTTCTATTGTGTAATCTGGCTAAATTTCTTTCGGTGTCATAAACTTCTTCCACCAGTTTTTCATAATCCTCTACATGAAGATTAAATTCTTCTTCGAGATTTTCAATTTTTCTTTCTAAATTTTCAAGTTTCTTTAATACTTCTCCCATATCTTTGAAAGACTCATGTTCATCTTCCTCGCATAATGCAATAAAATCATATTTTGACTTTTCTTTGATTTCGGCACTAACACCTTTATCAGCTAATTCATGTGTGAATACAGGTCTACCCATGATTTCTTCAATATATTCATGGAAGATATGAAACTTATCTTCTGTCAACATACATTTTCCAGTGAATGCCATAACAATTGCTTTTTCTCTATCAGTCATTTTCAATCCTCACTTTCTACCTTGTACTTGTCAATAACATTAAGAACTAAACCCAATTCCACAACATCACGAGATACTACGCTATGTGGTCTTTGTACCTCTACTAGAATAGTTGGTAGTTGTTCAATCTCTTCTTCTATATTATCTAACACATCTTCTTTCTCTCTTAGTCTCTTCAACTCTTTCAACCATTCAATAATTTCCCTATGCCTTTCAGCACATTTACCATTTTCAAAAGCTACATTCCTTTCGTAAAGATTGTTCATGTCACACATACTTGCTTGCTCTTCACAATCTTCTACTATCAATTCTTCAGATTTAATTGCCTCGTCCAATGTTCTCATTTTTTATTTCTCTCTTTCTTAATATGTGTATGTTTCTGTACCATGCAAATCATTATCTACTGTTATCATAGCACTTCTTACCCATAGTAAATTACATTTTTCTATGAACCAGTCAATGATTTCAGAAGTACTGTTATGGTCACGCAAGTCTCCAAAAATAGAAATAGTGTATGAATCTACACGACCTCTATCTGGATTTTCCCATACCGTTTTTTGAAGACTTCCTTCACTTCCCATAGGAAGGTACTTATCTGGGTGTTTTCTTGCATCATCCCATACTTCACGAGATGAATAATTCAAACATTCTTTACCTAAAATTTCATCAAAATCTAATTCTTCTACATCATCATCCACTCTTATTCTGTCAACACGGATGATTCCAGCTACATGTGTCCAATTACTCATTACCTATCCCTCGCTTTCCTTAAATTCCTTGATACACTCTAAAATATACCAACATGCATTTCCCAAGTCTTCAATTTCCTTCATCTTGTGTTCATCAATGAACTTAATCGTTTCTTTGCAAGCATCAATATAACCTCTACACTGTTCTGATTTAAAGAAATCTTTTTCTTGATAAAGAAATAAATCGTATCTACGTTTTTCATGTTCGATTTTTCGTTCTATCTCTTTTCTCAACTTATCAAGAGAAGACTCTTTTTCTAATATATCCAATGGTACGTTTTTCACACTAAATAATCTTAATAAAGTCTTCTTAATTATTTCACTTGTATTTGTTTTGTCTTCAGCCACCATTTGTTACCTTCTTCCTTTAATTCAAAAATATCTCTAATATCTGTTTTAAAATGAGGACGCACAATAGTATGTCCATTCCATACGAGGTTTAACCCATTTTCATCTAAAAAGTTTTCTAACTCAAGTGTAATTCTACCCCATTCTGACATTACTTCTTTGTGATGTTTAAAGTTACGTTCGAGGTCGTGCATATCAGCTAACATACTTCCTACTTCCTCAATTTCTTCTTTAGTCATCTTTTCCCATCCGAAACGACCACTCTTGATTTTTGCTCTTAACTCTTTTACAGACATATCGTCTAACATATATCTCACTTTCCTTTCCTTCACACGTTCAATATACCATATTACACACTCTTTGTCAACACTTTTACTGCAATATCGTCTTTTAACATCAGCAAATACATTATTAGGAAGACTGCATAGTTTGCGTCTTTATTCACTAAGCTATGCAAATCTCCTTCACCTAGCGACCCTAAATAATTTTCATAATATTTTCTTGCCACTTCTTTATCATTAAAATCTGGAAAATAAATCTCATCAGCACGAGTATAATACTTATATAGCGTGTCAAACGTTATGAATTCATGCCAGACAGGATTACAAGTAATGAACCTATCATGATTTCCACCAGTCATAATACGTATGTCATTCTCTCTGTTTATTAAGAATGAGAAAGAGTCTTTTAAAAATTCTTCAACGTCTATAGCGTCTTTAAATAACCCTAGGTCGTAATATACATCAACTGTTTTTTCTTTCATAGTTTATCCCTCTCTACTTTCTACCTATTTGTAAAACACTGCTCCACTTGAAATTATCATAATTAATAATATTACACAAAAGCCAACCCCAAATTCTTCCGAAGGTGGTAATGTCATAAATGCAATCAGATATGGTAATAATCCTACCCAGCTTATGATTGATATAGCAAACAATATGTATTCTACAACTTTCATTTTTTATGTTTCTCTCCTTATAACTTATCCTTGTTAAAAATTTCTCTTATCTCATAAAAATAGACATCATCTGGCATATTATATCTATCATGTTCTTCAATAACCTTTTCAATCCTCTCTAATTTTCGTATTGCTTTGATTCCCATACCAAGAGCCTCATATTCTGTCAAAGGATATATTTCATATTCCTCTCCACCGATATAGCTATCTCTCATGTTTTCAAGATATCTAACTAAAAACTCACGTTCTTCTTTTCTCATAACGCATCTCCTATCATATCTAAGATTTCGTCAACAATTCTTAAATTATAGCCATCTTTGTGCAATTCATCAATGAAATCGTCAAGAATTTTCTGCAACTCCACTTTCTTAGCTTCTTTGCGTCTTTGTAGTTCTTTATCAATTACATCTTTCACACCGAGAAGATATTCATTTCCATATTTTTCGAAATCATCTGTTAAAATTGTTTTCATTTTAATCTCTCCTTTCAAATAAAACTCTTGTCGGTACACCACCGTCTTTACATAATGTAACACTTTTCAGTGAGCGAAATGGAAATGAGCCACTCCCAAAATACACTTCTGAATCTTCAATATTTTTATTGTCAATATATACATCCTCACACTCATAATATCCGTATGAATCATCATTGAATACAACATAAACTAGCATTCTTATTTCTCTCCTTATCGCAAATTCGTTAATTTTATTTTAGCTATTTTCCTCAAATTCGTTGATTTTTTATCTCCACTCTTTCCTAGAATAAATTCTTGAAAATATAATACAAAACATCAACAACAATACTGTTTCCAAACTGTTTATATAGTTCTTTGTAATTACATACTTCTTTCATTTTATCAATATCATCATCTGATACACCCATGAATCTGCCACATTCTCTTGTTGTAAGACCTCTTAACTCAAGATATGATAAATCCTTACCGTCAAGAACTTCCTGTCTAAGATTGCAAGATTTAGCCAATTTTCTTGACATAAGAATGGTTGAAGCATTGATACCCCCACCATCACTAATCATTACTCTTGTCGTGATAGTAGGAATAATATCTTCATAACCTTTAACTCTATCCAATGGATTCTGATAAGATTTCCATTTTGAAATTCTTCTAAGTCTATCCATATCAAATTTTACAAACTCATTAGGGTTGCTCTGAAGTCTATCTTTAATAGATTCAGTCAATTCCATTTCTTTCGGAAATTCAAAATTGCAGTCAATATCAGAGTCTTTTAGAATAGATACCATATAACATCTTTTACGATTTTGTGGAACTCCATAATCTTTAGCATTTAAATCTGCCACAAAGTTTTGATACCCAAGTTCTTCAAGTTTTCTACACCATTCAAGCCAATTGTCTTTATTCTTTTTTGAGTGAACCTGTGTTACATTTTCCATCAATAAAATCTGTGGCAGTTCCTTGCATTCATGCAAAATTCTATCTACTTCCCATAGTAACGAACTTCCTGTTCCACTGTCTTTGTCCATGCCTTCTTGTTTTCCTAGAAGGGATAGATTCGTACATGGGAACGAGTATGTCATCATATATGTATACTTGTCCTTATCTACAATCCCAAGCTTATCTCCTGTGATACGTGTAATAGAACCAAGATTCTTCGATACAATCATATCTCTAAGGATTTCTCTACACCATTCTTCCCCTCTTCTTTTCATTTCATCTCTCGTCATGGGAACTTTACCATTATAAGAGATTATTAATTTCTCTAAACAATCCATAACTTTATCAAACGATAGATTGTCAATGTCAAAATCTTCACCATGATGATGAACAGATGTATAGGATTTGATTGCACCTGTTTCCCATTCACTAACTCTATAAGATTCAATTTTAAGATTCTTTTCTTTAGCCAATCTCTTAAGTGCCATAAGCTGGCTACCATATCCAGCAAACAATTCAATTAGTCTAATAGTCTTCATTTGTTTTTTCTCCTTGTTCTAAATCTACCGAATGAATACCACTTAACAAATAAGAGATAACTTCAGCAGTCCATCCATTTCCAATAGTATTATATCTATTTGTATCTGCTACTTTCTTTACTGTTCCATCATAATTCCCATACAACGTGTAATCATCTGGCAATGTTTGTAGTCTTTCATATTCCAATGGTGTAAGTTTTCTAGGTCTACCATTATCAAATACTTTCTTTTGTGTATTGCCACCACCACAGGTTGTTAATGTATGGCATTTAAAATATTTGCTATGAACTCTTTTTAAGATATCATGTCCTTTAATATCAAGTGTCGCTGCAATAGATTTATCTTCGCCATGAAATTTATAATCGCATGTATAATAATATTTCTCTTCAATAGAGTCACACATAATATCTTTTAATACCTTATTTGACTTCTTATACTCTTTAAGTTGAGGAATATTTGTCCAATATAATCTAGGTCTACTCTGAGCAGAAAAATCGGCACTGTCAATAAGTACAGGTTGACATCCGAGTAAGCTTGAAATTGTGTTCTTGCTTTCCTCATTCATGCTTGCTACGTTTTCAAATAAAAACCAACGTGGTTGCATTTCTTCTTTGGCTCTTACAAATTCAAAGAACAATTTGCTTTTTCCATTAAGATTTTCTCTTGTCTTGCTTTGTACAATACTTAGCGACTGGCAAGGGCTACCACCGATAAGCAAATCAAATCCTTTATATTTGCTAAAATCTTCACCAATCACATCTCCACAATGTTCAATACTCGGATAGTTATATTTACTGATAGAAATAGCATGTTTCTCAATTTCATATGCAACATATCTATTCACAGGAATATTTGCTTTTTCAAGAGCTACCATTCCACAACTGATACCATCAAATAAGCTCAATACATTCAGTTTCTTCATTTTGTTTACCTCTCTTTTATTTCATAATTAAATAATACATTATAATTTAACTAATGTCAACAACTTTTTATTCCAAATTGACTCTCCTTTACGAATTAGCTCTTCCCAAGCCAACTTGAACGCATATAGCCATATCTTACAATACTCACTCTGCTCTAATCCAAGTCCATCATATCTTAGCCAAGCGACTTCATCATAAATATCTGGACACCATACATTTAATTTATCCCAATTTAATCCACTATCCTCTTCAAAATAATTATACAACTCTTCCTTGATGTTGAACAGTTTTTCTTCTTCTTTATTCTCACAGTCACAAAAATACTCTCTTTCTTTAGTATCTTCTAAAATGCTACCTACTTCAATCAATTTATCATGGATTCCTTCCCAAAACTTATTGAAATCATAATATGTTAATGGAACACTAGATGCTCTGACCTTTTGCATAAAATACTCTTCACTGATTCCGTCACAATAATTCATATAAAAACTCTCAAAACGCATATTTTTGTAATTCACTGCATCACAACATCCATAATCACCAGAGATATGCAAAGTATAGGTATCTTCTTCAAAGATATATCTAACCATATCTTCTTGAGTATTGTCTTTCTTGTATTCTAGTATCTTGATGTTACCATAATCATAGAATATAGCTTTATTGTCTTTGAATACCTTGTTCATCTTTTCGCAAAATTCTTTATCCCACGTTCCCATCAATTCTTTATCTCGCATTTTTATCACTATTTCCTTTCTCAAAATAATAGAAATCAATATGATTATCAGCAACCTTATCTCTAGCCTTTCTTCTTTTTCTCTCCATTACAGCCTTTCTTATATTTCTTCTTTCTTGCCTTTTTCTCTTCGCATGTTCAATAGTGTGCGAATACATTCTATAAAAATCATAAATATTCATATCAACTTCTCCTTTCTTTAACATGATAACACAAAAAGATAGGCATTTCAACCTATCTGTTCATATTTCTAAAATTCTTTAACATTAAAGCAAACCATTTGTCTCTATTAATCTTCTCTTTTAATTCATTCTTCTTATTTTCATCTCTTGTAACTTCCATGAATAAATTGTGTATTTCTTTTATAATGTGAAAGTTAGATTCTCTACTATCTGTTTTCATGATTTTAATTTCATCCATAACATCAATGATTACAAAAAGAATAACAAAGTTAAATAATAAATTCATTAACGAAATAATCACTAATCCTGTCATTTTATTTATCATCCTCTTCCTTTTCCTCTTCCTCTGTATCTGGCACGTGTATCGTGAAAACTTTATTTTCACTATTATCGTAAGTATACAAGATACGTCTCATTCCAGCATCCCATACTTCAAATGGGTTCTTTTCTTCCATATCAACTTTTGTTTCCGTATCAGAATCCGACAAATCAAAGATTGGATAGTTTCCATTTATCAAAACCCAGCAAGGTCTATCTCTTTTAGGGTTTAAACTGCTATCTTTTCCTACAAATATAATAGTATATTTCTTTCCATCAGAATCCTCTATTACAATAGTACTGGTACCGAACACGCTATTGCACGATAAAACTTTGCTCATTTTATATCCCTCTTTTAACTAAAAAATTTATTAAAATGTTCTATTCATTCAACAGGAATTTCCACTTCACTGAAAAGGAACAGAATCGAATCCATGATTATGCGTACTTCCGACTTACTTCTCTTTTCTAGAACTAGCTCAAAAAGAAGGTTCTTAATGTCATCATATTCATCATTCAACAATACTCCAATATGTTTAAACAGGTCTAACAACTTTACTCCCTCTACATAGATAAGATTCTTATCCTTATTCTTTTTAATAAGCTCTGATAATTCGTCATACAACACTACTCTAATATCTCCAACCTCAATTTTTCTTTCGCTCTCTTCTCTTGTCATAATTTATCTCCCTTTCTTTTATTTAGATTACTAAAATCACATTTTTCATTAAATTTACATTCTACACAATTTAATTGCGTACAATCTTTTAATACTTCAATGTATTCATTATGTTCTTTCATTTTATTATTAATTTCGATAAGTCTCTTATTTATTTCATCAAGTCTCTTATTCATCTCATCAAGAAAGAACGCTATTAATTCTTTAATCAAAGCAATAAATTTCATTATCCTTTTATAGATTATACTTATCATTCTATTCCTCTACGCCCATTTAAGAACGCTCTCTATATGTTCTTCTAAGTTCTTAAATTTCTTTTCCCTCAATCCAACACATTGAGATACTAAACTAATAAGAGAAGAATATGCAAGTATTCCAATGTCTCTATTTTTCTCCAATGCGTTCAGATAGTCATATAATTTAGCAATTTCACGGTATAGTGCTTCATCATGTACAGTCGTATTGTTCTTATTATTTAATAAAATTTTATATTCTTCTAGTATTTTCTTGTAATACCTAAGTAAAGTCTCATACTTCTCTCTGCTTTTCTCAAGGATTTTTTCTTTTAAATCATCATAAGCTAGATATGAGTCTTCATATAAAGTTGTGACGTAATCGAAGTTCAGTTGTCCATTTCTATCCACATAATTCACTGCAATTGATGTATGATTGTTATTAAAAATGACAAAACAATTTTGAAAACTATTACGAATGCTTTCTTCAAAGTTATCGCTAACATAAAAATCTCTTATTTCAACCTTTTCCCACGCTCTTGTCATTTCTTTTCCTCAACTTTCACAACATATATAGTACTTCCGTCAATCTCACCATCTAAAGATTCAGCCTCTTCACAAAATTTATCAATAGCTTCTTCTTCATTTTCAGCTTCTACACCCCAGCCATTCGAAAACATGGCACTTACAAAGTATCTTTTCATAATCATTCTCCTTTTCTTTATAAATTATATTTCTTTTTTAAGATTTCTCTCGCCATCTCACGATTTTGGCATAGCTTCATATAACCACATTTATAGCTCATACAACGGCATTCATCATACATGACACATTTATTAAGTCCGTAAAATGTACAACCACTATCAGTGCATGAAGAAAAGCTAATGAGAGTAATAAAATCTTCCATCATGTCATATTTATTTAATTGAATTTTATCTTTCATAATTTATTCTCCTTTATAAGAATCTGGAAAATTAGCCCATGCTACAATACCATTTTGTCCAACTTCTTCACCCATAACATTAAAGTTCTCAAACCAATTATGATTATCATTCCATATGTCAGTTTTAGTATATCTATGCTTGCCTGTCGCATATGTGATTAAAAATTCATCATTACCATTATTGTCATCAATGCTCGGTAAAAATCCAATATATTCACCGTTCTCTACTCTAATTGAGTTCCATTCGACAGCTGAATATTCTTTCATTTTTATTCCCCCTTCCAATCCTTCTCTGGTGATACTATTTCGCTAATATTTCTTGTAGATAATAATATTTTCCTTTCACGCCATTTGTACTTTTCTACCTCAATATATTCTCCAATTTCAATATATTTTGTAGAACACAAAGCTTTCACAAAATCCTGTAATCCACCATCTTCACAATCATTTTTATAGTGTTCATTATCAAAGTCAACGTAGTGTTCATTTCCATTATTCATTATCACTTTATATTTCATAATAACCTCACTTTACATTTTCTCATTAATCTGACTAGAATCATTATTTATTTAGAAGATAAACGTTGTACATAATGAAAACAAAATCTAATAGAATTGTAATTAAAATTGCTATTCTTTCATCTTCAAAAAAAGGCTCAAAAATATTTTTTCTTAAAACTTCTATATAACATAAGACCAGTAATGTTACATAAAAAACATGCAACTTATCCACACTCTTCATTCAATTACCCTCTCTTACTTTTTTAATTCACAAGCTTATTATAATCGTCATCTTCTTGATTGTCAATACTCTCTTCTTCCTTTTCAATCTGAGAAATATTGTACAACACATTTTCCAAATCACCAAATGAAATGTCTTCAACAGATTCGTTTTCTACTAGAAATTCAGAAATAAAATCCATAGTTTCATTTACCAATCCACCCAATGTCTTTTTATTTATATCATAATTTGCATTAACAATATTAAGAACATTAACCAATAATCGGAAAAGTTCGTTGCCAGAAACAAGATAATCATAATCCATTTCAGTATTTTCAATAATGTCCATAATGTCAATTCCGTTGATTTTGCATAATCCATATCCCTTAAGATATGAGCTTTCCTGTTTACTGTTCTTTGTTTCATTGGCAACCTCTTTAATATAGTTAGAAATATCGTCTTGTGTTACTCTATATTTACTCATATTTTATTTCTCCTTCTTATCTTTTTTTTAATTCATAATCTTTATCTTCTAAAAAGAAGGTGAGGTACTGATTATCCTCTTGAGAAAATACATCCCAATAATTAAGGAAAGCAACATGTTTGACATACATATTAGGTGCTTTAATGTCCTTGCTATGATAAATATCTTCAAGAGTGCCAATAATTGATTCTCTACATTTGTTTGTAGTTAAATTTCCATTTTCATATTTGACAAAAACGAATTTAGCCTTTTCGAACTTATTGAACAAGTAAATAATATCCTTCAGTTTTAAATTATTTTTCATTTTCATAGTTCTCCCAACTCCTGTTTTAATTTTCACTTTATGTTTTCTAGGAAAGTTATTAAACAAGTCTTTTAATTTCATCATTTATGTTTCCTTTCTGCATCTATACAAGAGAATGTGCTAGGTTCTCTCATGCGAAACCTATGCCCTTTATCACACATTGTTCCACCTTTTCCATTCTTTACATTATGTTTACAATCCTTGCAAATAATGATTTCTATTAAAGGGCAATATGGGTGTCTTTTGAATGGTAAATGCAAATCATTACATACACCATTTTTCAATCCAGCATTAGGAAGTATTGCTTTAAATGGACATTTCTTACAACTCTTTGGCATCTCCATACCTTCGATTGCTATCATCTAAACACTCCTTTACTATAATTAATTAGTCCTTTCTATTAGCCAAATTCTCATTGCTTTTAATTTTGGCTAATTTCTTTTCCTTGTAATTAACTCTTATGGTATTTACAGATTGAACATTTCCGTTACCATTGCATTTCTGCACAATCTTTCTCTCATTATCATTACTATCTTTCTTATTTAAGTTATGGTAGATAGTGAACATGATAATCAAATTAACAATTAATAGTGAAATAATAATTAAATCCATTTATGAATTTTCTCCTTTCATTTTATTCATTACTTTAATGTATTCATTATAACAATTTTTAATCTTTTCTTTTGATTCTTTATCTACCTTACTTAAAATGTATTTTTCAATAGCATTTTCAAAGCTCTTTCCACCTTTTACCTTTTTATTGTTTAAAGAAATATAGCTACTAAAATCAAACAATTCGCCTTTGGTAAATGTTTTCCCTTTATATAACAACAAATCAGACGACAATAGCTTGCCAACAAATTCTTCACAATTAATCTCTTTGTCATCTAATAAATGGTTCAAGTCACAACAATGCTTAAGACCACATCTTCTTAGAATATTATAAATTTCTCTTGCAGTATAATTTGTAGCATGGTTTCTAATATCTTCTTTTACAATACACAATATATTTTTAAGTTTGTTGTCATCAATTGAACTATAACATTTTAATTCTTTAGATAAATTTGAATTTGAGAATTTACTAAGACTAATTTGAAAATCACCATCTTCGTCCTTGTCAAATGTAGCAACATATTGTAGACACTGAGAGTCATCTACAAGCATACCAATATCCCAGCTAACGCTGCTCGCCATTGATTTATTAATTGTCGAGATAATTTTCTTATTTTTATCAACATCAAAATCATTCAAAAATAATTTAATCATAGTTTTCTATTTCCTTTCTTATTCCCTTCTTTAACTTTTTCGTTGAATAGGTATCTAGCATTATCTAATAATTGCTTTAACTCATCAAAGTCTTCAATATTAAATACTTTCTCTGTTTCATCTGCATAGTTGCCATCTACTATAACGTCAAAGAAAACGTATACTTTATTCCATTCATCCCAATTTCTTGCAAACACAAGATTGCACGAATAATAATGGAACTCGTCAATGACAGACATAAATTCAATGATTACATCTTCTCCTTTGAAATTTAACAATGATTCATAAACCTGTCTTAAATCTTCAATTCCTTTTTCGTATTTATACATTATATTTCTCTCCTTTTAATTAGATTTACAACTTTTTGATTCTAGCTCTTAAATTATGATGTAAAACATTTAAGTTAGAATAAGATACATTTCGAGCGTTACCAAAATAGTCGATATAGAAAACATCATGGCAAAAATCGTTGACCTCATAAAGAAACATTTTCATAGCTGGTAAGCCACCAATTTTATATTTTTCTTTCGCAATGAGGTCTAACTTATAATAGTCTACAAAATCTTCAAGTAAATCTTTTGCACCAATTTCCACTGCGATTTTTCGCATTTTTTCAAATTCTTCATCTTTATCTCTAGATTTTCCCCATTCAGTAATATTATCCAATTCCTTTAACAATTCTTCTTTGTTCATAATTCTCTCTCCTTCTTTACTCTTATCATGGCATAGTAAATAAACGATTACAGATTTAAGATTGCCAACTTTTAATTTCATGTTCTAAGTCTTGCATTAAAATTAATAAATCATCTCTGGTTACATTTCTCGCTCTATATTCTCCATATACATTGATGAAATAAACACTTCTCGTTATATCTTCAACACCATCAAGAAAGTGTTTTAACTCACAAATTCCATTTTGTTCAAGTATATTTAATGCTACTTGTTCTAATTGTTCGTATGACACAAAGCTTTCTAACAACTCGTTTGCACCAATTAAATCAGCAATTTCTCTGAACTGTTCAATAGAATTTTCTTTATCTAAATTAATTTTGTATAACTTTTCTAATAGTTTTTGACTAATTCTTTCCATTTTTTCTTGACTCATTTTGTTTCTCCTTTAAGTAACATCTTATTTCAGATAGAATGCCACAGGCTCATTATAGAGCCTGCAAGATATTCATCTTTTCCTTTGTAGTATAGATATATGTATTCAATGTAACGTTTGAATTGATTGAGTGACCAAGCATATCTTT